TGATTTAGATGCTGCTGGAGGTGGTGATCTGGAAGGTGATTTAGGAGCAGATCTTGGAGCGGCTGGAATAGATGATGGCCCAACTGAAGAGCCTGTTGGAGACTTAGCTGAAATAAAGAGAGGCAGACTTCATAAATTGCTAAAAGCTTCCGATGATAGATTTGACAATTTCTACGAAGAACTTATGGAGCACACTTTAAAAGGTGAAGAGGAAAACGATATAAGTAAAGAGAATAAACTGTTTGAAAATCACATTTTGATATCTGCTGCTAGTAGAAAAATGAGTGGAATGATTAATAGAATAGATGAAAGAATAAAGTCTCAAGAAAATGAAGTTGAAACTGAGTCTGAAGGAGAGTTCGAGGTTGTTAAGAAAAAGCCTGCAAAGAAGAGAGTGATTCAAGAAATTGAGGAAATTGAAATATCAGACGGTAAACTTCAAAAAGAAAGTGAGCAAATAGCTAATAAAGCTAGAGATGTTATGGACAGGCTTGATTCTATCAACAAGCTTAAGGGGGAAAAATCTTCATTCAAAAGAGACGATGGGGAGGCCTAAGAAAGAAATAGTGGAAACTGATTTTTATGAAATCAGACAAAACTGGGAATACTTAAAGGAATTAGTTGACTCCGCCGATGCGGATGTCACTAAATTCTTGAGATCCAAAACAGGTAGACGAGCTAGTATAAGAGCTAGGGGTAAGATTAATGAGGTTAGAAAGCTTTGTGAAGATTTAAGAAAAGGGATTTTATGTCAGAGGCAAGATAGTGAAAATGACTATTGATGCTAAAATATAATATTTAAAAATCGCCCTACGCCCCTCTTGAAGATGAGCTTGTAAAAAATAAGTTTCCATTATGGAAACATTATAAGAAGATCTTCGTTATAGTAATTGAAACTAAAACTTAATTACTATGAACAATATTATCACAATCGCATTACTTGTACCTGTTTTTTTAATGTTATTCGGCTTTATTATGGCTGGGGCTCATTATATTAAAGAAAACAAAGCTACGTATAAAGTGGTCAACTATGGATTGATGGCGGGTTTTAGTCATTTTCTTATGACTTCCGTGGTGTATTGGTTTTTAAACTTCCCCCCTATAGCTTTATTTGCATCATTTATAATAATTTCTTTTTTCTTAGTTGTAAAAAGAAATTTAGATCTTCACAAATCATAATACAAGTTTTTCTTGTAAATCATAAGTGGATTGCATATTTTTGTTATCTAAGTAAAAATAACAATCCATGTATATAGTATTTGATACGGAGACTACAGGTCTTCCAAAAAAATATAACGCTCCATTAACTGACTTTGACAATTGGCCAAGAATGGTCCAAATTGCATGGAAGGTTTATGATAAGGATTATAATTGTATAAAAACTGAAAGCATTGTTATCAGGCCTGATGGTTATACAATACCGATAGAAGCGTCCAATATACACAGGGTCACAACAGAGAGAGCAGAACAAGAAGGTATAGATCTAGAAGTAGCTCTTAATATGTTCTCGGAAGATCTTCAAGGGTCTAGATATCTTATTGCTCACAATATTTCTTTTGATGAAAAAATTGTGGGATGTGAGTATACTCGTTTAGGTATGCCTAATTTTGTACAGAAGATTAGGCATATATGTACAAAAAACACTACTGTAGATTTCTGTAAGGTTCCCAAAAAGAGAGGTGGTGGATATAAATGGCCTACTTTAAGTGAGTTATATTTAAAACTATTTAATACAGCTTTCCAAGATGCCCATGATGCACTTGTAGATGTTGAGGCGTTAGCTAAATGTTTCTTCAAGCTTCAAGAGATCGGTTGGTTTAATTATTCAGGAGATTACGAAGAAGTTGATGTTGAAGCATCTCTTCAAGAGATGCTTGAAAAAGCCGACAAAAAAGAATCCGAAGGCGGAGAGCGCCCAATTGTTCCACTATGCTTACATACATTCCACTCTATACTTGAGGGGGCTGGATCAGTTAAAGATTACATTAAGATAGCAAAGGAGTATGGTCATGAGTCTATGGCTATCACCGATTCCTCTACAATGTCTGGTACTTTCGAATTTTACCAAGCATGTAAAGAGGCTGGTATAAAACCTATATTAGGAATAGACCTTTATCTTAATGAGAAAATTGGTGATGTAGAAGAGGGAAGAGCTCAAGGGGAATCATTTAAGCAAAAAATATATATAAAGAATGAAGAAGGTTATAAAAATCTGAATCTACTTCTTTATAAGGCGAACACTGAAGGTTATTACCAAAAAGGTAGAATTAAAACTGAATGGTTACTTAAGCACAAAGAAGGTTTAATAGTTACAACTTCTTCCGAGGATAGCGTATTCTCCCACTTAGTACAAAGGGGTGAAGAAAGAAAAGCTGAACAGTTGTTTCAGAAGTTTGAAAAAGAGTTTGGGGAAGATTTTTATATTGAATTACAATTTAACGGTTCTTCTCAACAAAGAGCTTACAATGTATTCATGATTAAAATGATGAAGTATTACAATGTAAAGCCAATACTTACAAATGACACTTTCTACCCTAAAGAGGAAGATGCTGTTTTGCAAGATGTAGTCACATCTATCAAACAGAGAACGTCTATAGATAATGCTTTCTTGAAAGAGAATAGAAAGATGTACTATTTTAGACGCGCTGATTTCCAAAAACTAAATTCTGATAGAGATTTCAACTATCCTGAGAGTTTTGTTAATATATGTTTAGATAACACTTTAGAGATTGCTAGTAAATGTAATTATGATTTCGAAATTGGTGTTGAGAAATATCCTCAATACGAACCTACTCAAGATGTTTTAGATTACTTCAAGGAAACTACCACTAAAGGTATAATAACTAAATTAGCTCATGCTAAATTAAAACAAAAACTAGGCTACTATAAAAAGAGTGGTATAGTTGAAATGACTGAAGAGAAAATGAAGGAGTACTTTGATAGATTAGAGTATGAGCTTGAAGTAATTGAGTCAAAGAAGATGCTTGATTATTTCTTGGTTAATTGGGAGATAATTAGAGAATATAGAAAGAGGGGATATGACATCGGTCCTGCGCGTGGATCTGCCGCAGGAAGCTTGCTCTCTTGGTGCCTTGATATTATTAAGATTGATCCAATTAGGTTTGATTTATATTTCGAGCGTTTCTTGAATCCATCTAGAGATTGCCTTACTGATGACTGTACAGTTTTGATGAAAGATGGCACTTATAAAAGCGTGGTAGACCTTGAAGTAGGTGATCCAGTAGAAACATCAACAGGTAAAGGAGAGTTAGTTCAGATGCATGTGAGAGAGATTGGGGCGGATGAATCTGTTTATGAAATAGAAACAGAGGATGGTGCTGTAATTAAGTTAACTGGTAATCATATAGTTCCCGTAGAAAGAGAGGGTGAAAGAATGGAGATAAGGGTGGATGATATTTTAGAAACTGATATTTTGTTTGTTAAATAAAATTTATTCAAGAATTAGTTGGGTCTAAAAAAGGGTTCATATCAGATAAATTGAAATTTTAAAATGGAAAAATTTGAAATTAGAGAACCAGATAAAATAAACACAACTTCTACTTCTATGGATAAGTGGGAGAATTTTAAAACACACATACCATTGGATGGTTTAAATGAAGAAGGTGAACTTATTGATAACGGATCGTATCAAGGTAGTTTTCTATGTGTAGTAAAAAGAGTGTATCAAGAAGATGTTTTAGGAGCCAATATAGGAGATGAATACATAACAGTTGAAATGTGTTACTATAACTCACTGACAGAATCATTCCAAGATCAAAATAGAGAGTTTGTAAATGTTAAATTATGGAAAGGCATTCCCAAAATTTAATATTTATAAAATCCTTACCTATTTATAGATAAAGATTTCATTATGACAAAAGAATATTTACTAAGTAATAATTTTGACACCAAAAAAGATCTAGACAAAGCTATAAAAGAGTTTTATGGCTTTATAGATCCAACTCAGGCTGATTTAGACATATGGAAATATAAGACACCTCTAAATGTGTCACTTTCATCATTTATTGGATTGGAAACGATCTCTGGAGATACAGTCGATTCTGTGGTTCATGCAAAACATAGAGGGAGATGGGTTATTAAACTTCAGATGGAAGATGGGTCACTTGAAAGTCTTTCTAATTTAAAAGTTAAGTACTATGATAAATTCCTGGATAAGGAAAGTGTTTTAGAGCTACACCCAGCTAGAGGAGGGAAGTATTTCTATGAATTAGGGCACCCTCTTAGAGAAAAGGAATACAAGTCGCTTTATTATAAAACAAAAGAGTATAGAGAAAAATACGGAAAGACTTTAAATAAAAACTTAGGCACAACTGGGTTAAGGGCTCCAATACAATCTCCAAATATACATAAAAAGATTGTTTCCACCATGAATGAGAGATACGGTCATGATTCATTTCTAAATAGAGGCTCTCACTATTCAGCAGTAACCGATTCTATGATGATAAAATATGGGGTTGAGAATTTGTTTTACTCTGATGAATGGCAAAATGAAAATAGAGCAAATTTTTCTGGAGGAGTTTCAAATCTGGAAATACAAGTAGTAAAAGAATTGGTTAAGATTCCTGAAATTAAAGATTCATTTTATTACGCATCAGGAAATAAACAGGCGAACTTTATTAATTATGACACTAAAAGGAATTATAGAGTAGACTTTTTTAATAAAGAATATAATATAGTAATAGAGATTCAAGGGGATTATTGGCATTGCAATCCAGATATTTATAGTCATGATTATTTTCATAAGCATAAAAAAAAGATAGCTCAAGACATTTGGAAAGAAGAAGAGGTAAAGGTATCTTTGATAGAGAAAGAATATAGCTGTACTTACGTTGAGATTTGGGAAAAAGACTGGAAAGATAATCAGAAGTTAGTTATAGATAGAGTTAAAAGAATTATAGATGCAAAAAAGTAAAATAAAACATATTAGAAAAGTCGATTACTCAGGTAAAGTGTATGACCTTTCCTTTGATGAAGACCATCTATTTTATGGAACATCAAAAAACTGTATAGATATCGACTTTATAAATAATGGAGAAAACGGTGAAAACAGCTTAAAAACGGCTATTTTAGTACACAATAGTCCGCCAGACATCGATATTGACTTCATGAATGGTACAGACCATGTCACGAATGAGATATTATATGAAAAGTATGGTAGAAACAGAGTACTTAACGTAGGGACATTCTCTACATTCAATGAAAAAGGATGTATTAAAGATGTAACAAAAGCTCATCAAGGAACTGAAGCATCTGGTTTTGAATCTGAAGTTTTTCAGGTCACCAAAGAGATGGGCGGAAGTTTGGGAGATTACGATTCTTTTGAAGAGTGGTTAACGGAATATCCAGAACATCCAGGGTGCAGCACTAGGGTTAAGGCTTGGTTGACAGATCCAGAGAACGCGATCATATTAGAGCACACGCTTAAACTTCAAGGGCAAATTAGAGGTATAGGGCAGCACGCGGCAGGTCTTGTAATAACTCCAGGGCCATGCTATAACTATGTTCCAACTAATATTATAGCAAAGCCTAAGGGTGAGGAGAATTCTATCGTGACGGCCTTTCAAGAGGCCGACAAGTCAGGTAAGGATTTATCAACTTTAGGAATATTAAAGCTTGACCGTCTTAAGATTGAAACTTTAAATGTAATTAAGGACGCTATTGATTTGATACGGATTAAGTACGGTGAAGAAACCTTTAAAGAAGTTCAGGAAAAAGTGGATCATGTTGACATTGAAGACGCTAATTTATATAAGGAGTTGAGACTTGGGTTAAATCATGGTATTTTTCAGTTTGAATCCGCTGGTATGAACTCATTGATTAAAGGGATAAGAATCGATAAGTTTTCTGAACTTGTTGCGGCCAATGCGTTATTTAGACCAGGTCCAATGGGTATCGGAGCTGATCGTGAATACATAAAAAATAAATTTGCTCCATCTGAGATTAAGTATATACACCCTTGGTTGGAGCCTATATTGTCAGAAAGTAATGGCGTACTTATCTTCCAAGAGCAAGTAATGTTTATAGCAAATCAATTTGCTGGAATGAGTTTAGGTGAAGGTGATTTACTTAGACGTGCGATGGATAAGGCGAGTAAGTTAATTCAGAAAGATTTAGCCTCTAGAAAGAAAGGTGAAAATGGAGAGTTTATGGGACCTCCGTTGAGTGAAGAGGAAAAAGATAATAAAGCATACAAAGGGTTTTTAAAGTACTGGAACATGTTCTTGGATGGATCTCTTAAGAATGGTATGGATGAAAAATCTTTAGAGAAGATTAAAGAATGGATGATCGAGTATTTAGGATATTCATTTAACAAGTCTCACTCCCTTTCATATGCTTATTTGGCAATGCAAACATTGTATTTAAAACATTATTACCCAGTAGAGTTTTACACTTCTTTATTGAATCACCCTAAGACAAATGGAGGTAAAGATAAGGAGCGTGAATGGTTAAATGCTGCAATATCTTCAGCTATAGCTAAAGGTATAGATATTCTACCTCCTTCTAGAAAATCTTCTTGGAGATGGGCTACTACGGATGAAAAAGAAATATCAATGGGATTATCTGCGATTAATGGTATGGGTGATGCGGCATATAGTGATTTAAATGAAGTTCTTAAAATTCAGAAAGAAACTAACTTTAAATCGGTGTCCAAATATCATTTCTTTGATGCTAACTTTAGCAAGTTTGGCAAGACTCCATACGAAGCCTCAGTTAAAGCTGGTGTGTTTGATGATTGGTCTCATTCTCGTGAAGAATTATGTGATTTATTTGCTAAGAAAAAGAAGAGAAAGAAGGCTGATCCAAAACAATTAACCTTGTTCTCAGCGTCTAGTTATGAATCAGAATTGAAGCCAAATGAGGATACTTATGTAGCGACTACCGATATTGAAAAGAATAAAGAGTTTATGGATGTGTGCGGAGTTGATTTAGCATATATCAAAAAAGCTACAGAAATAAAACAGATCATAACTGAATCTGCGGGTAGAGAGATAAGTAGTATCAATGAATATGTTGATGTTGATGATTACTATTTCATTTTACAATCTAAAAGAATGGACGCTACTAAAGGCGGTAAGAACATGCTTGTGCTTAAAGTGTCTGACGGGGTAAAGGACACAGTTCTAAGGATGTTTGGTAAAGATGCTGAGATATTTTATAAGTCCATGAAAAAGAATAGTGTTTACCTAGCTAGGATAGAAAAGAATGATGCAGGGTTTTTAAATTTTGGAAAGAAAGAAGTTGGTGGAAAAAAACAGATTTCTATAGATGAGGTTGCTCAAATGTAATGGGGCAAAGAAAGCTATTTTATTTCGACCCAAGAAGAATTAGAAACTTAAAGGATATAGCTCACTTAAGCACTAGATCTCCGTATAGTTATACGAATTCCAGTACTAGAGACTACTTCCAAAGTTGCGATCATTGCCTTGCTAGCGAAGGGGGTTTCTTTGAGATCTTTGAAGAATTAACTAATTCAGAAAACTATCATATATGCGCAGCATGTATAAGTAGATTGCGAATTGAAAGACGCAAGCTATTAGAAAAAGGTCAAATAAACTTATCATTAAGATTTTAAAAAGATATTATGAAACATACAATTTATACAGATGGAGCCTGTAAAGGTAATCCAGGTCCAGGTGGATGGGCGTTCTTAGTTTTAAATGAAGCTGAGGAAATTATACACGAATCTTCAGGGGGTGAATCAGCAACAACTACTAATAATAGGATGGAAATGTTAGCCGTCATAGAGGGACTTAAACATTTTAACGGATCTCCTGGATCCGTTATTGAAATAAAGTCTGACAGCGCATACGTGGTTAACTGCATGAATCAGGGATGGATATCTGGATGGATAAGAAAGGGGTGGATAAACAGCGCTAAGAAGCCTGTAATAAATAAAGATTTGTGGCAAGAGATGAGCTCTTTAGTGGAAAAACATAATTGCACTTTTACTCACGTGAAAGGGCATTCCACTAATCCTTTTAATAATAGAGTTGATGAATTAGCGAGCGGTAAATCGGCTCAAGCTTTTCTTAAGCCTTAATCGATCCAGTGTACAAGTATAGTAGAGTCTTCTATGAATTCGAACTCATGATTGACTCCAGCTGGGATAGTTATAACTCCCCCCTTGGATAATATTGTGTTGCTACAGTTTTCTGAGACTCTACCAGTTAATACATATACAACTTCTATAGAGATATGGTGATGTTTCTCAAGAATTGAACCTTTAGAACCTTTAGTAAGCAAAACTGTGTCTTGGTCAAAGTCTTCTAAGATAGTTTTAATTAAGATATTTTTAAAAGGTTGCCAATCATCCGTAGTGGGGATAGTGTCAATCCCGCTTTCAGTAAACAACTGAATTTGTTTGGATTTTTTGTTGATTTGCTCCCTAACTTTTTGCAACTTATCTCTAGTAGATGCGGCTGTATCCATTGTTACTTTTTTTTGTTGTTATCTATTTTGTCAGAAAGATTTTCTACTCTAAGCTCGATAGTCTCTTTTAGGGAGGTGATCTCTTTAATTACGATTTTGGCATTAATTTTTTGACCCTCCATAGTTCTTTCACTAATAACTTTTTGAGTTTCTATTATTTTATCTAAAGTATGATTTACTTCAGAAAGGACAACTAGATTGTTTTTATCATTTTCTCGAACATAAGTATTCAGCTCAATAAGCTGTTCATCTTTTGCGTGTATGATTTTGTCCTTTGTTTTTAAATATCTACCAATAAGAACCAGCCCTACTCCCATTATTAAAAACACAAGCCCAGCATCAGCTAGTCTTTGCCAAATATCAACCGAAATATCGGCACCTCCAGTACTTGCAGTAAGAAATATCATGTTTATAATTGTATTGTACATATACATATATATAAATATAATTATTTGTGCTAAACGATGAAAAAAAGGGAATATTTATAATAAATAAAAGCATTTATTATGAGCAAGCTACTAAAAGAGCAAACATTACGAAATGAAAGGTTGGTTGGAGTAATATCCGAGCAGCAATATAAGCAATCATTGGAAGAATTGGAGATGGAGTCAAGCGTTGATCCTGCAACAAGCGGAGAGCAACAATCAGCTGCAAACCCTGACATAGCCAAGATAGAAAAGACAATGTCTGACGCTATGAATATTATCTCAAAAGATTTGGGTAATATTATAAAAAACTCTACCGCCAAAATAGGGGATAAAGATGGGGTTTTAGATTCTCCAGGAAATTATGACAATACAGCTCCAGCAGCCAATACTCAATCTCAACAGGTTAATGAGATAACTTTTAATGAACAAGTTTACGCTCATAATTTGGAAGAGGGAGGCGTATTAGGTTTAGTTGTTTCCGCTCCAGCTATTTTACAGTTTGGAGGTAAGGCTTTGTCTTGGGTAGGAAAAAAAGCCAATTCGCAAGTAATTCAGAATGTTGGTGGAAAAATAGCTAAAGTTGGAGAAGGTATACATCACAAATACATTCACGTATTTGAGAAGATTCTTAAACCTTTTATGCCAAGCGCGTCAGACGATCAAGTACATAAAGCAGCGGAGGCAATGATGATGGGGGTAGTTGGTTTATTGTTTGTTGCTGGAGTAACAGCTCCTGGAGCTTTAGAAGCAGTAAAAGGCACTGAGATAGCAGGTTATGTAAGAAAAGTGTTACCAGCTGTTTTGGAAAAAATAGGATTCGCTTAATTTTATGATTAACAAATTAACAAAGGAGTACATAAAGCTTCAGTTTGTCACTGGTCTAATTAGTGAGGATATATTTAATGTTAAGGTGAGTAATCTAATAACAGAAGATGAGGCTAGGCAATTAAAAGATAGAGCTGAAGAAAGTCTTGAAGGTATATTAAAATCAGTAATTAATAAGATACCAGAATTCTTAGAACAATTTAACAAGAACGTTGAGTTGAATGAGTATGTTGAAGACGAGCAAGTAGGCGGTAGAGGAGGGGGAGCTTTTAGCACTTTTGTTTCTGAGTGTGAATATGGTGATGATCCAAATCAAATAGCTGAAGCTATTAAAGATTGGGCGGGTAACTATATGATGGGTTTAAATGAGCCAGATTTTCAAGGGGTAAGCGATGCTATGACTCCAGAAATATATAAACTAGTAAAGAAGTGCGCTCCAAATTCTTTTATCAAAGAAATGAAATCTAGCATACTTGGTGAATCTAAAAAAGAGATAGTTGAAGAAAGTATTGGGGCTATGGCGGCAAGCACAGCATTGACGGCATCTGAAATAGAGCAGTCGGCAGCGAGAGCTTGTTCATTATTGAAAGACAAATTAGATTCTAAGTATTTAAATAGAATCTCTTACGTTTTTGAAGAGCTAGGTCATCAGTGGCACACTGTGTACAAAACAATTATATCTCAAATGATACAAAAGCATGCTCCAGAAAAAAATGATAGTGATATAGAGATAATTTCCACTAACATATATGGTAGCATAATAGGGTTGATGGCTATAGGGTCGGGTATCGCTATAGTAAATCTTGCGGAAGAACAGGGAATAAGCTCAGTAGATGAATTGGATTCGTCAGAACTTTTAGAATTATTAGTTAAAGCTAATCCTGAAGTTATATCAAGTAAAATAATAGCAACTCTTCCTCAAGTTTTAGACCAATTCTATGAATTGTCTAACTAAAAGGGGGATGAAAAAAAGAAGCAAGAAAGTAAACAGTCTTTTAAAAAAGGTTAAAAAGTCAGCTAGGAGAAGAAAGCGAACACCTCTTGAGAAGCAAAAATATGTTGAAGCTCAGGCGGCTAGAATGGTGAAGGATAAAACATGGCCAGAGCAAAGGTTTGAGGAGCTACTAGGAGAAATAGGTGTTGAATTTATACCTCAAAAAGTTTTAAAAACTAAAATATATGACTATTATATCCCATCTAAACATATACTAGTAGAAGTTGATGGTGATTACTTTCATGCAAATCCAGAACAGTATACTAAGAGAAGTAGAATGCAGGAAAGGATTGTTAGAAATGATAAATATAAAGATAGATTAGCTGAAGGTATGGGATACACCCTTTATAGAGTATGGGAATCTGACCTCAAAAAGGATTACGAAGTTCAAAAAAAACGTTTTACAAGACTATTAAAATAATGACACAAATTAAAGCATATCACGGAGGACCTCATAAACTCGATAAATGGGATTATGAAAAGATAGGAGCTAATGCTACTATGGAAGGTTATGGTTTCTATTTTACCAGCGATTACAATATAGCAAAAGGATATGCCAATGGAGGTTTTCTTTATCAAGTAAATCTAACTTTTAATAAGCCATTCTTTATTGGAAAGAGAATTCTTAAGTACGATGACATAGTAGAAATGCTTAGAGTGTTTGATGAAAGCGGTGATGGATTTCTTTCTAATTATGGGGATGTAAGCTATGAAGGGTATGAATCAGTTTTAGATACATCAGCTAGGGTATTGGATGAAAACAATGAGGATGACATTGATGTTATTAATGAAATTTTCAGAAGCTCTCCTTATAACATCAATGAATTCTATACTATGATGAGGGATAAGTTTGGCTATGATAGCATTGTGGCTAAAGATCCAAATTGGGGAGGAAATCAAAGGATATACATAGCGTGGTTTAATGACCAGATTTCAATAACTAAAGTAGAGGATTTTTCAGAAGAAAAAGATAACTCAGTGAATGAGATTCATAAAATAATACAGGAAGAAATAGAAGCTTATTTCACTGACATGGAAGTGAGTCTTGATAATATGAAAGGCAATACGGAAGAGAAGGTTAAGTTTCTTAAGAGAGTTAAGGATGTAGTTCCTTCAGAGCAGCCAGAAGAGAAGAGAGCTAAAAAAGCTCAGTTTGATCAAGCTGAAGAAGAGTTGGAACAAATAACTCAAATGGAAAAAGATTTAGAAGACCAAAAAGCTGAACAAGAGAAGTTGGCTAACACGCCTCAGAATAATCAGAATACAGATATTAAGTCTTTAACGCAAACTCAATCTTTTACTTCTAACTAACAGAATTCAAAAAAACATTTTCTATTTACTTCAGAAAAATTATAGCTTATATTTATTAGCAAAGGATTTAATAAATAAAAGCTATAATCATGGCAGATGACAACAAGAAAGTATTAATACAAGATGATGAAGCGGCTCTTGAAGCAGCTTCAAGAGAAGCGGCTAAAGCAGAGATGCAAGCTTTCCAACAGGAAATGAAAAGCATGCAAGGCGAGGCGGGTCAACAAAAAGTTAACATCACCCCTCCAGCTCAAGCTCCAAGCCCAGCTCCATCTACGAATCAAATGAGTAATCAAGTTCCAGATCAGTATATCGATCGTGAGTTTGAGATACCAACGGAACAAGTAGCGTTACCTTCAAAAGGTCTTTTTTATGAAAACAATCAAGCGTTTGTAGTTATTAAATATTTAACCGCTACAGAGGATGATATTTTATATTCTCCAGATCTAATTAAAAGCGGTAGAGTTTTAGATATTTTATTGCAACAAGGAGTTACGGCTTCAGAGCTTCCTTTAGATGACTTATTGATTGCTGACAGAAATGCAATCTTACTTGAACTAAGAAGAACTGGGTTAGGCGACGAATTCAAGCCAGGCGTTATGAATTGTCCATCTTGTGGTGAAGACCATGAGCCTACAGTTAATTTGAGCGATTTCCAAACTAAGGAGTTAACGGCTATGCCAGATGAAAGAGGTGAATTTGAATTTCCTTTACCATTGCTTAAGAAAACTATCAAAGTAAGATTGATGACAGGTCAAGATGAAAAAGTTCTTGGTAAGTCTAAGCCAATGCCAACTAAGGGTGGTGTCAAGGTGAACAGATATGTTACCGACAGATTCACTAGACAAATAATGGAAGTGGATGGCAATAGAGATAAGACTTATATTAGAAAGCTGGTACATGCTATGCCTATGAGAGATTCAATTGCTCTTAGAGAATATATGAAAATTATCGAGCCAGGTTTAGATTACACAGCTCAAGTAGAGTGCGAACACTGTGGTCATGTTTATGATCAGGAGATCTCTCCAAATCCAGTTAAACTATTCTACCCAGATGTAGATTTATAATACCAATTTAATAAGGGGCCTTAGCGCCCCTATTTTTTTCACTATGAAACACTCAATAGACTCAAGAGAATTTGATATAGTCAACTTACCTTCTCAAGGTAAATTCTACTCAGGAGGAACTTCTTCTATCATGATTAAGTATCTTACTGGAGTTGAGGAAAAAGTATTGACTAGTTATTTCCTGAATAAATCAGGTAAAGCTATGGAGATGGTTTTGAATAGTGTGATTATAGACAGTGATATAGATCCGCTAGACTTTGTGATACCAGATTTTCAAGGTATATTAATGTTTTTATATTCTACAGCCTGGGGAGATGAACTAAAGCTTAATGTTACTTGTGAGAGTTGTGGACATAAAACAGAGTGGCCAGTTAGATTATCTTCTTTGAACTTTAAAGAATCTAAGCTTGACCCTAAAGATGGGCTGTACACTTTACATATACCATCTAGAGCTCAGTATAATAGTATGGGACTAATTCCATCAGTTGAAGAAATTGATAACAAGAAAGTTATACCTATTAAAATCAGGCCTTTAACATTGAGGGATGAATTAAAGTACCAGGGAATTGAACAAGAAGAGGGTAAGAGTGTTTTTAGGAGAAAATTAGTGGATTCAGTAGAGTCTTTCGGAGGGATAGAAAGCAAGAAGTACATAAGAGCAGCGTTTAACGCAATGAACCTTATGGATTTCAATAGAGCAAGAAAATTCTTTTCAGAAACTGAGTTAGGAGTAGAAAATAATATACAATTCAACTGCCCAGTTTGCTCACATGAATCAATGCATAAGTTTGGTATTAGTAATGATTTCTTGAAGCTTCCAGAGTCTCATTTAAAAAACATTAAAGAAGAATGCTTTTTAGCAAGCCATTATAGTCAAAATGGAATATCATATCATGAAGCTATGAATATGTCTATAAGTGATAGAAAATGGTATCTTCAAAGATTGCAAGAAGAGTTTGAGAAGAAAAGAAAAGCAGAAGACGCTGCAGCTCAAAGAGCTAAAACAAACTCCAAGTCGGGAAGGTAATCTAATCTTTTTCGACTATTTATAAAGAAAGCGAACAGACATGCACGATTTCTTCGAAGAATTCAAAAATATAGAACAAAAAAACAACAAATCTTTTGATAGGATAGATGAATTATCTCTCAAAGATATCAAGTCTAAGTTTAATTCCTACAGGAAGTCCATCAAGGATGCTCTTAATTCTCCTACATTTAAAGCAATAAGCAATACAATACGTGCTAAGATCACTCAAGCTATGAGTGGTGATATAGCTGCAGCTAAACAGGAGTTGGAGCTATACAAGTCTGAGATGACAGATCTACAATATAAAGAAACTAAGGAGATTATTGACGCTGTAGAACAGGCTGATAAACTTAAGAAAGCTTCTGATAATATGAATTCCAATCCTGATCAGGAAGAGGTAGATTCAGAATCTCAAGAAAGCGGAGGGTATACTTTAGGTATACAAAAGAATGGGGATGGAACTTATTTGATTGCTGGAAAAAATCCAGCAAGAAAGATAACTGTATTAGCTGGCATGTCTGAAAGTAAAAATTATGACTGGAAGACTGGAAAGCTTAATTGGTTAGCTGAATCTAAGTTTATAGCAGAAGCAATTACAATAGATTTTAAAACTGAGCAAGTACTTGCTTTCACTGGAAAGTGGATGGATGGAGAATTCAGAGGGGTAAAATTCGTTTCGTCAAAAGATGGAAGTGATGCTCAATTTTTAGGGGGAACATTTAATGGGGGTGAGTTTAAATCCAAGAACACTTCATTTAAAGTTAGTCCGACCAATTTTATTAACGGGCTTTTCCCTTATGAGTCGGATGGTAGCTGGGGAGGCATATTAGGGCTTTCTGATGTTATTATAGGAGAGCAAGGTGAAGCATTTCATATAACTCAAGTGAGATCTGGAAGTATAATAAAAATAGTGTCTTCAGAAGGGTTAAATTACCCTATAAAAGTTCTCAAGAGAATGGATGGTAGAAGTAGTGGATTCTTATTCGAGCTATTAATAGAAGGTGATGGCGGGGGAAAGTTCCCTATGAAGTGGTCAGAGATGAGGTCTCAATGGAGCAACACGCTAATAGCCCCAGGTAAACCATTAGTGTTGCCATTCGTAAATGTTAGTAAAGTAAAATCAGTATCGATTGCTACTGATTATGACAAAGAGGTTGAAACAGCTAGAGAACCAAAGATTTTCTCGATTTCAAGAGATGAATTTAAATTGCCTGAGTTTGTTAAGACGCTTCAAGACAATAGGATTTCTAAGTTTAAAGTAAATATACCAGACGCATCTAAAGAGGCGAGAGAGTTTTTCAAAACGTTTAAAAGTGATGTAAACGCTGGTAAAAATAGATTAGAGAATAATTTAAAAGTGTTAAAGAGCTCAATAGGGGATCAACTACATGAAACGGCGCAACCTATTCAAATAGAAGCTTACCCTGAACAGTACAAGTGGTTAAAGATGGTTTTTTTGGGATCTCCAATAGAGCCAAGTGGTAAAGATTTAAATCTTGACGCTGATGAAGAAAGAGCTCTTGCATATCTTAATGGATTCATGAAAAATATTTATACTAATATAGTGGATCCAAACATTAAGAAAGGAATGTTAACGGCAATAAGAGATTACATAGGAGTAACTCAAATTGCGGATGATACTGAAGTTAAGCCTGAAGAAAAAGGGGAAAAGGCTCCAGACAAATCTCCAGAAGACGCTAAAAAACTTGCAAAAAGTTTTATGATAAAAGAGATTAGAAAAATATTAAGCAAGCAAGATGCAACCTTTTTCGATGATAATACGTTATAGTAGTAGGAACTAACTAAAAAAGATTATGGAGGATAGCAAAATAAAAGATAGGATTCTTGGTAATCTTAACAAATCTAGAGAAAGAAAGCTAAGAAACAAAAAAGTCAAAGGCGGTATCGTAAGCTTATTAACTTTACCATTTAGACTTGTAATGATGTTTATTGCTTGGATATTTATACCTCATGCAGAAACTTCTTATCAGAGATTGTTTAGGGGGGTGGTGAAAACCGCTCCTGTAGTATTTTTGGTATTATTCAACAATGAATTTTCAGCTTATATTATAAATGCTTCTGGAGACTTAGGATATTTCCTTTACCCAATTTTATCTTTACTTATTATTGGTATAGCATTGGATGGTATTTTAAATATGAAAACTTGGAGAGTTGGCGCTTTGTCAACATTTGATTCTAATTATTGGTTTACTCCAGGGTCAGGGAATGACGAAGATCCAAATCAAAAGAATATCAACGATGTTTTAAGATATAGAGAGTCTAGAATGGGGAGTATGGGGGCTAAAGAAGCTGCTAATCTTTATAGAGAAACTCAAGGAACAATCAATAACGCTTCTTATGGGAAAAACTCTAGAACCGCTTTAAACTTCATGAACTCAAGATTAGGAAGCATGGGTAATAAGGAAGGGTTGAATTATTTAAGAGGAAAAAGAGATTAATAATTTTAGTTTCACGAGTGCCAAAGACCCCTTTATAATAGGGGTCTTTTTTTATTATCATCTATTTATAAAAAAATGATTTATAAATGGCTGACGCTCCAGGAAATTTTGACCCAAAAGCTTATCAACAAGCTTTAAATGCAACAAATAATATCTTGAACAACCAGAAAGAGATGAAACGTCTCACTGATGGCACTAGAGATACGTGGGATGCTATTTCCAATAATATCATGAACATATCTGGGGCTGAATTTTTTGATAAAGTTAAAAAGACCCCTGCAGACCTCACAAACATTGCAAATCATCTTACGGAAATTAGAGACGGGCTTAAAACGGTTGGAGAAGAGCTTGATAAAAGTTTTTTAAACAAAACTGAGGGCTTGCAAAAGGATTTTGCATCACTAGCTAAATGGGATCTTTCTAAAGGGGTGAAAGACTTGGCTTCTAGCATGTCTCAGCTTAATGCTGGATCCATGAAGGAGTTTTCAAATTTAATGGAAACTAAAGTGGGTAGATCTATTGAGGACATGTCCTTAGTAGATTTTCAAAAAGAGACTAAGGAAATAATGAAAGATTGGGATCATTATAAAGATGATTTAACTGATCTAAATAAAGATACCTTAAAACAAATACTTGAAAAAACAGAGGATCAACTTGATGCCTACAAAAGTATAGATAAGGAAATGGCTAGTATCACCAAAGAGCATGGTGAGCTACTTAATATTGCTGATGAAACACTTAGAAAGGATTTAGCTATAGCAATAGCTAAAGGTGAGATTTCTAAGTTTGTAGAAAAATATGGAGATGATGCTGCGGTTGCTTTGAATCTGTTTGGAAAAATGGATGTTGAAACCATGAGTATTGCTGGCAATATGTCTAATATGGTTGAGGGTCAAAAAGAATTTGTAGCCGAAGCTCAAAAAAGCACTAAAGAAATTTTCAGCCTTAGTAAAGGGATGGAAGCTTTAGGTAAAAATATTAAAAGAAAAGGTATTGATAGAATGTTCGAATTCGATCAAGCTATATCTGATGCTCAGAAAAATTTTGGCATCATGTTTAAAGGTGTAGGGATGGAAGGCGCTGCGGCGATGACAGACCTTACTATGAAAACCGCTGAGTTTGGAATGAGTGTTGGTGAGACGGTTCAGCTTATGGGGTCTCTTTCTGAGGAGATTAGGAGCGTAGATAAAGGGACGTTGATTCAAATGGCTGACTCTATGGCAGCGGTTCAAAAAGCTACTGGAGCAAGCTCTGAGACTATGGCGGGTTTAGCTGGAGATCTTATAAATATGGGAGCTGATTCCGAAAGGGTAGAAGGAGCCTTTAAAACAGCTAATGTTAACGCTAAATTATTAGGAGTTAGCACAAAGAGGGTGTTGGAAGGAATGGAAAGAAACATCAAAAAGATGCGTGAGTTCGGATTCCAAGGAGGAGAAGAAAGTTTAGCTAGAATGACGGCTCAAGCTGAAAGAATGAGAATTAACGTAGACAGTATTTTCAATGTAGCTGAAAGAGCTAGGAGTATTGAAGGGTCTATGGAGATGGCTGCTGAATTACAATTGGCTGCAGGTTCTTTCGCAAACATAAACCCAATGGATTTACTTTCAGCCGCTCGTAAGGGTCCTGAAGAAATGCAAAAGCTATTGAAGCAAATGGGTGGTGACATAGGGGAGTTTGATGAAAAGACTGGGGAAATGAAATTCGACCCAGTAGATTCTGACAGGCTTAGAATTGTAGCGGATGCTACAGGTATGCAGCTTACTGATCTTCAAAACATGTTTACTAAGACAGCTCAAGATAATGCTAAGCTAGATATATTCCCTGAGAGTATGTTTGAATTTGAAGGAGGTGAAGATGCGAAAGCTATGATCGCCGATATGACGGAATTTAAAGACGGCAAAGTTCAAATTAAGGCTGATTCAGATCTTGCTGATATTTTAGATGGTAGAGATCTTTCTATGCTGGGCCCAGATGAGATTAAAAAATTAACAGAAGATAGAGTAGCTAGAGCTAAAGATTTAGAAACGCAAGCTATGGAAAATAAGTCTTTACAGGATTCTTGGACAGCCTTAGTTAATACACTAATAAATACATTTACAATTTTTCAACCTTTTATAGAGACGCTTGCTAAAGTATTAGGCGTTCTTAATCAAGGGATTAATAAGCTGCCAGGGTGGGGAAAAATGATAGTAGGCGGGTTAATGGCTGCCGCGTTTATATTTAAATCATCAATCGGGCAATTTATAGCTTCAGCTGTAAAAGGAGGGGTTAGTAAAATTGCAGGCGGTGGAAGCGGGGCTCTTGGCGGAATAACTGAAAGCTCTGATAAATTAAGTAAAAAAATGCCAAAAGGTAAAGGTGGCGGATTTCTTGGGAGTTTAGCAAATGGAATAAAAGCTTTTGGTGGAGTAAAAATGAAAGACATTCTTAAGGTAACTGCTTCGCTTGTAGGTATCAGTGTGGGTGTAGCCGCTTTTGGTATGGCTATGAGCACTATGGGAGGATTTGAGGCTCTACCGCAACTAGCAATGGCGTCTTTATCTTTAATAGTATTAGGAGGGTCTATTGTTGCTTTATCTAAACTGATGAGCGCCGTGGATATGGGAAGTTTATTAAAAGGAGCGCTGGCTATGGTTTTAGTTGGAGCATCCTTAATACCATTTGCGTTTGCAATGCAAATGATGACTGATATAGACTGGGGCAGCGTTCTAATGGGTATTGGGATTATGGCTTTATCAGTGCTTGCATTAATGGGTCTTGGAGCTTTACTTATGGGTCCACAATTAGTATTCTTGTTATTAGGAGCTGGTACGTTGATTCTTGTCGGAGCATCATTAGCTGCTGCGGCGGGCGGGTTATTGCTTGCTGCTGATGCGTTTAAATCTCTTGTTAATATAAACTGGGGAGGCTTTTCTCAAATGGGAGATGCTTTGTTATCAGCAGTCCCAGGTTTACTTGGGTTTTCTGTAGCCGCAATGGGGTTCTTAAACCCAGTTGCTATACTTGGTTTAATTACTATGGTTGGCATGTTGTCTGGATTAGCCGCTGTAATGGAGCCATTGGCTGATTTCATGGTAATAGCTGCCGATGGCATGGATCGTTTCTCTGAAGGTATAGAAAGGCTTAATACTGCGGTTGCAGCTCTTGATATGGATAGATTAGAAGAGTTTGCTGATGTTTCTGAGGGGTTAGCGAATGCTGCCGCAATGGGGACTATTGCGACAGCGATGCAAGAGTTATCTGGAAGTTTGGGCTCAGGAGGTAAATCTGGAGGAGGTGGAGGTAATAGAACAATTACAGTCGATCTTAAGTTGAACGGTAGAGATATACAACAATTTATTGTTGATGATAACGATCTTGTTACTTAAAACAAGTCTTTTAAAATTTTTGTCCAGTTATTTATAATAAAAACATAATACATGTCTGACCTTGGACCATTTTTCGATGAACACGATGAGCAAGAGCGAATAGAACGTAGAATTAAAAGATTCTATGGGGAATTTGCTGATGAAACTAGAGCAAAGCTTCTAGCTAAGAATGTTGTACGTCCTGAAAATGTGTATGATGTTGCTTATCCAAGAACTAGAGAGCATCTACTTTCAAAAAATAAACCAAACCTATTTTCAAAAGATTTAGATGCAGGGTCAAAGGCTATAAGAGATTTATTGCTTTCTAAAAACGTTTCTAAGGAAACTGATTTATTAAGAAGCTCTGAAGACATAAGAAAAGGACTTGAAGCTAGACTAAAGATAAACAAAGAATTGAGTGACTTATTAGATAAGTCTCGTCAAGTCCGTGAAACTCTTTTATCTAAAAATGTAGAGAACTCTTCCGATTTACTTACTTCATCTGAAACTTTAAGAAGAAACGCTGTTTCTAAGAATACTGTAGATGTTCCTGGGAGGGATTTAGCTGACGACTCTGAAGGTATAAGAATCGCTAATGTTGCCAAAAATTCTGTAAAAGAAACAAATCTTGAAACTGACTCTGAAGCATACAGGATAAATAATCTTTCAAAAGGGGTATCTGAAACTAGCAATCTTGAATTAGACTCTGAAGCATACAGGAAAAACAACCTTTCAAAAGGGATGTCTGATCAAACAGATCTGTTAAAAGACTCTGAGGTTTTTAGAAAAGATTCAACTTCAAAAAATATTGTTAGCTCCACTGATCTTGAGACATTTTTCTCTAAAACTAGAGACGCTCTCTTGAGCAAGAATAAAACAAGCACCATTTCCCTAGAGGATGTATCAGCGGCTTTTAGAGCTGCTTTAATATCGGCTAACGTTTCTCCGACAACTGATCTACTTACTTCCTCTGATGTTATTAGAAAGGATTCTGTAGCTCGCAACACGGGGAGTGTAACAGATTTATTAACTGACTCTGATTCAATACGTCAAAACAACGTAGGGAAAAAAGTTGAAATAAGAACCGAAACTCTAGACAGTTTATTTGCTGGAGTAAGAAAAGATCTCATAGGAAGAAGTAAGGTTGAAACAACTGATCTATTAACTTTCTTTGCTGAAGCAAGAAAGAATTTATTAAGTAAGAATATTGTAGTTGAATCTGATCTTGAAAAAGATTCTGAAATATTTAGAAAAGATCTCTTAGGGATGAATAATCCCAAAGTTACTAGCTTAGAGAGAGATAGTGATGCGACTAGGAAAGATCTAGTTGGGAAGAATAATCCTAAGATCACTAATTTAGAGACGGATAGCGCTCAGACTAGGAAAGATCTATTAGGGATGACCGTGGTTAAAGCTTCCAATTTAGAGGTGGATAGCAATCAATTTAGAACTGATTTACTTGGAGCAAATAGCTCTAAGGTAACAAATCTAGAGACGGATAGTAATCAATTTAGAACTGACTTGCTTGGGGCAAATAATCCTAAGATAACAAATTTAGAAACAGATAGCGCTTCTACTAGAAAAGATCTATTGGGGATGACTGTTACTAAGGTGACAAACTTAGAAACGGATAGTGCAACTACTAGAAAAGATCTTTTAGGGAAGACTGTGGCTAAGGTTACTAATTTGGAAACGGATAGTGATCTAACTAGAAATGATCTGTTAGGAAAGAATGTAGGGAAAGTTACTGATTTACTTTCTGATAGCCAGGCTCCTAGAAAAGATCTTTTAAGCAAGAATGTAGGAAAGGTAACTGACTTACTAATTGATAGTCAAGATCCTAGAGAAGATCTTATAGGCAAGAACGTGGGAAAGGTTACTAATTTATTAGTAGACAGTGAGGCGCCTAGAGAGGATCTTATAGGAAAAAATGTAGGCAAAGAAACTTCTCTACTAGTTGCTGGTCAACAATTAAGAGAAGATCTTATAAGTAAGAATGTTCCTGTAGAGACTGACTTGTTAGGCGATTCAGAAATCTCAAGAGGTGTAAACGTCTCTAAGAATATTTCTAAAACCACTGATCTTTTAGAAAACTCTGATCCTTTAAGGGAAGATTTAATAGGAAAAAATAAACCACACACCACTGATCTTGAGCAGGACTCAGCAACATTTAGAGATACTATGATATCTAGAAATGGTGGTGGTCTTTTGGGTGTGAACATATTAGGATTTGGAACAAGTGCTTTTGTAGGTATATCAAGAGTATTGGTTCAGGGTATTATATTTAGAAAGTTATTGGTGTCAAAAAACGATGCTATTTTAAATCAAGCTCAACCAAGTTGAAATAGGTAAAGACAGTAGATCTGAATTATGGAATCAAGCTAGGATTGGTGATAACGGGCCTTTAGCAGCTACCGCAAACTACATTAAAAATCAAAGCAATAATTTGCAAGGATATCTTGGTATATCTCTTAAAGGAATAGATAAACCCACTGAAACTATAAGGTTTCCAGAGTCTAATATTACTGCCGACAGAAAATTCCTAAGAGGATCCTTGACTGAGGCAATGTTAAAGTACAACTCAAGCAGAAGTACGTTTAATCTTCAAAAATTACTTCCTGGAGACCAATCTGGTAGAGACGTTCTAATGAACACTACTTTTGGAGGAGTTCAGGAATTGATAACAGCATCAATTGGAGGCTTGGGTAATATTGGGTTAGAAACTCAAGCGGAAACCAACACCACCCCTAGAGCGATTATTGCAGCTAATCAAGGTAAATACTTCAAAGCTGAGCCAGAAGATATATTAAGGCCAAGTCCAGGTAAGTTAGGGTCAGCTTTATCAATGCAGTCTCAAGTTCTTCCAGGGAACGCTTTTGATGACGCTGATTTTAAATTAGGAAGAAGAGGGGTAAGGAGAATAGTTAATACAATAAAAAACTCAAGCGCTGGCTCTGGACTGGATATGCAAGGTAACTTTGATACTCAGATTGCAAAAGAATTTGTAATAGGAGTTAAAGCTGATGGGGCTCCAAAAGTCTCTAAACAGAGATATAGTATTGCAAATCCTTACGCTCCATCTGGAGCGGAGAATTTAACATTATTCTTCCAGAACTATTCAATACAGAATGGGGATGGTAAAATGTCATCTATGTTTTTCCCTCCTTATGTATCTTCGTTTAATCACGCAAGTAACGCAAACTGGAATTCTATAAACTTCGTTGGTAGACCAGAACCTCTGTATACATATAATTATAGCACTAGAAATGGTAGCGTGTCATTCTTTGTATTGACAGATTTTGCTCAGAAGGTGGATATTGGAGTTGATTACGAAACTGGAAAAAGTATAGAATACAATTTTGAAGGCAAGAGGTTTACTCAACCAACAAGGCCTCAAAAGAAAGCTCAGCTAGATGCTTTGATCGCTGAAAGAAAAGCTATTAGAAATGAGATAGGTGAGTTAAATGCAGCCATTTCTGTAGGTGGTCCAGAAACAGCTTCTAGACAAGCTGATGTTACAGAGAAGAGAATTCAAGTTAAGAATATAAATTCTAAAATTTGGGAACTTGACAGAACTGTGTCAGTAAGGTATTCTGAGGAAAGCCCAAATGGTTCTAATGTATACTCAAATGTTGGATACAGAGATAGGGAAGATGGGAAAATAGATAGTAAGCCAGAGAACACTGTAACTAGGTTAGATGAGATGAAGAAAAATCTACTTTTCCAACCTGCGTATTTTTCTGGAGATAAAGTAGATTTTATTACAAGAATTGAGTTCCTGGAAAAAATGACTAGACCCTCTAAAAATACAGGGTCAGGATTTTCTTTCCTTAAACCACCAGTTTGCCACATGCATTTAGGAGAGTATTTTAACCACGATATTATTGTAAATAGTATATCGTATGATTACACTGATACTGTATGGACTTTAGATGGTGGTAAAACTCAACCTATGTGGGCTAATGTTACGATGAATTTCGAAATTATTGGAGAATATAGAACTGGAGGAGGCGCTCCTCTTCTTTCTGATGATGTAGGAGGTTATTTTAGCGATAGAAAAAAGACAGTTAGCAAGAAGACGCCAGTAAAGCCTGATTCATCAGCAGGGAAACAAGCTCAAAGGCCTGATACTCAGCCCACCCCTGGAGCAGCTACTTAATATTAAATAATTAATGATATGATTGATTTTGCAGCTTTATTAAGAGATGGGATGAAATTAAAAGCTTTCCCTCCTTTTAAAATTAAACAAAGATCTACAGATAAGTTTGTAGAGTACAATAGCGATAAAACTAGATTAGATAGGATTGCTGAAAATATTTATGATGATGCAACTTGCAGTAAGATAATAATGTGGGCTAATCCTGAATATTTTATTGAGTTCGACATTCCAGACAATACTATTATTAGAGTGCCTTTTCCATTAAAAGATGTTCAGGAAGAAGTAGTAAAAAAAATAAGTATAGGTAGAAATAGGGAAGATCTACAGTAGTATTTACAATAATATCTTGTTTGTATATATTTTCATTAAAACATTCTAATGCCAAAGCCAATAAAACCTGACTTATTTGACGTTCAGGATTTGAATTTTCAAGTCCGATTAGAAACGTGCGTCAACAATACCGCAATCGACTTCACTGGAAAGAAATCATTCAGATTCGAATTGATGAGAGAAGGTGTAGGATTTGGGATAACTGATATTTCTGTAGAGGTAAATCCATCTTTGCAACCAATAGTAGAAATAACATTCAAAGATCTGTATGGAAATACAATATTTGATCAAGAGAGGGAGGGTAGCGAGCTTAACTATGGAGTACTGTTTAACTGGCCTCCTCCAAAGTTCTTTTTTACATTTAAAGGGTATCTTGGGCAACCAGTTACTTGGATATTAAATCTTAAAAAGTATAATGTTAACTATGATCCATCGGATAATAGTTATGAGATAAAAACTAGTTTTGTACCAAACCAATGGGGATTCTTTGCTGATATGCCACTTTTATATCTTTTAGCTGTAAAAAGGTTAAAGAAAGAAGCTGGGCTACTAGATAGCGGTGTAGATAAAACTAACAGCTTTAGTAGTGATTTCATTGAGAAATCTACTAAAGCTCAAACCTTGTATGATCTAATTAAGATAGGTAAGCAGGTTGACGTTAAATCTAAACAAGTAACCAAAGAGTATGATGAGATTCAGAACACGTTAGCTGGATTAAAAACTAATGCGTTAGGAGCTATAATTATTAGTAAATTAGTTAATTTCGGCGACACAATAGACGGGAAAGTAAATAATAATATTATTACAGCGGGGCAAATAGATGGCACGACAGGGACAACTAAGTTTACTAAAATACAATTACCAACAGCTGGGACTGGGGATAATGACTTAGGGCTGACTGAAAAAGAATTGAAAAACTTTGCATCAAGATCTAGTGATATATCCACTCTAAATAGGTTTATTATACTTAAGAGTAAATTTAACGGTGAGGTTTCAAGAGTGCTAGCTGACAATGGAGCTACTTCTTATGAAGCATTTAAACAAAAGATGGGTTTAAAAAACCCAGGGGCCACAAGCAATAGTTCTCCACAAGAGATGAAAGATGCAGCTAAAAAAGCTGCCGCGTCTAAAGATGGTGAAACTGTAGACGGTTACCAAACCGACTTCAATGACGCCTACAAAATAAGACTTAAGGCTATAGGTGATAATCTTTCTTTAGTTGAGAAAGCTATACAGCAAAGCATATTTGAGGCTAATGAAAGTAAACTAGAGCAATTAACTATAGGTGAAGTGTTTAGCAGGACAGCTGGAGATGCTGGCTATATTTTAGGGAGAATTCTAGAAGAAGGAATTAAAGGTTATGAAAATAATCAGGATACTAGAACTGGGCAAAATAGATTGATAGGATTGAATTTTCCTATGGAGCTTGATCCTAAAGATTCTGGTAAAGAAATACCAGCAACAGGAGTTGGGATAGAAGATAATGAGCTTAGGTTTGTTGATGATTTTATTAAAGCCGTATCAGAAGGTATTGCAGAGAATCAATCCATTGTTAACGAAAGTAACGCGCAAGATCAAAACGATTTAAAAAACAGAATTAGTAATCTTGAAATTTTACAAAGCAATCCATATAAGCCTTATTATACTAGTGTGGCATCAAATATTTTAGAAAGATCTGGTATAGCTGCTTATGTAACTAGAAGCTCTGATCCGAATTTGCCTGGCGATTTTCAAAATGGAGCATTTGGTTTCGACAGGGATGGGGTTGATGATATTTCTGATTTGGCTAATGCAGATTTTGAAAATATAAGCGATGCTTTGATATTAGGAATGCCTGCTGAAGAAAGATTGCAATTAAAAGATTTTTGCCTTTTTTGGGATAGAGCTTTATTAAATAGTGGAGAAGGGTTTAGAAATCAGAACCCAGAAACGGAGGATGAACAGCCAGAGGCGTTAAATAGCTCTGGTAACCCTATATTAATGCATGATAAGCCAGGAAGCGCTCTTAGTGATGATATTTTAAATTTCAGAGTGTTTCTAAATCCTGATGATGCAATAGACCCATTTGCTCTTGGAGCAGATTTGAGCAGATCTAAAACCGTTAAGGAATTTTTAGATTCAGTATGTAGAAGTTTATTAAAGCTTAATAATGGAGACCTTATAGATAAGGCTGGATGGGCGGGTGACGCTTATGTTTTAAATAGGATGAGGAATAATAGCGTCCCTTATATTAATGGAACTGTGAATAACACGTATTATTTAATGGTTTTCGAAGGAGCTGACGCTATCTCTGCTAGGGATAAGAAAAACTCTCCTACAGATTTACAGTTTTCAAATAAAGATCCTGATGAGAGAAAGTTTTTTGATGCTGGATTAGCTGAAACTATTTATGGAGTTACTAGTGTTGAACAGTATTTTTCTAGCGGTTCTGACAATGAGGAAGCTGGTAGAATAACAACATTCAATGAGTACGTAGATAAGAATCAAGTTTTTTCATACACTTCTTTAAAGGACAATGAAGATGACTTAGGGATTTCAAGCAATGCTCAATTACAAAACGATATTTTAACAACTGGTATATATTTTGACAAAGATACTAGATTTCCAATTACCATAACAACTGCAGGTGGAGGACAGAACATAGTAACATCAAGGGAGTTAACTGAGTCGGAGAAAGATAACTATAGAACTGATGACAATACAGGATTTATTCTATTTGGAAACCTATCAGAAGACGATCAATCAAGGGTGACAAACCTGTCAAATTTTGATATACTAAACAATGGGGCGGCAGGAGCTAGTGGTTCATTTGATATTTTTCAAATAAATGAAGAAGATCTCCTTTGGAAAAAGAAAATAGTTCAAAATCCTACAGATAATGAAACTGAGATTTCTGCTGAAGGGTTAGCTTATACTGTTTATCAACACACCAATGATGTGAACTCAGATAGCGCAAGAACCCTTGTTTTTGGACCTTTTATAAGAGATTCCATAAGTGAATCAGGCGCTCTACCGAGCTCTTCTACCGATAGTTTTAATTCAGGTAGAAATCAGAGAGTGTTTTTGAAAATATTTTGTAGAAATCTTTTGCAAAAACTTAATAGGATAGAAGAGGAGCAAAAGCAGATCATTGGAAATATACTAGGTAAGGCTGAAGAGCAAAAAGACGTCATTTATAAACAGTTTCATCTTTTGTTTAGCCAATGGAACGCTTTAGCATTTGAGGATCAAGAGGAAATGGATGGGTCATCCCCTCTTTGCACTCCAGTTATAGATGGCAATGGATTAGCTGATAGGTTAGAAAAAATGTTAAGTAATAGAGAAGATGTTCTTAGTCCTCAAGATGTGTTGAGTAGTGACCCTTCTGAAGCTGAACTTGAAGAAGCACAGCCTATAATTGATGCTAGTGAGAATCAGGGAGCGCAATCTTCTCCTCCAAATGGTACGTTTAGGTATGATTTCCCTTTAAATGCATTAAACAACGCTCAAGTTGAAGTAAGTAAGTCTATTATAAGTATTGACCCGCTTTATAAAATTAAAGCCAACACAACGGTTTTAAATGTTATTCAGCAGATATGTACTAAGAACAATTTTATATTTATACCTATTCCTGGAAACGCTAATTATAGAGATATAAAAGATATATATAAACCGAATCCTGAGCAAGCCAAAATAACGGTTAGAAACTATTTTCACGTATTATTTGCTCCAACACCAGAAAGAAGGGTATTTTCAAATGGAAAAAACGCGCTTCAAAACAGTGTGCCTGATCCAGAAAATATAAACGTACCTGCTTTGCTTGTAGAGTTTGGAAGCCCAGATAATCAGATTATAAAATCAGTAAGCGTAGGGACTGATGAAAATAAAGCTACAGCGGAGAGTATTGTTAATCTTCAGAGATTGGTAGATAATGAAAATCAGAATAAAACTGTAACAACTAATTGCTCCATGCTTTCCGTGCTAGAAGGAAGGTCTTATAAAGCTAGGGTAGAGACTCTTGGGAATGCTCAAATATATCCTATGCAATACTTTTTCATTAACAAAACTCCTTTGTTTGGAGGGTTGTATCAGATAATGAAGGTGAAGCACACTATTAGGTCAAATGATTTTAGCACTAGCTACGAAGGGATAAAAATAGTTCAAACTTCAGAGAATTATGGTGGAGTTAAACCTATTACAATTAACACATTAAGAGGCATTAAGGTGTTTGAACCTCAAGCTGGAACCACTCCAGGGGAACAGACTAACATTAACAGTTATTATAATGATGATGCTGAAAGAATATTAACTCTTGATAACAATGCTCCTAGTGAAGCAAAGACGACTATGAAGACGGTGAGGAATGGCAACATACCTGAAGATCAACTTACAAGATCAGAAATACTTGCAAAGAATCTTAGTGGAGATAAGCCTTATTTGGTTAATGCGGCTGCTAAGTCTTTTGACAGCATGATATCAGCATTTAACAAGGCCACATTTATAGGGAAGCAGAATATAATATTTACTGACGGGTACAGAAGTCTCGTAAGACAAACTGCGCTTAAAAAGAAATATGGTAAATACGCAGCCTCTCCAGGTACATCAGTGCATGGATTGGGGCTAGCGGTAGATATGTTTTGGGGAGTAAAGACCAAGACAGGGAAATCATACGCAGACAGACCAGTTGGATATAAACACCCCAATTATCAGTGGTTCCATAAAAACGCTTGGAAGTTTGGGTGGCATAACCCACCCACGCTTCATGATGATGCTGGGTCTATAGATGAGTTTTGGCATTGGGAATATAATGGTAAAAAAATAAAACCTAACAGATTACCTACTAGGTACAGTTCTCCTTGGAATAAGCAAAAGGATGTCTCTATTATTAAAAGGTATGGTGGTTATTTCAAATAAAACTATTATATTTGCCATTCAATGGCGACAACTAGTTTTAGAGTTTGTGAGATTTATTCTCCAGAAAAAGAGAGTTTCGAGGTATTAAAGGAGTATTTAAAGAAATTCCCTGTACATATCTCAGCAACACTTCCCACGAGTATTCCGTGTGAAGTGGACGATACTCCTATACAAATAGTTGGATGGCCAAATCTTAAAGAATATTTTCCGAAACATAACATACTTGATAAAGAAGTAAACAATAAAGTTTGCTGGACACACACTCATACGGAAAACAAAAACGAATTCTTTGATGATATTAAAGACTTTGTTACTAAGTCCGTTATGGAATGGCTCCCATCTGATCATATCGAATATGACGCGTTCATAGAGGGAGATTTAGAAGGGTTTCTAGAGAAGAATATAGCCCCATTACATCCTATTTACATTTATTATCATGGTGGAGCATTATATCTCCGAAACATGGATAAAGACTTCATTGTTAATATTGAAAGTTTAAAGTACTACATGGAGGACTTTAAGGGCGAGTTGACACGTATTCTGGGAAAGTATGATTTATTACCTTTTTCTTATCTCAATATAGACCCAGTTATTGATATTGAAGCATTGGATTTAGTTACCGTTGAAAATGTGTTCTGGATAAAGAATGGGGCAGAGCTTGACGAGAAGACTTACTTTAATGTAGTCCCTGGAATGGATTACCATAAGTACGTACCGTTCTTTTTGAGCCTAATAGCTGATCTAGACTTAAACGAAGAGCAGAAGGTGTTTCTCAAAAGAATGCAGGAGAAGGATCGTATAACAACTTGGATATCAAATCAGGATGTTTGTTTCCATAATACTTTCGAGCATGATTCTATTGACTTCCAAACTAGAGATAATAGAAAGTTTGCCAAGTTCAATTATTCAAATAAGAGAACTATCACTGGCCGTATTGTATCTAAGGATAAATTCAATATACAAAATCTTCCAAAAGACAGTCCTATAAGAGCTAGTATTATTAGTAGGTTTAGAGGTGGTCGTATATTTGTGTGTGATTACACTTCTTTTGAAACTAGAATCTCTATGCACCTTAGTAGAGATAAGAAGTTTATAGAAGACTTTAACAATAAAGATATTCATTACGAATTAGGTAAAGAGATATTTCAGAAAGAAATTATAACTAATGGCGAGCGTAGCACAGCTAAAGGCTTAAGTCATACTATGTTATATGGAGCTTCTCATAAAAGGTTGGTAGACATGCTATCTAGCCATATGGCTGATCCAGAGCTAGGGTTGTATTATGCGAAGCAGATGTTAAAGCCTATTATTGAATTTTCTGAAAAGCTAATAAAGGAAGTAAAGCTTTCTCAAAAGATAAAAACACATAAAGGCTCTATTATATATCCAGAAAAAGACTACGCAGCATTTAATAATCTGATTCAATCTACAGCCGCTGAAATAATGACGGATAAATTGTTTGAAATTAGAGAATTGCTTAAAACAAAAAAGAGTAAATTTTTATTTCAAATACATGACTCTTTAATTTTTGATGTTCATCCTACTGAACAAAAACTTATAGAGGAAATTCTAAAAACCCTTTCAAAGCTAAGGAATGCATCCTTTGCTCTTGGCTATAGGATTGGGGTTAATTATGCTGATTTAGGTGAGAAGAAATTCTTCATTTATTCAGATAAATAATTCCATATAAGCTTGATTTTTGAGTTCGCTATGACTATATTTTTTATGCGACGATAATCAAACTTATAATTATTACAAAAAATGAAATATTATTTTAAGAGAAAGATCGGAAAAGAAACTCATACGTTTGTTTCCGAAGGAGATAACCTTTTCGAAATGGTTCAGGACTCCAAAAAAATATCATTCGATTCAATCTATAAATGTGGATGTTGTGGGAGCGACAACCTAAAACTTGATTCTCACATTGCGGGAGAAGAGCAGTTTGAATACGTTTATGTTAGATGCGGTGGTTGTAAGGCTACATTAAATTTTGGCCAACAAAAGAAAGCTAAGGATATCTTCTATCCTCGATTAAGAGATTCTGCAACAGAACCTGGAAAGAAAGAGCTCGATTGGAAAGTGTACGAGTCTAAAAATTAATTAAACGTTTAAAAAGAAGGAAATGGCGAAAAAGAAAAACGAAACAGTCAAAGAAGTGGGTGACTACAAAGTAGACACTGCTACTGGAGAAGTTATTGGAAAAAAGGACGAAGTTAAAGTGTCTAAAAGAGTTAGCAAACTTGATGATTACAAAAAGAAGATTAACTATGTTAAGAATGATACCAAGCCTCAAACTTGGTTAAGTTTAGGTGATGCTTTCCAAGAGATTACGGGTTTACCTGGGATTCCTGAAAGTCATGTTACAATGGTGTATGGTAAGTCGGATGTTGGTAAGACAAGTATTTTAATTAAAGCTGCAGCTGCGGCTCAAGCTCAAGGTAAATTACCTGTATTGATCATCACTGAAAAGAAATGGTCTTGGGAAAGAGCTGAGACAATGGGGTTTTCTGAAGACTTTGTAATCATGCATGATGAGGTTGAATGCCTTGAGGATTGTATTGATATTATGAAAGCTCATATTAAGGAGCAGGAAGAGGGTGAATTAGATTTTGATCTTGTATTCTTATGGGATTCTGTTGGTGGGACGCCAGCAAGAGCTGAGTGGGAAAAAGCAGAAAAAGGTGAATCTGGTGGTGGAATGATGCTAGCGTCTAGAGTCCTAAAGGAACAGGTTGGTAGATATCTTTCTCACAAGATTACAAACACTAGAAAAGCCGATTATCCTTACAAAAACACTTTATTGATGTTAAATCAGGGGTATACATCTCCTCCAGATAGCCCAATGGGTCAACCTAAGCTGGTTCCAAACGGTGGAGAAGGAATTTATTACTGTTCTTCATTAGTTTTAAGAATGGGAGGTATTAAGTCTGGAGCTAGAAAACATAAAGCTACACATCAAAAGAAAACGGTTGTATTTGCTATCGAGAGTGATCTTGCAGTAGAGAAGAATCACATTTCAGAATTAGCTCTTAAGGGTAAAATTATTTGCGCTGCTCATGGTTTCATATTACCTACTGAAATCAACAAGTACAAGGATCAATACAAGAAAGAATGGCAAGTTGAAGTAGGAGACCTGGAAGCTGTAATAGAATTTAATACGGAAGACAGTTAATAAGATGTAATACATTTTATTGTTGTGTGAATATAAAAAACCTCCTTATGGGAGGTTTTTTTTTCCCCCTTTTAAGTGCTTTTTTAAACTCAATACTATATATTTGTTGTTAAGAAGAAAAATAGTTATGCCAAGAAAAACTTTCCTAATAGATGGTAATTGGAACCTTAAGCGTAATCACCACAGGTCAACAGCGCTAGACGCGTATGGAGAGAGGTGTAGTGGGACGTATGGATTTTTAATAAGCCTTTCTACTGCTGTTCGCAAAGTACTGCCTAACAGGGTCGTATGTTGCTGGGATGGAATAAAGTCTGGAAAGCTGAGATACGAACTATATAAACCTTATAAAGCAAATCGTAAGAAGGATTGGGACATTGAAGAGTGCGCAATTATAGAAGAGGGGATGAATGACCCTGAAAGCAAAGAGCGGTACGAGGTTTTAATGCAAAAAATTAGAGCTAAGAACATAATAGAAGACTTGTACATAAGACAGATTGAAGCTGATTATATTGAGGGAGATGATTTAATAGCTCAGTACTGTATAATGAGTGAAGAGTTGGGTCTAGAGGAAGAGATCATAATTTTTAGCAGAGACAAAGACTATTATCAACTTATTTCTGAATTAGTATCCGTTATGAATCCTGACAGTATTGGATTGATTACTAAAGATAACTTTAAGCAAAAAATGGGTCATACTCTAGAAAATGAGTTAATGTTTAAGTGTTTCGAGGGTGATACATCAGATAATATTGCTGGAGTGAAAGGGGTTACTAGAAATACTCTAATAAAATTCTTTCCAGATATAATTGACAGAAAATACACTTATAAAGAAATAAAGCATGAGTGCCTTGAGCTAAAAAAGGAGAAGAAATACAAAAAGTCTAAAACTTTAGACAAGATAATTGAGGCTGAAGAGGTTTTGTATAGAAATGCTAAACTTATGAATTTGAAAAAGCCATTTATTTCTAAAATAGCAATAAATGATGTTACTCAAATGTTAAATGAGCCAATAGATGATGATAGAAGTATTAGTCGCGCTGTTTTGGGCATGAAAAAACAAGGATTCCTAAATATGATGGAAGCTGAGAGGATTAACGTGGATAATTTTCTTTCCCCTTTCTACAGGCTAAAGTCTCAAGAAGCGGAGTATACAAAAGAATCAAATAAGTAACGTTTAATTAAAAAACGATACATTTGTAAAGAATAAATAAAATGGGAGAAGAAAAAAATGAAGAATTAGATCTTAATTCGGTGCTGACGGAAGATGAAACGAGAATAAAAGCCGTTTTTGACCCAGAGTACCAGACAAAGTTCATAAAATGTTTCTTGGAGGACAATAAGTTCTATGAGCAACTTATGGATATTATAGTCCCTGAATATTTTGATGAATACCAAAGGATATATGTAAACCATATCATTAAGTTTATAAATCAATACGGAGTTAGGCCAGGTTATAGCGATATTCAAAGTATAATAAATAAAACCGAGAAATTTAGTGTTGCTGAATATCTTCACGGGGTAACTGAGAAGGTGCAGAAAATAGAGGTAAAATCAGTAGAAGCGATACATGATACAGCTTATGAATTTTTTAAGAAGAGATCATTAGCTTTAGCGATTAAGAAATCTGTCGCTTCATGGGCTAAAAATGATTTTGACAGCATTCAAGAACCTATAGTGGAGGCATTAAGAGCTGGTGAACCAAAAGACACAGGGCATGATTATATTGATGATATTGAGGAAACGTTAAAAGAGGATTTCCGTAAGCCAGTTGCGTGCATGCCTGGCCTTGATGAAAAGATAGGTGGCGGAGTTTCCTCTGGAGAGATGGCTGTTGTCATGGCTCCCACTGGCGGAGGTAAGTCAATGATGCTTGTCGCTATGGCTGCAAACGCTTTCGCTGCAGGTAGAAAAGTTTTATATTATACTCTAGAATTAAGTCACAAGGATGTAAGTAAGAGATTTCATGCCGCATTAAATAACGTATTGCTTAATGAGGTATTATATCAGAAACCTAAGATTATACAGACTGCTAAAGAAATAAAAGAGAGAGGCGGAGTTCTTAAGATTAAAAAATATAAATCTGGAGTAGCAACAGTAAACACTCTTAAAGCTCACTTGGCAACCATTAAAAGAAATGAGAACTTTGTTCCAGATGTTATTTTCATTGATTATGTAGATATAATGGAACCAACAGAGCATGGTTTAGAACATAGACATATGCTGCAGAAGTTGTATCGACAAGTAAGGGGTTTAGCTGAAGAGTTTGAAGTACCTGTTTGGACAGCTACTCAAACAAATAGAGGCGGGGCTAAAGAAGAGAAAATAGGCATCGACTCTATTGCTGATTCATATGCTAAAGCTGCGGAGTTAGACCTTCTTATTTCCGTTGCTAGAACGGAAGAACAGAAGAGCAAAAATGAGGCTATAGTAGGTGTTATAAAAAGTAGACTTGGAGCAGATGGTTTCTTTTTGGAGGATGTTGAATTCGACACAAGTCGAGTTTACATTAGTTTCCCGAAAAAAAATACACAAAATTTTCCACCAATCCCAGGAGTTACACCAACGATTTCAGATCAAAATCCAGGCAATGTTGACGTGATGAAAGAAATGGAAGCTTATGCTAATAAAAACAGGATTAGTTAAGTCCGAATATTGTAAATTTATTGTTATTTATTATTATACAAAGCAGCGATTAAAAGGCAAAAAAAATAGAAATATATTTGTCAAAAACAGAAGAAAAATATAACTTCGCTGTAAACACTCCCTGATTAAATTTTAAACGAATTTAAGGGCGATCAAAAATTGCTCTAGGGAATCTTTGTCTCAAAAAAGTGGTAAATAGGTAAATTTAAAGGTTTTCTAGCATGTTTGTGGTAAAAAAGAGTGGTAAAAAAGAGAGTATAAATTTAGGGAAAATCTCTAAAAGAATTGAGAAAATGACACCAGGACTTGATATAGAGGATGAGATCATTCAGATGATATCAGGAAAAGTTTTGGGCAAATGTTATGAAAATATTACCACAAGAAAAATCGATGATATATTGCTTCAGGTTTTAGAAGAAAATATTGACGAGAATAAGCAAATAGAAGCGCTTGCAGCGAGAGTTGCAGTGTCAAATTTACACAAAGATACTAGGAGTAAATTTTCCTCTAGTATGAAATTGTTGCATGACAACAATAAAATTAGTGATGAAGTGTATGAATTCATCAAAGAGAACAAGACGTCTCTAGACAACTGTATAGTTGGAGATAGAGATTTCAATTATGATTTAAAAACCTTCAAGAAGATCTCGAAAGAGCTTGGGATGGTAGGTGATAAAACAGTAGAGAGAGTTCAGTATTATATATTGAGACAATCTCTACATACTTGGAAATATGACGTTGATCATGTTGTAAGAGATTACCACATGAAATCTTGCAATAAGGACTTATTACTTTCATGCATTTTATAAAATATTTAATTAACAAAAAAAACAACAAATGAACGAAGTTTATGTAACTAAAAGGACTGGAAAGAAAGAGCCTGTGAAATTGGAAAAGGTTCTTTCTAGAATAGAAAAGCAATCTTATAAGTTGGATCCAAGTTGGATAAAGCCTTTTGATATTGCCAAGAAAGTTATTGAAGGTATTTACGATGGAGTAACTACTGAAGCATTAGATAATTTAGCTGTAGAGACTGCGGCTGCTCTTACTGCACAACACCCTGATTACGCGGTGTTAGCTGGAAGGTTAGCGATATCATCTTTACACAAGACAACTGAAAGAAGTTTCTCAAAAGCAACTGACAAACTTTACAACAACATTGATCCAGAAACTGGAGAAAGAGCTCCACTAGTATCTGAAGAATATTATAAAACAGTAGTAGAAAACTCGGACGAATTAAATTCTGCAATCATAAAGTCAAGAGATTTTACTTTTGATATATTCGGGTACAAGACTCTTGAGAAGAGCTATTTACTTAAAACATATAATGAGAAGAAGAAAGCTCTAGAAATTACTGAGACCCCTCAATATGTATTCATGAGAGTTGCTATAGGCATTCATGGAAACGACATAGAGAGCGCTCTGGAGACTTACGACATGATGACTGAAAAGTATTTCACACATGCTACCCCAACATTATTCAACGCTGGAACCAATAAGCCTCAGATGTCTAGCTGTTTTTTACTTCAAGCAAAGGATGATTCAATAAAAGGTATTTACGATACCTTATCTGAATGCGCAGACATTTCTCAATCGGCTGGAGGTATAGGCTTAAGTATACACAATATAAGAACTAAAGGGTCTTACATAAAAGGGACTAACGGGACTTCGAATGGAATTGTACCTATGCTTAAGGTGTTCAATGAGACTGCTAGATATGTAGATCAAGGTGGAGGCAAGAGAAAAGGGTCAATTGCTATTTATATAGAGCCATGGCATGGAGATATTTTCGATTTATTGGAAATGAAGAAAAATCATGGTAAAGAAGAAATGAGAGCAAGAGATTTGTTCTATGCAATGTGGTTACCTGACTTGTTCATGCAAAGAGTGGAGAACGATCAAGACTGGGCTTTAATGGACCCTAAAGAATGCCCTGGTTTAGATGAGGTTTATTCTGAAAAGTTTGTTGAGTTGTATGAAAAATATGAAGCTGAAGGTAAGTACATTAGAAAGATTAAAGCTAGAGAGCTTTGGACTAAAATGTTAGAGTCTCAAATGGAGACTGGCGGCCCTTATATGCTTTATAAAGATGCGTGTAACGTTAAGTCAAACCAAAAGAATCTAGGTACAATCAAGTGTTCAAATTTATGTGCTGAGATAATTGAATTTACATCTCCAGAAGAAACTGCCGTTTGTAATCTTGCTAGTATTTGTCTTCCTAATTTTGTTAAAGGTAGAAAAAATAAGAAGTTTGACTTCGAAAAATTAGAGCAAGTATCTTATAGAGCGACAATAAACTTGAATAAAGTTATTGATATTAATTTCTACCCTGTAGAGACTGCAAGTAATTCAAACTTTAAGCATAGACCAATCGGTTTAGGAACTCAAGGTTTAGCTGATGTATTCTTTTTAATGGATATGTCATATGGTGACGCTAAGTCTGCAGATTTGAATAAGAAAATATACGAAACAATATATTACGCTTCTTTAAAAGCGTCTAATGATCTTGCTAAGAAAGAAGGGTCATACAGCACATTCAAAGGATCTCCAGCATCTGAAGGCATATTACAATTTGACATGTGGGGAGTAACTCCATCTGATAGGTATGATTGGGAAGGGTTAAGAGCGGACATAATAAAATACGGTCTAAGAAACTCTTTAACAACATGTTCAATGCCTACCGCTTCTACAGCTAGTATATTTGGAAATGAAGCTGCAGCTGAAGCTCAGCAAAGCAATATGTATTTAAGACGAGTTTTAAGCGGTGAGTTCATCATTGTTAACAAACACTTGGTTAGAGAGTTGTGTGATCTTGGCATATGGAGTAATGGGATTAAAAGTCAGATAATGTCTAATAATGGTAGCGTTCAAGCTATCGATGAAATCCCTGAAAATCTAAAACACAAGTATAGAACTACTTGGGAGATTTCTCAAAAGGACATCATCAACATGTACGCTGGAAGAGGAGCTTATATAGATCAAACTCAGTCAATGAATATTCACATGGCTCAACCAAATTTTGGTAGTTTAACTGCCATGCATTTCTTTGGATGGGGAGGGGGAGTAACAGTATCAGAAGGAGCTCAGGAAGAATTAGATCTGTTCTTAGAAGAAATTTCTAAAATAGAAGGTGAGTTATCTGGAGATATTGTAAAACAAAAAAGTCTTTTGGAAAACAAAGCCAAGTATGGCAAGACTCCAGAGAGTGCTTTGAAGACTGGAATGTATTACTTAAGGACGAAAGCTGCAGCTGATGCGGTTAAATTCACAGTTGACACTAAGAAGGTTGAAGCTAAGGTTTATACTGAAGAGGAGGCAATAAGTTGTTCCATCGAGGCAATGCAAAATGGGGAAGATTGCGAAGCATGCGGCTCGTAGCTAATTAGCTTATAGTTGTCGTTTTAGGAATTCCATACTATTATTAATAGTATGGTTTTTTTTTATGCAACAAATTTTATAAATTTACGTTTAAGTTATCAGAGGTATAATTTATAACTTAATAATCATGATATGGAAAGTGTATTTAACAAAAAAGTAATTTTAGAAACATCATCACATGCGCTTGAGTCGTTTGTGAACAAAACTTATGGTGGAGATTTATCTGTGTCCCTAATTGAAGAGGGGGATGGAGATGGTACCGTAAGTGAGGATATTGTAAAAGAAGATGTTCACTCATATAAACATAAAGAAGAGTTATCAAAAGAGATTGCTTCTGGAAACTATAGCAATGTCAGCGGCATATATGAAGTATTGCTAACTTTGTTGCATGATGGGCACATCGAGGAAGGTTCATATATTATACATGAAGTTTAAATTTATTTATTATGAAAGATTTTAATGGAGTAGAAATAAATGTTGGAACAAAAGTGTTTTTTATGCACTCTCCATCTCAACCAGTAATTGGTAGAGTTAGTGAGATTGGCGGTAAGAAGACGTTTACAGTCTTATATAAAGATGTGATAAAAACCAATAAAAAAGGCCATAAAGAGATTGAGGATTATAGGGAAGATAATCCAGAACTTGATACTTGTGGATTCGTTGTCAATTCGGATAAATGCTCAGTAATTGTACCTAAAATCACCTCATAGACCAAGAACACAAGAATATGAAGGATCAAAAAGCTATTGATAGAGGGCATAAAGTAAAGGTGGTTAATGGAATAACCCACCCACTAGGAGAAGGTACTATTACAAATTTAGGCACGATAAATTCAGGAGCTTATGTGGATAGGTTATTTGGTAGGTGTATCTACAATTACCTTATAGTGGGGAAACGAGGATACGTCTCGGAAAAAGATATTACAGAAATACTTTAATTATTACTAGAACGAAAATAAAGTTTAGAAAAACCTTGCTTAATTGAGCAGGGTTTTTTATTTTTACGACCATTAGAAGAAATTAAAAAGTATATAATATGAGTGAAGATATAAAGAAAGAGGGGCAAGAAATAGAGCCTATATTGGTTGATAACCCTAATCGATATGTTATTTTTCCCATAAAACATCCTGATATTTGGAATCAATATAAAGTTACTCAGGAAATGATATGGACGGCTGAAGAGTTAGATTTATCTCCAGACTTAGCTGATTGGGATAATAAGTTAAATGATGATGAAAAGCATTTCATTAAAAACATCCTCGCATTCTTTGCTGCATCAGACGGTATTGTTAACGAAAATCTAGCAAACAACATGCTAGCGGATGTTCAATACGCTGAAGCTCAATTCTATTACGGATTCCAAATTATGATGGAGAATGTTCATAGTGAGACATATTCATTATTAATAGACACTTACATTAAAGATGAAGCTGAAAAAGATAGGCTATTTAACGCTATTGACACAATAGCTTGTGTTAAGAAAAAAGCTGATTGGGCATTAAGATGGATTGATAACGGAACATTTCAAGAAAGATTGATTGCATTTTGCGCTGTAGAAGGAATCTTCTTTTCTGGTAGCTTCTGCGCATTGTTCTGGTTGAAAAAGAGAGGTTTAATGCCTGGGCTTACTTTCTCTAATGAGCTAATCTCAAGAGATGAAGGGAAGCATTGTGAGTTTGCATGTTTACTGCATAATGATCACGTGGTTAACAAAGTGGATAAAAAGACTATCACTGAAATAATTGTATCTGCCGTAGACATTGAGAAGGAGTTCATAACTGAATCAATCCCTGTGTCCTTAATAGGAATGAATTCAAAGTTGATGTCTGAGTACATTGAGTTTGTTGCTGATTTCTGGCTAAATGAATTGCGTTGCGAAAAAGTGTATAACACGCCTAACCCTTTTGATTTTATGGATATGATTTCTTTAGAGGGTAAAACTAACTTTTTTGAAAAGAGGGTTGCTGAATATAAGAGAGCTGGAAAGAGAGATAGTGAGAACGACTTTAATTTTGACGCTGAATTTTAATAAATATAAATCATGCAATAAAAAAGCCTATAACTTAATTGTTATAGGCTTTTTTATTTTGTTTTATGTAAATTTTTGATTAAGTTTTTTAAAAATATAATTTATGAAGAATCAGTTAATTATTTGTTTTTATGTTGGCGTTGGTGATATGGACCAGAATGATATCCCAGCTCATGTAGAGAGTATTAAAAAGGCTAATGCGCAACTTTTTACAGATAATGGCGCCGTAGCATTCTTTGTCCCAATAAGTGGAAATAACTCGAAAATAGAGTGCATTAATCCAGTTTTAGTTACAGATGAAGAATCTAAGGAGATTTTCAACACTTCAATGGAAAGGTTAAATAAAGTTTTACAAGCAGCAGAAAAACAAAGCGAAAATGAAAAAATCAAATAAGAACAAAAAGGCTCAAGCTAAAAATAGAGCTAAGAAATCAGCAAAAAGAGCTAGCACTAGCGCTAAGAGAAGCATTGAAAGAACCGCTAAATTAAAAGCTAAAAAAGCAAAATTAGAAGCAGAGTTCAAAAGTAAATTCGAAGCTATCATAGCGAAAAAGAAGCAAGAAATGCAATAAAGTAGGCCATTAAAAGGGTCTGCTTTTTAAAAAAAACACCTATTTATATGAAATAGTCTATTTATGGGAGCAGGTAAAACACAACCAAATCAGTTACAGGAAATTATAAAGACAGAGCTTTATTCCTTGCTAGAAGAGCAAGGTATAGACCCTTCTTCTGTTCCAGGTATAGAACAAAAGGCTATGAGAGCTGTAGCTCAATCTCCAGCACCATCTCAAGAGCCAGTCTCTGAGAAACCTAAGAAGAAAGCTAGGGTTATATTCGACAAAGATACTGACAATCCTTATTCTGTTACATTTTCAGAAAGAGGGTTTGACGTTGATGGTACTAGGTTGAATTTTGACCTTCTTAAGTATGCAATTTCCAAGGATTTCCACATTAAATTAAGTGGCGGAGAAGGATTGGAGCTTACACCAGTTAAAATGCAGAAAATTCTTAAGTACGAGGATAGATTCTAGCATATACGACAAATTGTCTTATTTATTTTATTGTTATTGAAGAAAAAAGGAAATTCTGTCAGGGATTTTAGCATTTTCTATATTGGTACGAATTTGGACTATACTAGAGCTATAGTTTAAAGCATAAATCAAAAAACATGAAAAGCACATTTAACAAAGAATTGAATGAAATTTTTGGAGACATCTTTAACACGGTTTTAGAGCATGAATCATATTCTCAATATGACATACTAGAAAGTGATAATGAGTATAGATTAGATTTATATTTATCTGGAGCTAAAAAGAGTGACTTCGATATTAAAATCGATGGAGATCTATTTATTGTTTCATATGAAGGGGATGCAGTTAAATCTGAAGAAGGATATAAGTATCACAAGAAAAAGCAACCAATCCAACCGTTTAAAAAGACGTTTAAACTGTCTAGGAGATTTGATATAGAAAGCATTGACGCATCTTATAAAGACGGTGTTTTAAAGGTTGTTATCCCCAAGACTGAAGAAGGCAAGAAGAAGAGCTTTAGTATCAAAGTTAAATAACTGACTTTTAGCTCATTAAACAGTATTAAAGGGGGTATTTCGCCCCCTATTTTCTTTTCACTTTTTACTTGATTTTCTTGATATTTTTTAGTAGATTTGTTATGAAAGAAATAAGTTAAAGTATTATCACAATGGGAGAAGTGAAAGAACAACCAGTAGCCAGTAATAAAAAAGCTGATGTTACGCAGTCTATAATGACTGCTAACAATAAGGCTTCTATGAGTACATTTGTAAGTGTGGGGAATGATGAAGATCAAAACGACTCACTTATTGAAATGGATTTAGTATATGTTAGGCAAAAGGGAAAAGAAGAAAGGTTTCTAAAAATTGAACTTAGTGGACACAATATAACTGATCCGTCACGACCGAATCAGTATGCTATTAAAGTGGTGAACACAAAAGAGGAATTTGAGAAGTTGAAGAGTTTTTTCACTCAACTTGAATGGGACAAGTAAGCCTCCCAGAGGGCTAAAAAAAAGTGAATTAAGCGAAAATGGAAAGAAACGATCAAGAAGATTCTTTTTCTAGAAAAAATTATTTTAGAGAAATTAGAAAATTTGACCAATTGAGTGCAAATAAGCAAATAGAACTTGCAGTTCTAGCTCAAAATGGTGACGAAATTGCAAGAGAAAAACTTATTGAGTGCAATCAAAGGTTTATTGTATCTGTAGCTAAAGAGTACAGAAATGATAGATTGGAACTTAACGACCTGATAAATGAAGGTAATATAGGGATGATTAGGGCTATAAATAAGTTTGACGCATCTAAGAATATAAGATTTTTATCTTATGCAGTATGGTGGATAAGACAAGCTATAATGGCGTCAATATACGACAACACTGAAACTGTTAGACTGCCCGTTAATAAGATAAACGCGCAAAACAAATTAAACAAAGCCAGAGAAAAACTGGTTCAGGAACTAAGTCGAGAGCCTACATTGGAAGAGATGATTGACAAAGCCTGCATAGAAGAGAGTGAGGTAATATCCTCAAGTCCAGATGTAAACAAAAGCGTTTCTTTGGAAAATAAAGTTTCTGAAGATTCAGAATATTCTTTAGTAGATTTTTTGCAAAATGATTCTTATGATCAGATGGAGAACGCTATCAACAGAGAATCTTTAGCTACAGAGATAAATAGTATATTTAAACAACTTTCAGAAAGAGAAGCCGATATTCTTAGTATGTACTATGGGTTAAATGGTAATGAGCCAAAAACTTTAAGAGAGATTGGTGACGTATTAAGCTTAACTAATGAGCGAGTTAGGCAAATTAAAGAATTGGCCAAAAGGAAGCTTAGAAGTCATGGGAAAAGCTCTAGATTAAAAGAATATCTAAATGATTCAATTAATTAAATTTGATTTTAATGCTGTCATAGAAAGCGAGCAAGAGCTACAAGTGTCTCTCTGCTCGCTTTCCATTTCTAAGGAAATGAAGGATGGTTATGTTATTGATTCAGGCGCTAGATTAATGGTGCTTTCAGTTGATGGATCGGATCATCAGGTTGAAACTTTGAACTCAGACGGTGAAATGTCTGGAGTTGTTTTTTGGGTTAATCCTAATGAATTTGATTTTATAGAGAATGTAACTAAAACATTCTCCACGCAAGATTTAAGCAAAATAAAAGGAAAAGTTCTTGGAGATTGGATATAAAGCTTATAACTTTACTGTTGAAGTAAATAAGTATAAATCTAATTATAATGAAATTATCAACAGAACTTGAAAGACCTGTATGCTTTGTAAAAATACAAACGACTGGCCTTAATCCTAAAGAAGATAGGATTATAGAAATTGCGGTTGTAAAGAGGTTTCCTGGGGAGGAAAAAGAAATTGTAGCCATAACAAAGATTAACCCTGGTATTGACATATCAGAGGCTTCAACTGCCATAAATGGCATAACAAACGAACATGTTAAAAATGCTCCAACCTTTGAAGCAAAAGCTAAAGGGTTACTAGCCTTCTTTGAGGGCTGTGATTTTATTGGATTCTCAATTAAAGATTTCGATTTGAAATTCTTAACTCATGAATTCAGTAGGTCAGGATTATCATTTTTAACTTACGATCGAAACATTGTTGACTTGATGCAGTTGCATCAAAAGATAGAACCAAGAAGTTTAAAGGCGGTTTCTAGAAAATATTTGGGTAAATTTCATCCAGAGCAGCCTACCTCTCAAGATACAATAACTACAAATATCGCTCTGTTAAACGCATTAATTAACACACATAAGGGAGAAGTGTTGGACAATGGCGGAAAAGTAACAGCAGACATCCATTCGCTTGGAAAGCTTTGTAACAATAGAAAAACTAACATGGACCTTGAGGGTAAGATTTATCTTAACGCACAAGGTGTTCCTACTTTTAATTTTGGTAAATATAAAGGTAAGTCTATTGTTGAATCGCTTGAAGGAGATAAGAGTTATCAAAGCTGGTTATTACATTCAGCAGATAAGCTTGAGGAAGATGTTAGGCAGATAATTGAGAAATTGGTATCAGAAGCAAACTCAAACACTCAAATCGCTTAAATTAGATGGCAAAAAAAGTAAAAGAAGTAGCAAGTGAAAATCAGATTAGCCTATTCGGAGCCGTGGAACAAAAGAAGTCTCATGGTCTTACTGATGAACAAGGGGAATATGTCTTCTATGATGGGGAAGACTCTATACTACTTAAAGCAACAGCTGGCTCAGGAAAGACACATTCATGTGTTCATAGATTGAAGGAGTTGCTTAAGAGAGGTGTAGATCCCAAAAAGATTATCTTCTTTTCTTTTACTAAGACTGCTGTAGAAGAATTACAAAAGCGTGTTGGTAATGATGATATTAAAATCACCACCATACATGCTTATTGTATGAGCGTGTTAGGGAGGCTGAATAAATACAAGAATGTAGCAACATTCTATGAATTTATCGATTGGTACAGAGGTAAGTATAGACCAAGTAGGTACGCAACCCCTTCGGAGAGTCATGAGTTTGAAGCGTTGATTAACGATCTTTATTCAGAAGGTGAATATTACTCATCTCAAATTGGGGCCTATAAATTGCAAAACGCTGTAGGAGTCAAAACTCATGCTCCTAAATACTGGAGTGAATATAAGTCATTCCTTTATGAAAAGAAGGCGAGAGATTTCTCTGATATGCTTATTGAAGTACGTGACCTATTTAGAGAAGACAGATACTTGAAAGTATTCAAAGGTAGTTATGATTACATTTTTGTAGATGAGTACCAAGATACAAGCGCTATTCAAATGGAAACATTACTTTCTCTAAACGCTAAATATTACTATTTAGTTGGAGATGCGGCTCAAAGTATATATGGCTACTCTGGAGCTAATTGTGAGAAGATAGAAGCTATGCTTGAAAAGCGTAGGACTGTGGAGAGAATGAACCTCACAATAAACTTTAGGAGCGATCAATCTATTGTAGAAAATTCAAATAAATATACTGATTTAGAAGCTACAGCAAATAGCGATAAACATGGAGATGTGAATCATGGGATAATATTCACTCTTGATGATTTGGTCGATATGTTTAAAGGGCAAGGTGAGGTTGTTGGCTTGGTTAGAACAAATGCTACAATCAGAAGATTGGAGAGAGAATTCCTACAGAGACAAATACCAATCAAGTATTTTAATTACATTACCCCATCTGAGCTGAAAGCTTATCAAAAGGATAAAAACCCAAGAACTAAGGCAAAGCTCGATCGAGTTAAAAAGTATTTCGGTGGAGCTGAAGCTAATGTAATTTCATTTATAAAGGCAAACGAGGGAAGTAGAAAGTATTTTACTTCTATACATAAAAGTAAAGGTAGAGAATATGATACATGCATTGTGGTAAATTCAATTTCAGAAGAAACTCTTCAGGATAATGATGTTTATGACAACATGACTAATAAGCAGTTGGAGAGAGCTTCATTCCTTATGAATGATCCAGATGATCAAGAGGCTCAAAGAATACATTACGTTGCTGTAACGAGAAGTAAGCACTCGCTATACTTTATGATGTATGATATTTAATATAAAAAAATGATACAGAATACAATACAAGAATTTCTCAAGAAAGGGAAAGTGAAGGAAGCTGATTTAATACAGTTGCTGGAAAAGAATGGGGCCAAAGTAGATGAAGCAACGCCTTCACAGGACATGAGAGAGCACTGGGACATAAAGATAGTGTCTGAGTTGAAGATAGATGTCAAAGGTCTTAAGAAGAGCCAGAGAAGCGATCAGGAACCAAATGAGAACATTCATTGGATTGAGATAAAGAATGTACAAGGAAAGGTTGGATGGGCTTATGCTACAGAGGTTGATTACTTTGCTTTTGAGACTATCGATTACTGGGTAATTGTGAAGAAAGAAAGCTTGCAGCAACTTGTTTCAGACAAGTGCGCAAGTAAGGAGACTGCTGACTCAGCAAGAGATGCTATGTATAAGTTGTACTCAAGAAAAGGTAGAAGTGATCTAATGACTCAGGTTAAGACTCTGGACCTATGTTGTTATGCTGATACTATAATTAAGAAAAAATGACTCTAGATACAAAAATACATTTCGGAGTAGGAGTTGTTACTTGGACGTTTTTACAAGTGAGTAGTTTTATGTATGTAAAAAAAGGTGGAGAGCTTAGTCGCAAGCATTGGTCACAAACAATTCAAGATTTTTTAGTGTTAACAATTGTAGGGTGGGCATCTTTATTTTTTGTTTTAGCGTCTCTTTTAAAAAAAGATCTAAGAGACTTTTTCTATAAAGCTTGGTTTTGATTGCTATAATTATTCCATATTTATATACATGATGAATATGGTGGATAATCAACACGTTGGCGCAGGCATACTGCCTATAGCCAAATCAACGGGAAGAATTCTTTTGGGAAGAAGGAGTTTTGGACCACAACATACTTTCCCTAATTGTTGGGGGCTTTTTGGAGGAACTTATGAAGATGAGGATAATCAACCTAAAGTGACGGCTAAGAGAGAGTTTTATGAAGAAACTAAGTGCGGCAAGCCTTACACAATATCAGATAAACCACTCTATATTCAATCAACAAATCACAATACGTATTATACTTTTGTAGGAATATTTCAAGAAGAATTTGTTCCTTATGTTTCTGGAGATGATAAGCATAGTCAGGAGCATTTAGATTATGGATGGTTTACTCTTGAAGAGATCTGTTCACAACCAGAAGCTAATATGATCCCAGGTCTAAAAGAGGCTATTGTGGATAAATCCATTGTCATTAAAAGAATAATTGATTACTACTGTTCTAATGCTTAAGTTTTAGTATGCGTAAAAGATTCTATTTTGCATATAATAAATACGTTCCCCCTTATGAACATGAGTTAGTATCAGAGTTAGTTGACAGCTTGACTCAGGAGATTAATAGGGAAATAATCTCAGAATTAATTGCGCTAGGTAATTACGAAAATTCAGAAGACGATGAAGAAGCACAGAACACTAAACCCTTATAGTTACAAAAGGATTGGTAATATATATTTTTGCTGGAATGGTGAAGATATAATGGTTATACATTATAAGAAATTAAAGGAGGGTATCTATAGTCAGAGGCATGGTATTCTTTCATGGAAATTTTTATGGGAGTGGAAATTAGATTTTAAAAAAAGATATAGACAACAGAAGTCTGAGAGAACTTTTGAGACTATTATGGTTACAGCGGTAGATCTAATGAAGTATAGGAAAGTTATAGGGTTTACTGCGTGGGTTATGAATAAGGACATATTTAAAAAAACAACAGCTTATTATAAATTTACTCCAAATTTTTTTAGGGAGCATGGTGAAGATTTTTTATATAGCGATTCTTATGAATACAAGAACATTCATTCACTAATTAGAACTAATAGCGAAAAGTTGGCTAAAGATAGGTTGGATGAGTTTTATAAATAATAAAAAACATGAAAACAAGAAAGAGGTTTTGGATAGGGTATAAAGTTAAAAGAGATTTCAGCACTTTATTTCTTGAATTTTCAGAAAAATATCCAGAAGTTTTAAGCGAGTCAGGTACGCAGATATATATCTCAACTATGGAAACTTATTTTAAGATGGTAGAAAAATCTTTGGAAGACAATGAGGCTGACACAGATTTTTACAAACGTTACAAAAACATAAAAAAAGATTATGAAGATTTAATGGAGGCTGAATTTTAGAGTCCTCTAAAATCTTTAGTGAACCGTCTCTTTATGATGGGCATAAGAGTTTCTTCTAAGGGAGCATCTGTATTTATGTCCACGTAGTATACGGCTGGATTTAATATATCCTGATATCTACTTTTTAATCTTTCTTTTATTTTACCTGGAGTATTAGTTAAGGTGGATGTGAAAGTTCTAACTGGAAATACCGATAGATGGTTTCTAGACTCTACCATAGAGAATCTATATCTATAAGCGTGTACTTTCTTTTGACACCTAACCAATATGTACCCTTCTTCTCTATTATTAGGAATTGTTCCTACAGATTGAAAAACTATTCCATCTTCTAATTTTCTATACAGATCTTTACCTCTATTAATTACTTTCTGCATTTCTGAAATAGAAAAATCAACAATTTCCTGTATGACATCAAGAGATGGCATTTCTCTTTTTGTTCGTCTTTTATAAATGAATGATTTGCTTTTTAGATTTATTCCAATGATCTTTTTTGGAAATGACTCTTCTATTGAATTAAGATTATTTTTATAATCCACAAGTTCATTATATCTATCCAGTAGATCTGATAAAAAGGGGTATATTTTATTTTCTTGATAAAACTTTTCTGATTGCTTTAGATAATCAAGCAATATATATTGTTTGTACTCAAAGTCTATCCACCCCTCCGAAAACCAATTTTTATCTAGTGTTTTCATATAAATAAATAGATGAATGTTTTCATATAATTGAGTGTAAAACAAAAAAGACGGTGATTAAACCGTCTTTTTTACTTTTATTATTTATCGAAAACCATATCCGCTCTCCAATCAGTTTTATGACTGACGGGCTTTGTTGCTTGCCCTTTGTAAGGATTGCTTAATAGCACTTTTCCTATACCTGGATATTTAGCATCTACTTTAGCGATAATTGGCTCCCACTTCTCTTTGAATTTCTTTGAGAGAATGGCTTCTATGTTTCCAATGAATCCCTGACTTTTTTCAGAAGGATTAGGAGAATTAGCTCCTTTATTCCATATGTAACTCAAAGGCACTGTATTTGGATCCCTAAAGTTTAAGTCTTGATCGTTAACTATGAAGTCGTAGATTCTTTTAAGAACTCTATCGTCAGCTATTGCTGCTTCATATGCAATTTTTCTATCATTAGGAATTGCAGCTAGAGCTCCAGTGTCTTTGTTTACGCTGAAATCTTTTTTAACTTCAGAAGCGTTCATTCCTTTTTTTACTAATCCAGGCATAAGCACTTTATTAGCAAGTTGGTTTTTACCTCTACCTCTAATACCATATCTTTCCCAATCTTCAGAATCTTCTACTAAATCAGTCCATTGAGGTGCGCCTTTAATAAAGTAATCATAATAAGCATTTGCCACAGCTTCTCCAGCAGTTGATTTAAGATTGTTATAAACACCTTTTTTTAAATCATCAGCTTGATCAGAAAAAGTGGTGCTAGAATCAGATTGATGTTGAGCGACTGCTTGCTTGTTTAAGCTAGATCTTTCATCATCATCACTGCTAGACGCTCCACCAGTTAAGTCTTCATCATACTTCTTTTCTATCTGAGTCTGTACATCTCTTAGAATATTAGAAACTCTTGGAGCGAATGTATAAGAAAAGAAGTCTCCAGCGCCACTGTCTGCAGGATTGTAATTCTGAATCATTAATTCCATCTTGTTCATAATAGCATTATCAACAATTTCACCCAATGAGTCATCATCTACGGTTTCTAAGCCATACCTTTTTCTTAAACCACCAACATAGCCATCTTTTATAGTAGGGTCTATTGAATAAAAAGTAATTAAGTAAGTATAAAAATTAGAGTTACCAGTTTTTTGATATTCCTCTACCGCTCTATTAAGAGCGTATGTAATTTTTTTAGAACCTTTACCATTATTATATTCTCTCATCCATTTAGAAAGGTCTCCAAATGATGATTTGCCTTGAGCGGCAAGTGATATTTCATTTTCTACTTGCTGAACTTCCTCTTGACTTAGTGGCCATTTTGCCCCCTCCCCAGTCCATCTATCCTTATAGTGTGAAGACCATTCTTCAGAAGTAGCCTCAGATATAACGTGAGCAGACCCTAAATTGTGAACTATTAAATCATAAACTTTTTTAAGACCAACATTTTCAAAAATAACATCTTCATATTCTTTCTTTATGTTTCCAGCAAAAGAGCCATCACTTTTAACTTTGAAGTCTTCCTTTATTGAAGATGCAGTAAAGCCTTCTTTTACTAACTTTGGAGCTAATATATGCCTTAACATGTTAACTTTAGACATAGCCTTTAGCTCAACTGTTTTTGGCTTCATTTCAGACAGCACTTCTTGTATTGCTTCTTTAATAACGCTATTTAAGTTCTTATTCATATTTTCATCTAAATTTCCCCTTTCATAATTGAAGAGTTTTTCAATCGTCTTTCCTAGTTTAGTGTTTCTACCAACTCCATCTTTAAGCGCTTTACCAGCAGCTCCAGCTAAAACGTCAAGTTGATCTTTTTTAAGAGCATCAACTCCTCTTTCTTTTTGATCAGCTTCGAAGTCTTCTCTTGATATTTTTGTACCAGCTCCAGATCCGCCACCTTCTTGACCTCTTTTTACCATCTTAGATAAAACATAAGGCTCTAACTCTGGATAGATATCCCCTTCGTCATTTGTATATTTTTTACCTAAAGATTGTCCAAACTTTTCTTTTGGAAAATTTTTCCAATCTTTATCATATTTATCTCTACCAGCAGAAACAATTTTTTCAAAATCAGATCTACTAATTTTCGTATCTCTATTTTTAAAGAATTTGTAATCGAAGTCTTGAATGAAGTGAAAAATAGCTCTCCCGATTTCTTCTGTTCCATTTTTACTTAAATAAGCGCTAAGCTTATTTTTAATTTGCGCTCCAAGATTTTCATCTGCAGATAATAGCTCTTCAAACACATCTTCATAAGATTCATTTGCGTCTACATCGCTCATGCTTTCTTTGTCATCCTGATTAGAATCATCAGCTATATCTGGCTGTTTAGATGATCCAGGGTCTTCAAAGCCAACATCTTTTTTAACAGATAAGAAAGCTCCAACGTCTTTTAGTTTTTGAATGTCAGATTTTACAAGATTTCCTTTATTGAATATATTGTTTGCCTCACCCTCTGCAGCTTCAGAAAATTCTATATATGCTTCTGATGGAGACTTAAATTTATAGTTCCAAACACCTTCAGCCACCTCTTTAACAGAAGCAATTCCATCTTGATCTATACCACCATTTTCTCCCATAGAAGTCTCTGGATCTAAAGTAGATCTCCAGTCTATCCAATTGTTGTTTTCAAACGCGTCAGAAATACTGATGCCCGATTTAGTATCTATTCCAGCCCTAAGCTTTTGAGTGGTAAATTTCTTAAGGGTATCTTTCAACTGATTTTTCATTACAGTTAAAGCCCATGCTCCAATGTTGTTTTTATTAGCATCGTACTGACCAATGTTATCGATCATTTTATCAACAGCATCTTCAATAGAAATTTTGAAATCAATATCTCTATCAGCTATTTCAATGTCTTTAGCATCTCTACCCATAAGAGGTATAGCTATAGGAAGAATAGCTTTTTTATAGAAGCTTCTTAACGTGTCTTCAGCTCTCCTTTTATATAGGTCAGATCTTCTACTTGATAATATTGCATTTTCTTCTGGAGAAGATGGTTTACCTGAAGCTAATCTAGCTAGGTATTGTAATTGCCAGTATCCTCTAGGTGAAAGCTTTCCATTAGACCAGTTGTATGATATCATACTTTTTTCATCACCGAAAGCATGTTCAAAATATCTTTTCTTAGCAGCGTCTCCATATTGTTTCATTTCCTCAGGGATTTGAAAAATAAGTTCTGCGGCTTGATTTGGGCTTTTGATGCCAGATTGTTCTTGCGCTTGTTCTAAGGATTGAATAAACCCTTTAAAGTTTTGGTCTCCTTTTAATTGTGGAGCTAATATAGAAATAGCCTCTTCAGTGCTTTTACCTGCTTCTTTTAAAGAAAGAAAAGCGTAAGCCATATCTTCTTTAAAGCTCTCTCCTCCCCTGCTAACCATAGCGTACTTCATAGGGAAAGGAAGAATGTCCTTTTCGCTACTTGACTTATAATCTGAAAAAGGGCCTTGAACTGGCTTCTCTGAAACAGACTTTTCTTGAGCACCTTTTCTGGTAGTCTCAGCTAAAAAAAGCATTTTTTGTACCTCTTGTAGTACTCTCTTGTCTTTCGAATTCATATAAAAAAGATTTTTATATAAATACCTTGAAAAAACCAAAAATTCGCTTTATATTTGCCTCTATAATTATTATATTATATATGATAACTATAAGTTTAGTAAAGTAAGTAAAACAAAAAAAAGAAAAATGAGAGGTATCAATTTAGTAACTCTAGGAGGTTCTGTAGGACAGGACCCAGTAATCAGAGAAGCTGGAAACAGCAAAGTAGCAACGTTTTCTATTGCTGTAAATGAAGAGTACAAAAACAAACAAGGTGAGAAAGTTCAAAACACTCACTGGTTTAATTGTGAAGCTTGGGCTGGTCTTGCTGGTCTAATCGAACAATACGTTAAGAAGGGTAGCAATGTTTATGTTCAAGGAACATTAGCAATGGACAAATACGATGACAAAGACGGTAACAGCCGTACTGCTGTCAAAGTAAAAATCCGTGACCTTCAATTCCTACCTGGTGGAAAGAAAGATGATTCTGAAGCATCTCCAGTTGCGCAAGCAAGTCAGAATACTCAGGATTACACAAAACAACCTGCAGCAGCGGCAGCTCCAGCACAACCTGCACAACCTGCAGCTACTGCATCAGCTGACTGGACTCAAAGTGAGGACGACGATTTGCCATTCTAAGACTGGTGAAAAACACACAAACAAAAAAGGGATGCTTTATAAGCATCCCTTTTTTATTTATTAATTTGTTATTCACGTATTAGAATAAGTTATATAGATATTTCTTTATGAATTTTTTTGATTGCTTTATAATATATATATTGAGAAGGGATTCCTCCATTTCTCACATATTTATTTAACCCTCCCTGACCTCTATTATAGGCAACAAGTCCGCGAGTCAAGTTTCCCTGATTAGCTTTAGTATAATATGTTACCACATAAGACCACATAGCTAAATTATTTTCCCTATTAGAAAGCCATTTAATCATTTGAGTCTTTGTTTTATCTGTATAATCTTTTTGATTACTTAAGTGGTCAAAATTATCAGCTCCAGCTAAAAGCATCTTTTTACGAACATCTATAGGCATATGTCTCTTCATCAGGAAGTGAGCCGTTCTTGGCATTATTTGACCAATCCCTATTTCTCCAGATGTCCCAACTACTAATTGGTTAGATTTACTTTTATGGTCTTTAGGATAGTATTGGTACCCATTTGATTCATAAAGCAGTTGAGAAATGAACATGCTCAAATCTCTGTCATATACATCTAGCTCAAAAGCTTTAGCTGCTTTCAGAAACTCTTGAGCCAGTTTTTTGTCTAACCTTCGGTTTTTTGATGTGAATCTTACGTAAATTGAATTCTCCTTATTTTTTAGCTGAATTGCTTTATCTAGTGATTTTTTGTTCTTTATCTTGATCTCTTCTATTTCTTTTTTGAGATCTGGACTACTAGATATGGAGTGTGTTTCGTGAATTTCAATAACTTGTTTGCTATTGTTTTTGTTGATGTGATCGATGTTGTAAGCAAACATTGCTACCACAAACGATAATGTAAAAATTGTTGTTAACTTTACCCTTTTCCATGTTCCCATAATAAGTTTATTTGGTGAAACATATACGTGTCCGATTTTCGAACACTAATCTAAATATGTAAATTATTGATTTTTTGATCTTTTTTCAAGATATTTATAATAAATTGCATCCCAATCATGGAAAACAAGGAAGAAACAAGGAAAATTGTACGTTCAATTCTAAAAAAATACCTTCAAGAAAGCGGAATTTTCAAGGAAAACAGTAACAAAAGTCTCTCAGAAGAGACTTTTGAAGAAGAAAGAATGGCACATGATGATGCTGTTGTTAAAGTAAAGGACAGAGAAAATTTTGTAGGAAGCCATACTTTTGGAGAGGATCTTGGAGGCTTTGGTGATATGTATGTTGTATTCTCTTATGATAGAAATCATCCTCTTTATCTATACAAGGACAACAAGTGGTATCATAACACTGATGATAAATTAAACGCTGACGGAACTGTTAACGTTTGGACTAAAAAACATTTAGCTGATTTAGACCCAGGAAAGACAGCGGGAAAACCAAAGCACTGGATGAAAAAAACTGTGTCTGATTTCATGAAAAAGAAAGGTGTTGACCTTACTCATACTGAGTTAAAGCCTGGGGAAAAATAATCTTTATTTTTCTCTTATAATTTATTAAATTTGTATCATGAAGTTGTTACTAAAGAAAATTGGAGTTTACTTTTTTCCTATAGTGGTGTTATCCATTGCATTAGGTTTAGGGATTGCCGCTGGTTACGTGTCCGTATCTGGTATGGCTAAAACTTTTCCTGGAGCAGGAATTACCATGATAATTTTGATGTCCCTTATTGAAGCTGGAAAATTCGTAGCTACAACATGGATACATAGACAAACGGCTGAAGAGAGCGTGAAAGGTTTCTTTAATAAATTGAAACAAAAATCATTAAGTATCGTTATGTCTATTATGGTTGTAGTTGTAATGGCTATTACTAGTTTTGGGATCTACGGATTTCTTTCCCATGGATACATGGCCACAGCTAATCAACTTTCTAAAAGTAATAAGGAGATAGAGTTATTAGATAAGAAGATAGAATCTAAAAATGAAAGCATTACAAATTTTGAAGGAGCTAAGGAAACAAGCACTGTAAGAATAACTACTCTAAATGAACAAAGAGGAGCTCTTGAGGTAAGATTAGATTCTCTTTATGCTAGAAGGTGGTGGAGTTCGGTAAATGCGACAAGAAAGCAGATAGATGAATCAAATGCTGAAATAATCAGATTAACGAAATCTGTTTCTAAGTCAGATTCAACAATTCAAGTTATAAGAGATGAAATTACTAAATTAGAAGTAGAGAAAATAGAAGTCTCTAATGGTTCCGCTGTTGGAGAAGTTGGACCTTTATTGTATCTTTCTAATGTTACTGGAATTAATATGGATCTAATTGTTAATTATCTTATAATGGTGATTATGCTTGTGTTTGATCCTTTTGCGATAGTGTTGCTTTTGGCTGCTAACAGATCATTTGATAGAATTAAAGCTAGGATAGAAATTGAGGCTTTTAACGATACGATAGAGCCAAATCCTTTAAGTGATGAAATAGAGAATTTAGAAGAAGTTGAGTTATTTCCTAATGAAAATAAGGTAGACTTAGATATGAATGGGGAAAATAAGGTTGAGCCTGAGCCTGAAGAAATTGGTAATGTAGTATATTCTGGATTAGGAGAAGATGGGGACGTGAAAGAAAAGGTGAAAGAATTTTTCGAAAAAAAAGAAGAAAGAAATAAGGAATTTACAGAAAAGTTAAACGAGTTAAAGTCTGGATCAGAAAAAGAGGTTATAGATTTCAGCAATGATAAAGAATCTATTTATTTAAACTTTCTAGAATTCGTATTTAATAAAGGAGAATTGTCAGCTGGAGATCAGATCCCATCTTTTCAAGAATTAAAAACAAAGCTTCAAGAAGCTAAGGTGGATTATTCAGAAAAGGATCTTCAAGACTTCTTTTTAATTTGTAATCTTCTAAAGATTATAAAAACAGATAAAAATAAGAGAACTGTCCTTAAAGATTATAGCGTTGCTAAGGCTCTAGTGTCCAATATTTAAAGTTTATTGTAAAAAAGTTTCCAAAATGGAAACATTTAGCAAATTTGTTCGTTAGATAAGTATAACACAAACTATACAACTATGACGAACTCTAACTCAGCATTACAAACATACGTAGACGTAGAAACTAGAAACACTCCAACAATGCTTGTAGGGGAAAGTAGAATTGACAACTTTGCTTCTAACAAGAATGGATTTGTTATAGGTTCAGCTGTTTTCTTTACAGGAACTTCTGGAGCAGGGAAAACTTCTTTTGCAATCTTTTTACAGAAATTGTTTAAAAATGAAGTGTCTGCACTTTATTCTCGTGAAATGCCAGCGTGTGATGTTAAGGAGCAAACTGAGAGATTCGGAATTGACCACAGAAACGCTCTTATAGCTGATAAGGATGATTGTGCAAATGTTGGAGAGTTCATCAAAGCAATCGATATCTCTAAGCCAAAAATAGTTATAATAGATTCTTTGCAAGTGTTATTGCAAGAAGATTGTAACGGAGAGAGCGCTGCTGATGATTTATGGAACCTTATTGCTGACTTAAGAGATTGGACTAGTAAAAATAATGCTATCTTATTCGTTATCGGTCACGTTAACAAAGATGGTTCTTTCGAAGGCAAGAATACAATCAAGCACATGTTTGATGCTCACATGCACATGGATTTTGATCAAGCTAAAGATGAGAGAACTCTTACTTGGACAAAAAACAGAAAAGGAGATACTAAAATCAAATTGTATTATGAATTTTCTACCGACTCTATGGTTTTCTTTACTGAAGATGAGTGGTCTTCAAGAGCTGTAACTAAAACAGTAATGGATGCGGTTAACAATGTAGTTCAAGGGTTTGTTTCTACACTAAATAAGAACCACGCAAATTACCAAACGTTCAAAGCACAATTCAACGCAGGTGTCAAAGAGGTTCAAAATTCAGGAGCAACTTCAGAAATGGAAGTAACTATAGCAGTAATGCAATTAGTTGATAGATTAACAAAAGAAAATGGTCTAGTTTCCGCTTAATAAAAATGACGCCTCAAAAGGGCGTCATTTGTATTTTATAATAATAAGTCATATATTTGCGATATGGAATTAAACGCTAAGAGCATTTGTGACGCTTTAGGTATCAATGAAGAGGAGGTCGTAAATATCTACCCTTATGGATCTAGAGTGTACGGGACCGATGATGAGTTCTCGGATGATGATTTCATTATAGTATTTAAAAGTTCTATGATCAAGTCCAGGGATGGTAGAGCAGGGTTTAAAAATAATGCTATATCATCAGAAGATGGCAGTATACAAGGAGTGTGTTATTCAAGGGGAGGTTTTATAGATGCAATTAATAACTATGAAATTGCAGCTTGGGAATGTTTATCTTTGCCAGATGAAAAGGTTATAAAGAATAAATGGCCTTTTAAGGTGCGAAAATACGAAGAGAAGCAAATGATTAAGGCAATTATAACCAAAGCCTCATCTTCGTGGCATATAGCTTCTAAAGCGTCTAGTTACGAGAACTATGAGCAAGCTGAGAAAGGCATATTCCACACCCTTAGAATATTGGAGTTAGGGCTTCAAATAAAAGAACATCAAAAAATAGTAAATTTCCAAGCATCAAATGAATTATGGGAAAAGATGTTATTGGATAAAGGAGTCTTTACAAAAGAGAAAATAAAAAAGTATCTCCCATTAAGGGATGAAGCAATGAATAAATTAAAGAATTAAAAATGAAAGCAACAAGGAAAGCTATAGTTCAAATAGCAAAGAGTAAACAAACTTATATTTTATTAGGCATATTTGCCTCACTACTAATTGCTCTTAGGGTATATTATTATAACAACCCGCAACACTATGTTCCAAATGAATATATGAGATTGGTTTGGACGGCTGTTATATTGTTATCTCTGTTTTTGATAATAGGGATTATTAATTTGCGTAGATTTTATGCAGATCCTGTATTTAGGAGAAACATAAAAGCTAAGACAATAATTGAGAAAAGCATGAAAGAAACTGGTAGAAAAAGATGAGCTTTATATCAATCGATGTAGAAGCAGACGGTCCAATACCTGGAGTCTATTCAATGGTTTCCTTTGGGGCCGTTATAGTTGAAGAAGGGTTGACTAAAACTTTCTACAGGGAAGTTAAGCCAATATCCGAAAAATGGATACCAGACGCTCTAGCAGTGTCGGGTTATTCAAGAGAGGAGCATGAATCTTTCGGAGACCCTTTACAGGCAATGATAGAATTTTCCGAATGGCTTAATGAAAACTCAAAAGGAAGACCTACTATGATTTCTGATAATCCAGCATTTGACTGGCAATGGATCAATTACTATTTTCACTTCTTCACGGAAAGTAATCCTATGGGGTTCTCTGCAAGAAGGTTAGGTGATTTATATTGCGGTTTAGTAAAGGATGCGTCTAAGAACCATGAGTGGAAGCGTAAGCTAAGAAAAACGAAGCATACACATAATGCTTTGGATGACGCTAAAGGTAACGCAGAAGCTCTCCTAGCGATGAAAGAGATGGGTCTAAAAATAGGTTTTAAATAATATGGTAAATGTACAGAAGATAAAAGGGTGGTCTTATTTAAAGGTCTCTATTATATATGTAACGTTATGTGCGGTGTCAATTACAATAGGATACATATTGCTTAATAGTGAAAGTGTTGATAGTAGCGATTTAGATGCTTTAGTTGAAAAGGTTGGAATTAATGTTTTCTTGTTTTTAATTATACCTTTGATGGCTGTTTTGGAAGAAGTAGCGTTTAGATTTATACCAATCTATATACTTGTTAAATACTTTGAAAAGTACACTATTCCTGTAATGGTCATAGTCTCATGCTTATTCGGGTATCTTCATGGTGGGTGGGAACATGTATTAATTCAAGGTTTTGGCGGAATAGGGTTATCTTTAATGTATATAAAAGGTTTGTCTGTAAACCATCCATTCGCATTGACAATAACATCAATAACGCACACCATATTCAATTTTACAATATGCTATTTGCATTATTAAAAAATAGCTTGAGCGGCTTAAAAACTCATTTAGAAAATCATGGAATTATTAACAGCATTTACATTATTTGGATACGCTTCACTGTTTATTGTAGCAGTAGTAGCTTTATTTATAGCTTTTATCGCATTCGATATAGCTGAAGTTGGAACTGGAGCAACGGTTTCAGCAGGTATCTTTATTGGTTTGAATTATTTTTGGGGCAATTTCCCTATTGAATCCTATATATCCTGGCAGCTGATTGGAATGTATGTATTTATAGGGTTACTGTTTGCAATATTAAGAACATACTTTAAAGGTAAAGAGTTGACTAAAAAGTATAATGTTGGGATAGGTAGTCATAAAAACCCTACACAATCTTTAGAACAATTTAAGAAAGAGTATGATCTTAAAAGCAGCGTTTTCAGATGGTGGTTTTTATTCCCTATATCAGCTATAACTTGGTTATGCGGAACTTTATTGAGAGACGCGTGGGATGTATTGTACGCAAAAGTCGGGACAATGTTTTACAAGATATTGAACGCTTAATCATCAATGTAACATATTATCAATAAGTAATGCAAGAGCCAATAATTTGGCTCTTGTGTTGTTTAAAGTAAACTTACTTTTATAAATATAAGTTTTCAACTGGGGTGAAACTTAAATTATTCTGCTATTTATATCTAAAGATAGGCGCGATATGAACAAGCAAAGATTACAGCAAATCATACGAGAGGAGATAATAATAAACGAAGTTGCTAACGGAACAATGTTTGTTAATTATCCAGAGAGCGGCGCCGAGTTTCCAATGCTCGATCAGGACTATTTCAAAAGACCTGAAGAAATCGATAAAGCAAACGAATATCTCCAATTTCAATCTTCATCTACTAATCAAGATCTTGACAAAGATAAGTTTCCTTTTGATGAACTGAAGAAGGGGCTTAAGCTTGAGAAAGCAAAGAACCCTAAGTTGAATCACTTTGATGTAGCCGATATTGTTATTAGCAACCTGAAAGACGATTCACAGTTTTATAGCAAACTGTTTAGCAGTGATCAAGAAGGTGAAAAATTTGATGCGGGGAAAATACAACAGGATGCAACTAATTATGGTCCTGAAACAAAAAAGAAGTAGCTATGAAATTGATTACAAAAACTCCAAAAAAAGTAGTGTTAGAAATTAAAAAGTCTAAATTGAAGGAAGTTGGCTTTGACCACCTTTGGGATGAAGTAAGATTTTATTATCCAGATGCTACATATAACCTCTTCAGTATCACCGACGAAGACAAGTCTATGTTCGTAGAGTTTGACTTGAAAAAAAATAAAGTCAAAAATTAGATCTATATTTTCTTTTTTATTTGATTACCCTTCCCTATATTTGCTATTGTTAGTAAAAAAGGAAATAAGATGTCTATGTACCCAAAGGTGTTTAAAGACTACCAAGGTAGAGATGTTAAGGTTCAGAAATCTCCAGATGAATACGTGTTATTTCACTACTGGGGAGATACAGATAGGGTAAAGTTTATCTTCACTGAAACACCTTATGATGTTAAAGTTAGTATTTACGGAGAAGATGGATACATCGGATCTTTAGAAAATAATGTCTTTAACCTTTTTTCTCACTCCGATTCTTTTTATATTAAAAGGAATAGAGTTAAATTTACAGCAACAAAAGAGTTAATGAATAAATGGAGGCATAAGCTTTCTAAAACCTAAATTATTATGAGTAAAGACAAAAAAGGGTTCGGAAGATACGAGGACGAAGACGATGAAAATAAAATCCCAGGAGCGGGTCCTAGAGGTGAAAATCCTCGCAACGCTGGCGGGGATGGGTATTCTCCTCAAGATGATGAAGAGAAAGACTATCAAATGGACAAAGCTAAAGGTAAGTCTAAATCCGATAAATCTAAGACTCCAGTTTTAGATCACTTTGGTAGAGATTTGACTCAAAAAGCTATTGATGGGGGTTTAGACCCAGTTGTAGGTAGGCAGAAAGAGATTGACCAGTTGGTTAGAATTCTTAGCAAAAGAAAGAAAAATAACGCAGTCCTTATTGGTGATGCTGGTATTGGAAAAACTGCAGTAGTTGAAGGTCTTGCTCAGAAAATAGCTAGTAAAGATATTGACTCTAGCCTTTTAAATGTAAAAATTATAGAGCTTAGCTTAACTTCTATTGTTGCGGGAACAAAATACAGAGGTCAATTCGAAGAGAGAATGGAAGCTATTATGAAGGAAGCTTCTGAGAATCCAGACATTATAATATTCATTGATGAGCTTCACAACATAATGGGAGCAGGAAGTTCTTCAGGAGCAATGGATGCATCAAACATTTTAAAGCCAGCTTTAGCTAGGGGTGAAATGAAAGTGATTGGAGCAACTACTTATGAAGAATATCAAAAACACATCGAAAGTGACAAAGCTTTGGAAAGAAGGTTTCAGCCAGTTAAGGTTCCTCACCCAAAGAGAGAAGAGGTTTTAGAAATACTTACAAACATCAAAGATAAGTACGAAGATCATCATGGGGTAAGTTATCCTGATGACATTTTAGTCAAAATAGTTGACTGGTCTGAGAGATATGTTCCATCTAAAAATAATCCAGATAAAGCGATAGATTTAATGGATGAAGTTGGAGCTAGTATTAAAATAAACAATGCACCTCCTGTTCCAGAGAATATCAAGGACAAAGAAAAAGAGCTTATTGAAGTTGGTAAGAGTAAGAAGATAGCTGTTGATGGTCAAGAGTTTGAAGAAGCCGCTAAGATCAAGGATAAAGAAAAGCGTTTAGAGGAAGAATTAGAAGCTCTAAAGAACTCTTATGAAGAAGATAAGAAGAACATAGAGAAAACTGAAGTAACTCTTGAGAACGTAGCTACAATTATTTCTAATAATACAGGTATTCCAATTAACAATCTTACTGATGAAGAAAACGATCGCCTTCTTACTATGCCAGATGAATTGAAAGAGAAGATCGTAGGTCAAGATGAGGCTGTTGACAAGATAGTTACTGCTATACAAAGAGCAAAGACTGGCGTTAGAGACCCTAAAAAACCAATCGGATCTTTCTTATTCTTAGGGCCAACTGGTGTTGGTAAAACTGAGATGTCTAAACAATTGTCTGAATTCCTTTTTGGAAATCAAGAGAATATAATTAGAATGGATATGAGTGAATATTCAATGAAGCATGAAGCTGCTAAGTTGATTGGATCTCCTCCAGGATTTGTTGGCCATGAAGAAGGTGGTCAGCTTACGGAGAAAGTTAAGCAAAAACCTTATTCAATCATATTGTTTGATGAGATTGAAAAAGCTCATGAAGACCTTAAAAACTATCTGTTACAAATACTTGATGAAGGTAGGTTGACGGATTCAAAGGGTAGAGATGTAGATTTTAAAAATACTATCATTATAATGACTTCTAACATTGGGACAAATAAAATTGTTCAAAGCGATAGTATTGGTTTCTCTAGTTCTGAAAAATTAACTCAAGACGAAATGGAGTCTGCTGTAATGGGAGAGCTTGAAAAGCATAAGATGACAACACCAGAATTTATCAATAGAATAGATGAGGTAGTTGTATTCAAAACTCTTTCAGAAGCAGGTATCAAGGAGATTGTGAATATTCAACTTGATATTCTTAAAAAGAGGATGTTGCTTGATAGAGAAATTACAATTAAGGTAACTGATGCTGTAGTTAGCCTTCTTGCTGAAAAAGGGTATGACCATCGATATGGAGCTAGACCTTTAAAGAGAATGATCTCCAAATATGTTGAGAATACTCTTTCTATGTCTATCATGAAGAAAGAAGTTAAGGATGGCGACAAGATTACTATTGACCTTAATAAATCGGGAGATGTAATTGTTAAGGTTGCTAAAAAATAAATGTAAACTTTGTGATCGTGAAGAGTTGGAAACAACTCGACACCATCTTGCGCCAAAAAGTCAGCATCGAAGAAATTAGTGCAAGAAGCTATTCATCAAAGATCAACGGAATTTCACCGTTGATCTTTGTGTTGATTGCCACAAAAACATTCACAGGCTTGTGTCTGAAAAGGATATGGCTAGGCTCTATCATACAATAGAGTTGTTATTATCTCATCCAAAGGTTATTAAATTTGTAAACTGGGTCTCAAAAAGGTAGATCCAGTTTAATTTTTTTTAAATTATGTTTACATTGTAGTATAAAAAGAGATAATCGTGATTAAAATCTGTAAAAATAAACAAGTATATACCCTGGACGATGTTAATCCTGAAATGGAGCCAGTCTTGGTAGATTTCAATAAGGTAGACCCTAACAAATTTGTAACATCTTGCTTAAGCCAGAGTGTTATGTTGGAAGAAGGGCTTACTGTAGAAGATATAATGCAATTTTTTGCATTATCAAGAGATTTTATTTACGAATATTTTAATGACTATTATGATAGATATCAAGCAATGATAAGCAGTCAGCAGGTAGGTAAAAAATATTTAGAAGTAAAAGTTTTTAAGAAGCTTACTGTAGACAGGGGTTATATTTTTATAGAGCCCTGTGTAGACTTCGTAAAATATTCGGAAGAACATATACATAAGAATAATAGGCCAGACTTTTTATCTCAGATACCAGTGTCTCTAGAAAATCAGCTTGTCATACAACAAGATGATATAAGCGCGGATATTGAAAAACTAATGGAAGGGCTTGATTTAGATAGCGAAAAAGATTTAAACCCAAGAATTCAAGGTGAATATAAAATGGAATTTACTTTATTAGATTTAATGGAAGCTTTTCTTACGGATTTAATATATTCTATCGAGGAATCTCGCCTTTAGATTGATTAGTCATATCTCTTAGAGTTAATATCATATTCCTAATCATAAACAACCCTATACCGCTCATAATATACATGTATTGCTTCATTTTAGCTACTGAAGATAAACCTTCTTTTGCTATGAAAATGTTAAAATCATAAGCTCCATGTATCATTACGGCTATAAATATTCCATATAAAGAATATAAAAGCACTCTCCTATTCCTGTTTTTATTAACAAATTTATCAAACCAGTTTGTCAGATTAGGGTTTTGAGTCATCCCTATAGAAGTGAAGTATCCAATAGCCGCTCCGCAAAAAAGATGAGTTAGCACAGCAAATGCAGCTCTTCCAGCAAGCATTTCCCATATGCCTTTTTCTATATTAACACTAACCATCATAAATGAATTTTTACTGGACTCTAGGGCGTTAATAGCGCTTTGAAGATAAAGTAGGTTCTCCATTGTGGCAAACGCCGCAGCCGATATCATAGATATCAACATGATGGTTATAGGTTGTATTGAGTGTTTTTTGCTAGGTATAGTAAATCTAAAGGTTATATATTTAGCTACCTCTTCAGTCATGGCCACTTGCACAAAAGATAAGAAGAATACATGCACAACTTTCTCGCTAAACATTACATCGTTATAGTGAGGAAATATAATGTGCATTAATAATACTAGTTGAGTGGAGAAAGTTGAAATTAAAAATGCTCTTCCTAAAAATTTGTAATTAAATTCTACAGGTCTTGCTATTGAAAAGAATAGCATTAGAAATAAAAATGCAGGGAGTATGGCCCCTAGTACGTACAATAAATAGGTGCCTAGTAACATTAGTTAAACTTTTTAAGTTGAGTAATAAAAGCTCCTTCCACAAGGTCGTTGATATTATCAGGGATGTTTTTAGTTTCATATTGAGAACCTCTCTTCCAAACTTCTTCAGACTCAGTTTTTCTGGCCTCAGTCCCATAGTATTCCATTATACAAACTACTAACTCCACAAAGTCAGTAACATTTCTTTGCGGATCCAGACTATCTTCAATATCAAAATTTTCCGATTTATCCATGGGTAGTGATTTAATATAAATATATACAATTTTAATGTAATAATAATTGAGTTTGTCAAATTCAATTAATACATTAAAATATGACTTATACTTATCTTATAGGCAATAAAAACAAAAGCCTATTCAAAATAGGACATACTAAAGATTTGAATGCCAGATTAATAGGGATTCAAGTTGGATGCCCTTATAAGGTAGAGATTATATATGCATACCCTTCCATGTATGCCACTAAGATTGAAGGGGTTATGCATAGGCATTTCGCTTCTTCTAAAGAAGATCAGGATGGGGAAGGGTTAGTTGGTGAATGGTTTTGTTTGGGACCATTGGAGATTGAATCTTTTATGGGGGAATGTAAAAAAATAGACGATAACATTAAAATCCTTAAAGAAAACTCAACATTAGATATAGATAAGCTATTTTAGATTACAATTAAATTAAACGATATGACACTGTTTTTAGGAGATATTCATGGAGCTTTCCATCGTCTTATAAAAAGAATAGAAAGTAAAGATATTACAGGGGTTAACATTATACAAGTTGGCGACTTTGGTATAGGATTTCAATCTTTCGAAAAGGATAGAGATATGATTGGTGGGTTAAATCAATTTCTTGCAGATAGATTTATCAATTTATATGCTATTCGAGGTAATCATGATGACCCAGACTTCTTTAAAGAAGACCCTTTAGGTAACACTCCTTTAAAATTTTCAAATGTTAAATTCATTCCAGACTATACTGTTAAGGAAATAGATGGAATGAAGATGTTATTTGTAGGAGGGGCTTTGTCTATTAATAGAAAACCTAGAATTCAAGGTCACAAACCTGGGAGCGTTCCTAGTTATTGGGAAGGGGAGGGTTTTAACTTTGATAAGGATAAGTTAATGTCTCTTGATTTGAAAAATTTAGATATTATAGTAGCTCATACATCTCCAGAGTTTGCATGGCCTCAGACTATGGGCAGCATTGTTTACAGTTATGCTAAAAATGATTTGGATCTAATTAGAGACCTAGATCATGAAAGAGCTAATGTTACCAATTTCTATAAGACTATTGATGAGGAAATGGAGTGTGCCCCTAAAAAATATATTTACGGACACTTCCACAGCACTCATAGCACACCGTATAAAGAGACTGAGTTTAAACTCTTAAATATTGATGAATTCTATGAATTAAGCAAGGATAAGCTATAGAGAGGGTATGATTAAATCATATCCTCTTCTGAATAGCCTTGATCTTTGTTCACTTTTTTATTAGATTCCTGAAGGAGGGTTTTCTCCCCACCTTCCATCTTTGCTTCTTGAGAAAATCCGTTAAGTTCGGAATACTTTGGTTCAGATTTAGAGTTCTTGTTAATACCAAGTAATGCTAAGTGATGAGTAAGTATTGAAATGAACACAGTTATAAACTGAGCTGATAGAGCATGGTCTTGATCCAGATTCATAGCATGGAATAACAAAACACCTTCTGATATTACTGTAAATAGTGCAAATATGTAAATAAGAGGCACTATTAAATAAGACTGAATCCTTGTGGATGAGGTTCTCATTGCGGCATCTTTAACAGAGGATGGGATGAGATTTTTTAACGTTTTAAACATAGCTTTAGTTTTTAATTATTTGCTATAAATAGTAGTGTAAATGAAAAATTTTGGAAATAGGATTCCGTCCCTTGAAGAATTGGATATGTTTTATAATCCATACCCTGGAATTAATCTAGGCAAATCTAAGTTAAACCAGTTAGATATTGATTTAATTCTCACAAGTTTGCCAGGTGTGGGAGAAGTTGAAGGAGGGTTGAAAGAAACACTTCAATTGGCTCCATATTTATATTCTGGTTCTGTAGAATCTTTGGAACAAGAGCAGGAGGCTAAATGCAGATACATAATAACTAGCTTTGTCAATAATACAACTCAAAGAGCTGTGTCTGTAATGGGCGAAAGAACAGTCAGGGTGGAGGATTATCTGGAGCATAAGACTTCATCATTAAGTAAAGCTGAAATCGTGGATCACATAAACAGGCACGGATGGGATAGTTTATGTAGGAACTATATTCTAGAAGAAAAGTTTATAGAAGAATGGGTAGAGTTCATGGATATAAAAGATATTATAAAGAATCAGGTACTTTCAATAGATTTTTTGTATAGCTTTAGAAGCGAGATCAAGGCTGAGAACATGCCGAGCATATTAGAGGATCAGGAATGGTACATGTTCATAAAGTTTATGATAATTAAGTCAAAAGAAGGGGGAGTATATGAATTGCATGTAAATAGAGGGTTTTTTAATGAGTTTAGAAATAAATATCACGCTCAACAGTTTAAAGAGATAAGTTTTGAATTAGCTCATTCTAATGAAGAGCTGGTTAGATTAGAAGGCTCTTTCAATGGAAATATAAAAGTGTTTTCTTACATCGATATACCTCACAATAAAATATTATGTAGCACCAAAGGTAAAGACTGGAGAAATTGTTCAATTAAAAAGACTATACCCATGAGAGAGAATGAGACTTTATGGGAGTTAGATTTAGATATAAATATTGATAATTTAGAGTATTTTACCATTTTCGAATAAACTATAAAGTATTTCAAATACTTTTTTTTGTACTTAAGAATGTTTATATTTGATATGGGAATAAAGATTGAAAATGAAAGACGTTACTAGAAGGTTTAGTGAGAAAGAAATTGTTAAGTTTTACGCTTTATTTGTTTATGCAAGTAAGAAAAGTGTCGAGCTAGAGAAATTTAAAACTCCTAGTTTTATGATCGATAATGCATTGGAATATTTTTCTGATATAGAAGAATATGACAAGGCTGCGTCTATAAAAAATTATTTTGACAAAAACGAAACTCGTATTATAGATTTCACTGAAGAAGAGTGGGAGCTTAAACAAATATTAACAGGAAAAGCATAAAAAAATGGGAAAAGTAAGAAAGGTACAATTAAAAAAAGATCTTGTAACGATCGGATCTTTATTTGTAAAGGATGAAGTGTTTATAGAATATGGAGATAAGCCTGGGTTGTTTTATCCAGAATCTATGGAGACTCCAGGTGGAATGGGATTTCCTATTGCTCAATTTGAAGCAAGGGATATGTTTGATGACTATTTCACTGAAATGGACGGGGTAGAATTTAAGGAGACTACTTGGTATAAAATGGGAGAAGAACAATCTGAGGGTTTCTGGGAACAAAAACTAGCTGAATTTGATGCAATGATATCATCAATCAATGATGATAAAGATTCTTTAAAGAAATTATTATCGTAATATGGTTACGGTTAACTTAGGCGGTGGTGATATTGAAAAAGTGGCTGTTCTACATCTAGGTAGATGTGGGAGCCATTTGATTAATAATACAATAAAGTTATACAACCCAAGTAATGTCGAACATGATTTGGATATATTTACAAAGCCGATGGATACGCCTATATTCCCTTACTTGGTAAGTAGAATTCAGGTATCCACTGCATATAAAAAAAAGGCTTATTTTTTTGAAACAATGCCATTTAAGTACAGTAATGTGCATATGAGTGATGAGGTGAGAAACATGACTCCTAGAGAGTATATTGATACTATTAAAGGTAAAGCGGGAATTAATAAATTCATTATTATGGATAGAAAAAATTACCTAAGAAGATATGTTTCAGCTATGGTTGCTAAGAAAAATGGATACTGGCATTCAAACACAGAGGTGAATAACATTACTAAGATTGATCTAGGTGATGTAAATTGGATAGTTAACACGTTGTTCCCAGCTATGGATGAGTGGTATTTAGAAATGAGCGAAATACTAAAGGATGATGATTTACTTAAGATATCTTATGAAGAAGATATTAAAGATGATCCTAGAATAGCTTATGATAAGGTTTTGAAGTTTGTAAACCTTGAGTCTGAACAGGAGCCTTGTTTTTATTTAAAAAAGACAAACCCATTTCCTTTGAGAGAAATTTTAGAAAACTACGATGAAGTAGCTGAAGGGATATCTGGAACTAAATATGAGTGGATGTTAGATGGTGAATAATAAAATTACATTCGTAATAGCTGTAAGTAGGGCTAGTAGAGAAGATTGGGAAGGGCACAAGATAAATGACCTGGCAAGAGTTCATATGATGCTTAGCCCTTCTCTTGAAAAGTTTGTGGATAGAGACTCTCTGCATGAGGTGATATATATATGTCCAGACAACGACTTGGAACATATGGAATCGCTTAAAAGCTCCCCCTTAAACATTAGATTGATACCTGACAGTCAATTAATTGATAACAGCATCAACTTCTCTTCAGGATGGTTTAAACAGCAAATCCTTAAATTAAAAGTATCAGAGCATATAGAAACTGATCATTATATACTGCTAGACGCTGATATGTTTGCAACAAGACATACTTCATTTAGCGATTTAATAGTTAATGGGAAGGCGAAAATTGGAACCATACCATATCATACACATCAAGACTGGTGGGAAAATACTGCCGAGATCATGGGGTATGAAATAGATTATGATCTCAAGGAGAGAGTTCCAGGCTGCACCCCTCAAATACTCCACACCTCTCTAGTTAAGGAGTTGATGGAGCATTTATGCGTAAAAGTTTTTAAAGATAAAAATTGGGTAGAAGAATTGTCAAAATTATGCCCTAATTCGGCAGGTGATTCAAAAATTAGATGGACTGAGTATTGTCTATATTGGCTTTTCGTAATTAAAGAAAAAGGTCTATACGATTACTATAACGAGGGAGATACTATACTTGTTGATAAAGCGGTTTGGGATGAAGACGTTTATAACAACATGGAGGACAATCATCTAAACTTAATGTTTCACCCACATTCAAACCATCATTTCTCAGTAGTTCAGAGCAACATAAGAAATACGTCAGTTCAAGAAATATATGGAAGAATACAAACATATGTAGGTGGCGCGTCCAAATCTATAGGATCATAAAAACGATATTATTTTCTATTTATATAAAAAGACTATGAAAAAGATATCAGATTTTTATAAGCACATTTATACTTCAATGGGGCCAAAGTCAATAATTTTACTTGCAGTTATGCTGGGAGCTTATTTTATTTCTTCAAGAAGCTATTACTACAGTGGAAGCGCTACAGGGCTATATATAACCACTATATTAACAATTATTTATCACGTAGCATTCTTTTTTGATAAAAAAAAGAAAGATAAAAATAAAAAAAAGTAACATTTTCTTGCGTTTTAACGTTAGAGTTATTAAGTTTGTTAAAAGTTTAACTATTTATACGAAATGAAAACAACAATTACATACAACAACATGTCAAGATCGTCAAGATCGAGATCTTGGTCTAGTAGATCAAGTTCAACGGCTGGGGTATGTGTTATTTTCTAAGAGCATAAGAAATAAAACATTTACAGAAACCCTGGCCTTAATTGGTCGGGGTTTTTTTATGCTTAAGAATTAATACAGAGGGTTAAACCAAGTTGGTCTACGGGTCGCGGTCTTGAAAACCGTTGGGTGTAAAAGCCGTTTGGGTTCGAGTCCCAAATCCTCTGCTAGAAAGGTGACAGAGTGGTTGATTGTGCCGCGCGAAACGCGGTGACTGAGGTCCCTGGGTTCGAATCCCAGTCTTTCTTTATTTGCCGATGTAGCTCAGTTGCGTAGAGCGTTCCCCTCATCAGGGAAGTGTCGGGGGTTCGAGTCCCTCCATCGGTACTAAATGGCCCAGTAATTCAACTGGATAGAATGTTCGGCTTCTACCCGAATCGTTAGAGGTTCGAATCCTCTCTGGGTCACAAATATTTAAAGCGAAAGCTTTATTACGGAGAGGTACCCAAGTGGTTAAAGGGGACATTTTGCTAAATCGTTAGGGTGTAAAAGCTGCGTGGGTTCGAACCCCACCCTCTCCGCAGAGAGATAGGTGACTGGAGGTCTTCGTTCCTGATAAAGGGCGTTTGGCATGCGGAAGGAAATCGAAAGTAAGGATGCAAAGTACACGCTACCCTTACTTCTCTTACTTAGAGAGTTGGCCGAGTGGTTTAAGGCGCACGCTTGGAAAGCGTGTTATCGCGAAAGCGATACATGGGTTCGAATCCCATACTCTCTACAATATGCATCCGTAGCTCAATTGCGTCAGAGCAGCGCCCTCCAAAAGCGAAGGTTATAGGTTCGAGTCCTATCGGGTGTGCAAAACCATTTGCAAGGTTCGAGTTTTTCTCACTATTTATAGAGAAAAATGAAAATTGCAGATTTAACTAAAGATCAGATAGAAGATCTAATCTCCAAGCATTCGTCCATAAGGCAAATGCTAGAAAGTATTGGTGTAAACTCTAATGGGTCTGGAGCTTATAAAACTCTTAGGATTCATTGCGATAGAATAGGTGTACATCTTCCAAAGTTTAAAACAAATGGAAGATTTTCTTTTAGTACTTCTGATAAAATGCCTTTAGAAGATATTTTGATAGCGAATTCAACATATCAAAATAGATCTAGTCTTAAGAGGAGGTTGGTAAACGAAGGAGTTTTGAAGTATAGATGTGAAGAGTGCGGTATAAAAGAATGGAATAATAAACCAATATCTTTGCAGTTAGAGCATAAAAATGGCGTTAATAATGATAATAGGTTGGGAAATCTAAGTCTCTTATGTCCGAATTGTCATAGTCAGACTACAACTTTCGCAGGGGGAAATACTAAAATTAAGTATTTTTGTGATTGTGGAAACATAAAAACAAAAAAGGCTAAAAAATGTAAAACCTGTTCTAATGAAACAAAGAAATTGAGAACAGTGTTTTATAGAAAAGTAAAAAATAGACCCACTGAAAAAGAGTTGAGAAAGATGTTGGGTGAAACGTCTTTTGTTGCGGTTGGTAAAAAGTATGGAGTTAGTGATAATGCTGTTAGGAAATGGGCAAAAAAATATGGAATTATAAATTAGTGTTTATGAAGAATAAAGATAAAGACTTGTTCAGGTAACGAGTCGTTATCCCAGCTTAGGGATAATGGCCATAACCTGATAAGTCATGAAAGATTATAAAAAAGCAAAGAGAAGAAAAATCTCGGAGACTAAATTCAGAAGGAGAGTAAGGATTTGGACTCAATTTAGTTGGGTGTATAGCTCAACAAGTAAAGAACAGTATATTAAAGATGTGTACAGCGGAAAGGATTGTACATTTTTAAGAACTACTCTTAATCCGTGTAATTGCTGGATGTGCAGCGGAGATAACAAATATGTACGTCAGCAGAAACAATATTGGTTGAAAGACCAAAAAGATAAATAAGATGAGCGTAACAGGAAGGTATTATGTACGCACAAAAGAGGGGAGACTTTTTTGTGTAGAACCGATTGATCCCTATGTCGGTAAAAAGAAGTTGTGGGGAGATTATGATCCAATAACTAAAAAGTTTACTGGATCATATGGAAGCAAGAATCCTGGCGCAGTACATCCAGATGATTCTATCATCAAAGAAGAAAATGGTTTTAAGAACATCAAAACCTTGCCGCCAGGAAATTCGCCAATGGGATACATTGACCAATTAATCGCTTCAGGTGATGCATGGATTGAAAAAAGAGAGCTTTAAGCTCTCTTTTTGTTTTTATACACTTTTTTGTTTAAATTGATTTATGGATTTAGAAAAAATAAAACAAGATCTCGTTAACGCTGTAGAAACTGTAGTGGATGATACCGATTTGTATACGGGTAAAGTATCTGTATACACATATCAAGGTATGGTACAATTAAGGCTTGATAAGGGTTTGTATGCTTTTTTTATTAGCAATGATAAGCAGTTTATAGTAAAGGAAGACATGCCTTTTGAAGAAGTTTCTAAAAAATTTTTTCATGTCACAGTTTACTTAGGGGGTGAGACCAGCTTTGTGCCTTCTGGCCATGATGCATTCAAACAAAATTCAAAACCATCCATTGAGATAGGTAAGATTGATATTTCAGAAATAGTTTTAAAATATTTGAATCTTAGGGAAAAAGTTCTTGATGATACTTTTAACAATAAAATTACAGAATTAAAACAAAAGGCTAATAATTATTTTGGTAAAAATGGCTAAAAGATACGTTATAGGAGACATTCATGGAGCTTATAAAGCTTTAATACAAGTTCTTAATAAAGTTGGTTTTGATTATGATAATGATGAGCTAATTGGGCTAGGGGACGTGTGCGATGGTTAACCAGAGGTGAAAGAGTGTATTGATGAATTGCTTAAGATTAAAAAATTTACCAACCTTAGAGGTAATCACGATGAGTGGAGTCTTCAGTTTTATAAAAAAGAAATGAAACAAGGCCCTTATGGGGCATGGTTTGAACAAGGTGGGGAGGCTACTCTTAAATCATTAGGTAAGAATCCAGAGGATATAGATCCTAAATATTTAAAATTCCTAGAAGAGGGCAAACTTTATCATATAATTGATGACAACACTAAATTCTTTGCTCATGCTGGGCCTCCTCATGTAGCTATAAAATTAGATCTTGCTGACGATTATCATTTCCTATGGCCTAGAGACAAGATAAAGCACGCTTTTAATAATAAAGATAAAGAAAATGGCATGCTATCAGACGGCAGGTGGGAAGAGATATATGTAGGGCATACGCCAACCATAGGGTTTGGTAGAGAATATGACACTCCTCAGAAATGGCAAAACTTCTGGGCCATGGATACTGGAGCTACCTATGATGGATCTCTATCAATTATGGATATTGACTCAAAGGAATATACGCAATCAACTCAATGCTGGTTGTTATACCCAGAGCATAGAGGTAGGAATAAAACAACTTTCAATGCGTGGAAAGAAGAAAATACAGAGTTATACAAGAGGTGGCTTTTGGGACTGAGTAATCCTTTAGATGAGATTTAAAGAAATAAAAGCAACAAATTTTTGTTTTTATTCGTTATCTAATTATGGAGATAGCTGAAGAATTAAGAAGTTTAGAGTTTGAAACCGCTCGCGGGATAAAGGTTAAATTTTGTGAGATGGATCATAGCCATTTGTGTAATTTGATTTATTATAAAAAATACATCAATACTCAAAATAGTAAAATGGCAGATGAATTAGCTTATAATGAGCTTATGATAAGGTTTAAAGGGAGAATGCTTCAGTATGAACCTAAATACGCATTTGAAGTAAGAGCTCTTCAAGCCAAAGGTATGTTAATTCCAAATGAAAAAGGTGAATTTGATATCATGGATGCTGGTAAGAAAATAGGGATCGTAAAAAAAATGGCAATTTTATCTAATTTATAATTTATGAGTAAAATACACACAACCGTAGGGTTATATCCTAGTGGAGACTATAAGGTGAATGGGGTTGACTCTGAAGACTTGCAAGGGCATATCGATTACAATACAGCAACAAGATTTGGAAGAGCTTTGTTTGTTGACGGGAAATGCGTTTATAAAGGGCTAGGTGTAACTCCAGCTGTAATAGCTAAATTTGAAAAAACTTTAAAGGAGGATCAAACATTCATAAGGACTGAATGCACGGCTCCATATCATTGATGAATAGACAAGATTTAATTGACATAGGCTTTCATGAGTTACCTCACGAAACCATTACAAATTCTCTAAATTATCAACTTCCTAGAGGGAGGTATTTAACTATAGGGTGTATTTCTACGCCAAATGAAATGTTATGCATTGCTCAGAAGTCTAAAGATTCGGTAGTGCCTTCCGATTTAATTGTGTTACATAATTATGATTACGATGGCGGATGTATAACTCTGGAAAGAATAAAGGATATTATATATGGGTTAACTGGCAAGCGCGTAAAAGAAAAAGAGGTTGAGAAGATAAAATGCTATGAAGTTCATAGGCCTAACATACCTCAATACGGATGCACTACTCAATGTAATGCATGTAAAGAAATAGAGTCTAAAAAAGGGTAGAAAATAACAAGTGAGCGCATGGTTATAAAGGCTAAAAAATACAATTCAATTTTGAGGACGATATGAGACATTGTGTTCATGATGTCATAAGCTCTTGGCTAAGAGAGTTGGATAAGGAAAAAGATGAAAAAATACAATTGGTGTTAAAATAGAAAATTATGGAGCTGGAACAGGTTATTAATAGAACTGGCAAGCCTCATATACATTTTCATGACGGAGAATACAAGTGTGATAAAGTTTTGTTTATTAAAAAGTGATATAAATAACTTTTATTGTTGACTTTTCTGGCGATAAAGTTTATATTATTAATACATTAACTTCATTCATAAGTTTGATAAGAGCTTGTGATTAATACGCGTTTCTTTCCATATACAAACGCTTAAGACCCGTAGCTAAGAAATTGGCTACGGGTTTTTTGTTCTATTTATAGGTATGAATACCTGGGAAATAGGAGTAAAGCTTTCTCTTACGGAGAGTGATATTAAGGTCAGTGAAGACCTTAAATATCATATCGATAATAACATGCCTCTTGGAGACAATGTTTTTAGATATGGATCAGAAAAACATTTTTCATTAATGAATGAAGCTAAAAAACTTTATGGAGAGGGCAGTGTCATCTTAAATGAGAATGATCAAGTTCTTGTTGAAGAATTTTCTGGAGAATCTATTAGGCTTAAAAAAGTAGGGCAAGTATATCTTGACTTCATTTATGAGGATGTGAATCAAATCAATGAAGCTGAGTACCAAGGTAAAGAAGTGAGTCTCAACAAGCCTAAAAGAGGTGGTAGTAAGAAGTTTTATGTTTATGTGAAGGATCCTAAATCTGGAAATGTTAAAAAAGTTTCTTTTGGAGCTAAAGATGGTGGAGGTAATCTCTCGGTAAAGCTTAAAGATCCAAAAGCTAAGAAAGCTTTTGCTGATAGACATAATTGTGAACAAAAAAATGATAAAACAAAGCCAGGATATTGGTCTTGCAGACTTCCAAGGTATGCGAAGTCTTTAGGGTTGTCTGGTGGAGGTAAATGGTGGTAATATTGTGGAAGAAAAAATTATTATACCTAGAATTTTAAGTCAAAGAGAAATTGTTTCTATGGGAGGAAAATACCATGTGCAACATGGGATTTTGATGAATATACCTGTTGAAAAAATTGATGGTTTGGATCCAGAGCCTGGATCATGGTCAGATGATGATGGAAATTATAACGACTTTAAACCAGGTCAAAAAATAACAAAACCTATTGAGGTTAAATACAATCCTGATTTAGATATTTATATTTTATGGGATGGTAATCACAGGGTAACTCAAGCTAAAGTGAATGGCGACAAATTTATAAAAGCATTTGTTCAATCAGATAAAATTCAATATAGCAAATGGTTAAGTACACATAGATTAAAGGAGAATAATATGAAACAAGTTAAAAAAAGTGAATTAAAACAACTGGTAACCGAGACTCTTCACAAAGAATTGAAAAAGAGAAAGCTGGAACAAAGGTTAAATGAAGTAAATCTTCAGTTACAGGAATTGGGAGCTGCTGAGCCAGCATATATTGATGATGAATACGAAGCTTATACTGGAGATTCTTTTAGAGCTGGTATAGTGAAGCCAGAAAATTATAAGGCATATTCTTTGGATTATGATCCAAATGAATATGAGCACGACTATTTTCAGATAGGAGTAGACTATAGCGGTAACGTGGATGGAACATATTCATCTGCCACTCAGGAAGAGCCTGCTGAATACCAAGAAGTTAATTTTACATATGATAAATGGTATGTAAAGAATCAAGCAACAGGTCAGTGGGAAGAAATGGGAGATGATCACATAGTGTTTAAAGCTGATCCTAATATAAGAAAAAGGTTTGATATAAGAAATAGAGAATCTATAGAGTCATTGATTGCTGATAGTGGTGAATAAACTTCATAACATAATACGAGAAGAGATTCAACTGTTTTTTGAAGAGTATCAGAGAAAGTTGGGCAAAAAGTTTAGTGATGTAAAAGGGTCTGGTAAGTCTAAGATTTACCGAGCCGTTGCTGAAGACGTTAACCAATTTCTTGACAAAGACTATGTAACTATGTCTTTAGAGTTTGCTGTTGGTCACGCTGAGAATAATGAAGTATACTCTGATTTTAGTGAAAAATTCAAAGTAATATCATCCGTTGTTGATAATGATAATTTACATCAAGACTCCAACCCTGGAGAATATCTTTATAGTGGACCAGTAACAGATGGTAAAACCGTTTATGTTAGTAAGGGTTATGATTATGAAGGTTATGAAGAGTTATCTAAAGAAGATTTTATATCTGAACAAATTAACAGAAGTAGAATTGAACACGTATTAAAGAAATCAAAAGTAGGAGATTCAATAACTATTGTTAAGGATGGTAAAAAACAGAATGTTTTTTTTGCTGGCCAGAAGAATAATTCCTTTTTTGCGACAACTTATAGACCAGGAGAGTCTCAACATAGACAAGATAGTTACATGAGACTATTTCCAACAAAGCGCATTAATATAATCAAAGTTGGGTCAGAGAGCGTAGAGTCAAAAGAGGATGCTGTTGGACGAGATGAATATTATCAAGAAAAAGAGAGAGAAGAAAAGCGGAACATGTATAGACAGGCTTATGCGAGAGAAAAAGCGGATCCTAATATACATGAGGGTAAAAAAAGTAAGTTTGAAAAGTTGGAAGATAACAAGGTTCCATTGACCGATGAGGAAAGAGCGAAGGTTATGGATGCTAAAGCAACTTGGAATCACGGACCTGGAGGAAAGCCTTCTCCAGCAGTTTGGAAGAGTAAGGGTAAAGATGGTAAGATGACTTACGTCACTCATACCCATAGAGCTTATAATACAGCTCCAACTTTAAAAGGGGCTATTGGCAAATATCATAGCTTTATAAAAGGTACATCATAAAATAAAAAAACCATGAGTAGTTTAATGTTTATATATATTTTCATAACAGGAATACAATTTGTTTTCCTCACTGTTCCAGCATTGTTCCCTAGTAATCAAATATACTCTTTATGGAAAACTATGCTAGTTTCATGCACTCCTTTAGGTCTTCTATTTATTATAATAATGTCTTTTTTTAATAAAAAAGAGACAAGTATAGGGACTCTTTTACAAAACTGGTTATTTGTTGATAAGAAAAATAAATGATTAGTCTACAGGAAATAATTCAAGAAGAAATTAAAAAATACATCAACGAACATGGGTATGACCCTAGAAAGATGTGGCCTAACTCATATCTAGAGAGAGGTGATGGTGATTGGATGGATTTCTTTCTAGACACCGAAGTGGGGACTATGGGAGGGTTTGGGTTTAAACCTAAGAGCAGAACTTTTACGCAAAGAGTAAAAGAGGTTTGGGTGGAGAACATTCTAGACGCTGAAAATATTAAAAAGGATTCATTGAGAGCTGTACAAGATGTTCAAGCTAGAGTTGAGTCTATATATCATGCTTATAAGGGTGATATTGATAATTACATAGGAGAGTGTGGTAATCAGAAGAAAGGTGAAGGAGTCATAGCTAGACAGCTTTACAAGCTATATAATAAGAATGGGCATTCAGGTCCAATAAATAATATGTAGTATGAGTTTTACTATTAATCGATTAAAAGAAATTATAATTGATGAAATAAATTCTTATTTAGGCAACAATACCATCAATTGTGACGTTATACCAGTAAATGATAACGTTATGATACAAGAACAAAAACAAGAGTTAGATATTAACAAGCTTCCATTTAAAGATTCAGTCAACAAATCTGGAGGTAAAATGTACTCTGTTGGCGGGGCTGTAAGAGATTCTTTTTTGGGTAAGGACTCTAAAGATTTAGACTTGTTGATTACTGGATTATCATTAGATGATCTAGAGCGTATACTTTCCCCCTTCGGAAAAGTAGTGCCTCAAGAGGTTGGGGGTAAAGTAGCTATGTTGTTGCTTAAAATGCCTGACTCTGAAGATATAGATATCGCCATACCTAGAACTGAAATTAAAAAAGGTGATGGATACAAAGGGTTCGATATCAAACCTGATCACACACTTCCTATTGAAGATGATTTATTAAGAAGAGATTTCACAATAAATGCTATTGCAAAAGATGCTGATGGTAATATTGTGGACCCATACAATGGTCAGGGGGATCTTAAAAATAAGATTATTAGAATGGTTAGCTCTAAAAGCTTTAAAGAAGACCCTCTAAGAATGCTTAGAGCCGTTCAGTTTGCTTCTAGATTTGGGTTTAGTATAGAGCCTAAAACATTTAAAGCAATCGTTGAGAACGCTGATAGTATAAGTGAAATAACTCCTGAGAGAGTAATGCTTGAATTCGGAAAGATTGTTACCAAAGGTAACATGAAAGTTGGAATGCAATTATTAGCCGTTACTGGATTATTTAAATCAATATTCGGAGAAGATTTCAAAGGAGACTTGACTAATATGTATTCAGCTGAAGATATGGCTGACTTTATTCTTGTTATGCTGAAAGATAACTTTGAAAACCCGCAAGAAGTTTTTAAAACAAGATTGAAAGGAGATGTGTTTAATACAAAGAAGATAGGGGCTACCAATATTGGTATAACTCAAAATTCTTTGGATAAGGCTCGTAATAGAATGACTGTAAATAGAATGAATAAAATTAGTCCAGCTTCTATTAATTCTAAATTGTTACCGAAAGAGATTAAAGAAACAGTTCAAGAAATGAGAGATGGAAAATTTCCAATCTCATTTAAAGAATTGGAGATATCAGGTGATGATTTATTGGAAGCGGGTTTCTCTGGACCTAAGATGGGTCAAGCGTTTACCAAAATCTTGCAAGCTATTTATAGGGAAGAAATAAATAATTTTAAAGAAGATATTCTTGAATACGCAGAAAATATAAGATGAGTTTAAAGAAGATAATAAAAGACGAGATAGAGAAATATTTTGGAAATAATAAAAAGCTGGAGATAGACTTAGATCTTACCAATAGCCTTAATTATGCCCCAGGTAAAATCACTCGCGCTGTAGATCAAAGTAATAGAAATTCAAACTTACCGCAGGATAATCAAATCCAGCAGATGGTTGATGACAATGATATAACTGCTATCGGAATGAATGAGGAAGAGGTGAGCGTGGACTCGCCTCTTACTTTGTTTAAAGGCCGTGGGAGAAGCGGAGAGACGTTAGATAAGCGTGAGCCTAAGTTTGGCGCAGGATTGTATTTTACTTCAAAGGAAGACATCGCTAGGAAATATAGTGATAAGGTATTCAAATATACAATAGAGCCTAAAAAAGTATTCCAAACTCCTCAGTTCAGATACATAGCAAAGTATCAAATCTGGTCTTTAAGGATCATAGAAGAGTTTGGCAGTAAAGAAAACTGGATCCAAGATCTAAAATCTAAAGGCTATGACATGGTCATGGGATGGAACTCTGCTTTCAAAGAATGGGAGTACGTTGTATTAGATAAAGGTATTATTACTAGTGAAGAGAGAATTGAAACAAGCGCCGAGATGAATGAATTAAAAGAAAAAGACATAACTACTCTTAATTTTTTTGATTTTGATGGAACTTTAGCTGATTGTCCAGAGCCAGGTAAAGGTAAAAAAGAGTACAAGAAGATAACTGGTAAAAATTACCCTCACATGGATTGGTGGGGAAACCCTAAAAGCTTGGAAACTTTTGATGTCAAAATATTCCCTAAAATGAAGGCGGAGTTTGACAAGAAGAAATCTATAGAACAATCTAAGACTTATCTATTAACTAATAGAAAAGAAATTCTGTCCACTCAAGTTAAATCAATACTTGACAACGGAGATATTACCATGGATGGATACGATTTTTATGTATCTGGAAAGAACAAAGTGGATAGGATAAAGGTTATATTAAGGGATTTTCCAAAAGTGAAAACTATTAACATATATGATGATAGAGCGGATCAGCTGAATATTTTTAAAACATTTAAGAAGGAGATGGATCACTATTATGTGACCATAAATGTTTTTAGGTGTACAAATGGTAAGTTTAAGGAAACAAAATAGAATTTTTTTCGTTATAACAGTGTAGGTAAAAATAATTTTCATTAATAGAATAATATGAACAAAAATAACAGAGGCAGACAAAAGCCTGAACATAACATTAACACTCGTATAAACCATAGAGAAGTTAGAATTGTGGGCTGTATCGATGAAGATCTAAATGGTGTGAAGACGTTGCAAGAAGCCCTTGGTATAGCAGAAAAAAAGGGGTTAGATCTTATAGAGATCAATTCCCTAGCAAAGCCGCCAGTATGTAGAGTTGAGGATTACACCAAATTCAAGTACGACCTTAAAAAAAGGGAGAGAGACTTGAAAAAGAATCAACCTAAAATTTTGCTGAAGGAAATTAAATTTGGACCTAATACTGGAGATCATGATTTCGACTTTAAAATGAAGAATGCTGAGAAGTTTATTACTCAAGGGCATAAGGTGAAAGCTACAGTTCAATTCAGGGGAAGAGAAAATAGTTTCAGGGATCGAGGTGAGTTACTATTATTGAAATTGGCTGAAAAACTAGGAGAAACAGCGCGTGTAGAATCTCTGCCTCAAATGAATGGGAGACAGATGACTATGTTCCTTTCGCCAAAGAAATAAATAGTAAAAAAAATATAAAAATATAACTTAAAAGGGGCAATAGCCCCTTTTTTCGTTTTTTCGAGGGTGACAATATTTCATTATAAATTTAATTATGTTTACTGGTTTTGTCCTAGTTTTTGACTATTTATAAATGTAGTCAAATTAGAATTACCATGAAAAACGTAAACTTAAAATTCCCTATTGAGCAATTCAATGATCTAGAGATAGATGATGCTTATGTAGAGGTAAAGGACATCCGTAAAGGAGATGTTATTTTTGAATGTGAAAAGGGTGAGAATCACCTCCTACAAGCTGTTAGTGACGCTCTACCTACTGGGCATGGGTGGGTCTGCAAAGTGCAAGATGCGCTTGGGTATGAGTATGAGATCTTTGTCTCTGGAAATACAAAATCTATATACACGCCTAGATTATATAGAATACCTCAATATTTACAACATGAAGAGAGCAGGTTCTATTATGAAGTAGCTTAATGTTAGTTTAAATATAAAAAGGTGACCTCGTAAAGTGGTCACCTTTTTTTTTTGTTTCCATTTTGGAAACATTTTTAAAATTATTACGTTATAGTAAGCGAGACTAAAACTTATTATTATGAAAAATTCTACTATAGTTATATTATCTTCATTAATTTCAGGGTTAATTATGATTTGTTTATTTATTGCCATTTTGTTTATGTTCACGTCCTGCGGTCAACCTAAACAAGAGGTGAAACATGAGGATGTGGAGACAGTTATGGTTGAAAGGGGGAAGTTAAGTGTGAATCCAGCTTTTTATTTGGGAAGTGATTTTGGAAACTTTTTCCAAGTTCTTTATCGTCAAGAAAAATATGATGTAATGCTACAACACACTTCTTTAGAGAGTGTTAAAGAGCACGGGGTGGACAAGGTGACAGATTTCTACAGGGATATGCAGTTTGCACATAGAATCAAGTTGGATAATATGAATCAGACAAGCGACTCTACTTACACAATGAATTATGTGATTAACCAGATGGCGACTAGGAAGATGTGGCGTTTAAAAGTTAAGATAGTTAACGACAGCATTAAAGTTGTTCTACCCGACAATCTAGAAAACTTTTTAAAGTAATATGTGTAATTGATTTGTAAAAAAGCTACCTTTGTTGAGGTAGCTTTTATTTTATACGCAATGAACAGAGACGATCAAGGAAGATATATTTGGAAAACCAAGGCAGGTCAAGAGATTCTTGTGTCAGCTATGAGTAAGTCCCATCTAAAAAACACCATTCATTTTATTGAGAGTAGAAAAGATGCTTACTCAAGAAATTGGTATGATAATACTATAAAGATACTTAAGCAAGAATATAGAAACAAAAAAGAGGAAGAGAAAAGCGCGTTACATGAATTGATGGACCTTAGGCCTATCGATTCAAGTTTCCTAGATCAATATTTTTTGGAGATATGTAGAAGTAATAGTACTTTTTCTAAATTAATGTCAAAATTAGAAGATGGTATTCCTATTCACTATTTAAATAAATTCAAAAACAAGGTTCCTTGGGAGGTCTTTTGGAATACAGCTAAAGAGGTAAGGTGTAGTAAAGTCTATATAGAAAAAGTAATGTGTGAGGTTCAGTTTAACTCAACTGGAATAATACATTTTCCATTCTTTAATGAAAAGATGTGTGAAGATTATGTGGAGTTTTTAAATAAAGGACCGCTATTAGTTTCTAAGAAATTTAAATTTGGATTTTGGAGGCAGCATGTAGATTTGTTTAGTGAAATTGATTGGAAAACATTTTCTTACCATTACGGAGATGAGTTTACACTTGATTTCATAAGGAGCAATAAAGACTTAATTGACTGGGGTACTTTCCTTAAAAATGATAAAATTAGACTTTCTGAAAATACAATAGAAGAAATAAAGGAGTATATAAATTGGACTTTAGTGTCATCTAATTGGAATCTTAGCGAACCCTTTATGAACAGGTTTAAAGAAAGTTTGAACTGGAAAGTAGCTACAAGACATCAGTATAAAAGAATGAGCAGAGAGTTTGTTGTTAAAATGAAAGATTATGTTGATTGGGATTTTTTATTAAAAGAAACCAATGATTGGCCATCATCATCAAACTATAGATTTTCTTCATCTGGACTTACTAGATATGATTCTAAAGAAAAATTTAGTTCAGAAGAATTATTGGAAAACAGGAAAAATATAGATTGGGGGCATTTAGTTCAAAAGGTGTGGAAGGTAGATATATATAACAATCATAGCCCTATGGATTTTTATTAAAATAAATTTACCTGCACTATTGCATTATTCAAATCAAGACCGTATGTTTGTATTATGAAATTATCAAAGGAGTTAAAATGAGACAATAGTGTTTTTCACTATTTAAGTGATCAAACTGAAGCTTCTCTGATTTATTTTAAAAAAAGTTGATATTTATTGAAACAAAACGTAACTTTATTACGTTATAGTATTTGAAAGTAATACAAACATTAAAAACAAAATTATGAAAAAGCATTAGGTACACCATAATAATTCGAAACACAACAAGCTCTATACGATTGTAAGAGATGACCTAGCTCCAGGAGTCCAATTATCACAATCTATACATTCTTTTCATGAGTTTGCCGAAGAGCATCCTTTATCATACCATAACTGGTATCACAATCTTAAACACATCGTATGTCTATCCGTTGAGAATGAATCATCGCTGTTAAAGCTATGCGCTCAATTGGAGGAATCTGACGTAAACTTTTCTAAGTTCTACGAACCAGATATGAATAACGAGCTCACGTCAATCACCGTTGAGCCAGGGGAAAAGTCTGCCAAGATTTTAAAGAAACTTCCTCTTGCATTAAAAAATACCATTTCACGTACTAAACAAAAGGAGGTAATATCATGAAAACTATATTTTCATACGATAAGAGAGAAAGAATCGTGTTCCATTTTAATAAGGCTTCTAACCAAGACAGCACAATCCCAATGTGGGTTGTCAAACACAAAGGTAAGTCATACTACATTAATCACTTAGATTCAGAAGTTGGATTCTCCACTAAAGAAACTCCAGATAGCGATCACACAAGAGGATCATTAATGTTTCGAGGTAAGCTGGAGATAGTTGAAGAAGAGAATGGTGAAACAATTGCTAAAATCAGATAAGATGAAATTAGAAATAGGAAATAAAGTAAAGACTAAACTCGAACAGCCGCACATTATGTGCGGTGGTCGAACAAGGGTAAGTTGTTATAGATGGTGGACCGTAGATACTATTGATGAACAAGGGTTCCACTTGTTGGGAAAAGAGGGCAATAGAGAGGTTGCCGACCAAGATGGGAGATTTGGAGATCACATAATCTATAAAATAAAAAAGGGGGCGTAGCTCATTGGTTAGAGCTGGAGACTCTAAATCTCCGAGTGGTGGGTTCGATTCCCACCGCCCTCACTAAAGTAATTTTAAATTTAAACAAAAAGAAAAATGAGTACTTTAAACAAAAAAATGACAGGTGTAAGATTTCAATACACAAACGAAGAGTTAAATGCAAACGTTGCTAAAGCGGTAGAGCTTATGAATGAGGTGTGCAAAGAGAATGAATTCATCATTAAGAAGAATGGCAAACAAATAGGATGCATAGAGCTCCCTAAGTTGAGCTTCTCACATCTATCAAAAAACAGAAAAAAGAAAATTGCCAAGAGAATAAGCTTTTTCTTGCATAATAAGTCTAGAAGATCTATGAACATACTTCTTCACTTCCTAAAGACAAGAGTTCAAGATATGGATAAGATCTATGTTGAGAAATCTAAAAAAGAGCAAAAGATTGATTCTTTGAGAAAAGAGTATAAAGATCTTCTTGCGAAAACTGAAGCTGCGAGAGTAGCTTTTAAAGCAGAAAAGCTAGGGTTCTATAAATAAGAACCCTATAAGCGAAGGTTGCCGAGTGGTTAGGCGATAGGTCCGCAAACCTATAGTACGGTAGTTCGATTCTACCCCTTCGCTCAAAATGCTCCTGTGGCTGGTTGGTATAAGCGCTAAACCCCGCAAGGTTTAGAAAGTTCGGAGGTTCGATCCCTTCCAGGAGCTCAAGTTGCCCAAGACATCAAACGGTATGATGTCATAAATTCCGCAAAGTTTATGTTTGGAGGTTCGAATCCTTCCTTGGGCGCAATAGTACGTGTTTACTGGTATAGCATGAAAGGGTACCCCATTGCAAGGGTTAAATCAGAGGTATTGAGAAACCGCTTTCACTATTTGGCCAGCGTAGTTACAATTGGGTATACCCAAAGTAATAGGCATTAGAAGAGTTTCATGGCGCGTGAAATTTGGGGCAACTCCTGCTTGCGGCGGTTCTAATGTTTATAATGATTAAGTAGAGGTTCGACTCCTCTCTACGCTACAATATTTTACAATATTTATATATATGGATATTATAAACATCATACAAGAAGAGGTTAGAAGAGCTTTATTAGAGCAAAAGAAAGTTAGTTTTAAAGACTTTATTTCTAATATACATGATGGGTCTGACGCTTCATTGTTTGAAGTTCCCATGTTGGATGATAAGTTAAAGAAAGTGCTACAGCAATTTATCTCATTAGTATCTGAAGTAAGGGAAAGTGGTATTGATTCTAAAGACTTTATTAATGTCGATAATTTAGGAATTAAAACAAATGGAAATCTAGGTGTTTTCGATCTTGGGTTTGGTGATTACTATTCTTCTTTTAATCAGGAGCCAGAGGGGTTAGACTTGAATGAAGAAACTATGTTAGATAAAATAAAATCTAAAATGGGTATTGAAAAATCTTCTTTTATAGGGAAGGGGATGTTTGGGCCAGCTCATGATATTGGAGATGGAAAGGTAATGAAGATAACCTCCGATAAATCAGAAGCAGTAAATGCTATGAAAGTTAAAGGGAAGACAAATAATCATATAGCGGATGTTTATGATGTAAAGAAATTCAACACAGATAGAGATAAAGAGTTTTTTGTTATTATACTAGAAAAGCTTGATCTAAAACCAGAAATAAAAGCTTGGTTTAATGAATTAGAAAAAGCTTTTAATGATTCAAATGATAAGCATATTGATAAATCTGTATTAGAAAAAATAAACAACCCTTTACTAAAAGGGTTTTTGTATGACTTGGTTGAGAAAGGTAGAGAAAAAGCGTGGAGTGCTTGGCTAGATCAAATGAAAGAGTCGGGATTGGATGATAAATACGATCTAAACGACATTGCTGACATTTCTGAGTGGATTAAAGGATCTGTTGAAAACGATAATGATCCAGAAGAAACTCCTCCAAAATACATCTCAGATCTACTGAATAGTATATAAAACATTACTTGCTATACAATATTTTACAATACATGCAACAAATATAACATTCATTCGTTATAGAAGTATATGGGAGTGTAGTTCAGCTGGTTAGAACAGCGGTCTCTAACACCGTGGTCGTGGGTTCGAGCCCCATCACTCCCTCTAACTTTAAAATGGATGAATTTATGAACGTATTGCATATAACCCCTAGCACTGGGGGTTACGAAGAAGTTATTTTAATAGCTAATAGAATTAACAAAAAAAACCATCTAGCAGCTATTCAAAGAAAAGGTGAAGAGGTGATTATGACTGGAGGATTTATCATTAACGATACTCCAGACATTAGACAAGTATTAGATGCAATACCTAAAGGCAAACAGTACGAATTTGTCAGAACATTCAAAATGAATCCATTTGCTAAACTTTACTTAGAGGAAGATTGATTATGGAGACAAAAGAAGCGCCAATTTCGCAGTTGTATTACAACTATAAAAACGTATCAGATGAAAAGTTAGTTTCTATTTTAGAAAACGTTAAAATAGTTTCTAAGATACATAAAGGTGAAGGTACTGTATTTGGATACTACCCATTAAGTGATTCATCTATGGAAAGATTAAAAGAAAAACTAAGAAGAGTTTCTCTTACGTTTGATATTATTGAAACTGTAGATGATCCTTTGCTGGGCCTTGTTGAATACAAAACAATACAGTTCTTATGCAAATCATCATCAAGATTTTTCTTAAAGCCTGACATTGGAGAAGTTATCGATCAAATTCACTTTATGGATATTATAGACGACAAGCCTAAGTTTGATGCTATACATATTAAAAAAGGTTATAAAACTTTACCTGGAACGCAAGATGAACATCATGTAATGGAGGCCGTATTACTTAAACAACAATAAGATATGCCAAATCACATAAAGAATAGAATACAGATAATAGGAGATCCAGACTTGGTAAAAAAAGTTATAGACTCTATTACCACTCATCATAAGAAGAGAGAGCATTACTCTTTTGATGGAGGTAGGACATATACGAAATATATCGATGATGATAATGTAGAATATGGCTGGTTAGACGAGAAAACAAATATCTTCAAAAGAAGAGAGGGGGAGCCTGTGGAAGGTGTTCCAGAAGGATACGTGCCTTACTTTGATGACGCATGGGATCAGCTTCCTGATTTTGGAAAAATTGTAAAGCCACCACTGGACGATCCAGCTTATAATGACGAGCCTAGCCAAAGTGAGGTTGATCACTTGCCTAATTGGTGGGGCAATTGGAATAGGGAAAATTGGGGAGTTAAGTGGAATAGTTATTGTTGCCAAAAAGTTTCAGAAGACATATTTACATTTGAAACACCTTGGAGTGGGGTTCCTGATTTAATTGAAAAGTTGGGGCAGAAGTTTCCTGATGTTGAAATTAAATATGAATGGAGCTCTGAGGATATTGGGTATAATTGTGGAATCATGAGCATGTCGGATGGAGTATCTCAAATACGCTCTTTAGAAGGAGGTTCAAGAGAGTCTTATGAACTAGCATTCCAATTAAGGCCCGACTATAAAAGTAATTACAAATTGAAAGATGATAATTACGTTTATAATGATGATGAGTAAATAATATTAAAAAGGAGACCTATTAAGGTCTCCTTTTTTTTGCTTTATTTTAATAATTCATAATAGTATATTTTTTACATGACTGAATTATTAAAGGAACAGATTCTTGAAGATGTAAATGGCGGTGACGATTGGGATGCTATATATGATAATCATGAAGAAATACCTGAAGAATTTCTTTCCGAGTTTATAGAGTTTATAAATATAGATCTAGTATTAAAAAAACAAAAGCTATCAAGGGAATTTTTAGAGAATCATAAAGATTACCTGGGTGATAGATATGATAAATATAAAGCAATATATACATTAGCTGAGCTGGATGCTAAAGGGGATGAAAATGTATTATTGGATATGGTAGAGCATTTTGCTCAACACAACGATGATAGGAGTAGGCTATATAGATATGTCAGTAGGGACTCTCATCATATACACGAAATATTTACAAATTTAGAAGCTTCAGATTTAAAATCTTACTTTGAAAAAGAGCATGGAAACAACATATCTTTTCACGTGTTTCAAAGAGCCGCTCAATTTAATCTAGACATTTATGAAGCATTTTTTAACGGGTTTAAGTCAGATGTTTCAAAGGATGAGCTTGTAGGAATCGTGGATGACCTCAGAAAGAAGCATAACCTGTTTGAAGTGTCTCTATTCTCATCTATTCATGACAGTCTAAATTCTGGAGATAAAGTTTCTTATATAAATCTACAAGTGGAACCTGTAGAGGGAATTGGCGAATACCCATTAGGAATATCTGTGATTGTGAATTTTGAAGTATCTCCTATTTGCTTAAGAGATAATTAATTCCTATATTTGTCTTGAATTAAAACGCAAGATGAAAGAGATTAGTATATCTTTAGCTGAGAAACTTATATTCAAGGAAACTAGAAAGTACATAGCTGAAAGTTATTTGAATAAAGAAGATGGAGTTATCGTAAGCCCTTACAGTGATGCTGCAGAATATGCACGTAATCTAAAGTTCTCTGCTATAGAGAAAGTTATAACATCTATTTCTCAAGACTACTTTATTCCAGAGGAAGTTTTAGAAGCATACTTTGAATACATTGAATGGCCCTTGGTTATAAAAGATCAAATTGTTTCAGAAGCTTTTATAGAAAGCTTCAAAGAAGAAATTAATTGGTTTTTGGTGTGTAAATATCAAGAAATGAGTGAGTCTTTCATTAGGGGTCATATAAAATATCTAGATGATAGATGTTGGGAAGTTATTTGGCAAACTCAAATTTTATCTAATGAATTTATAATAACGTATCAAGACAAATTTCCTATTTTCGAGAAAGATAGTAGGATGAGTAAGGACTTTAAACATTGGTGGTCAAGTAGAGTAATTGTTGGTAGAAAAAAGCCTAAGATTAGACTTATATCTGTATCAGATACCGTTTCTGCAACTCATAATAATCATGTAAGTGTAGCGGGAGATCAAATGCAATCTCATAACGCATCTATAAGTAATAGTGCGGCAAGCTATTGGGATAAGGTCCCAAACATTTCAGATGAACGTAGGTCAGAAATGAAGATTAGAGCTGAAGAAAGAGCTCATTCTGATGCTATATTAGCTCAACAACAAAATCAGCAAATGATTGAATTTATTCAAAGGAACAAAGATCGAAGATCTATAAACGGTAAATATAGCACTAATAGTTAAAGAAAGATAAAAGTATAATACAATGGGAAAAGTTATTTTATGCGGGCCATCCGCATCTGGAAAAGATTACGCTAGAAAAAAGTTTGAAACTAAAGGTTTTAAATTAGGCGTTTCATTTACTACTAGAGATCCAAGACCTGGAGAAGTTAATGGAGAGGATTACCTTTTTATAACTAAAGAAGATTTTGAAGGTATGATAGAGCAAGATATGTGGCTTGAATATGATAGAGTTGATAACAAATTGGAAGATGGAACGGTGATATCTGATTATTACGGCACCACCAAAGAACAGTTTGAGTTATTTGACCTTTTTATCATGACTCCTTCAGGTATATCCAAGATACCTAAAGAATACCATGATCAATTTGTGGTGATTGGATTTGACATTGATGAGGATATAAGAATTAAGAGAATGAAGTCTGGTAGAGGTTGGGAAGATGGAAAGATTGACACTAGACTTTCTTGGGAAAAGAAAGAGTTTGCTGATTACTACGCAGACATTAAAGTAAAAAACGAAGATTTCTAATGGGAGTAAAAACTGAAAAAACAGATTTATCTAAAGGGGTATTATTGTTTGCGGCAGGGCAATCGGTGTATGGCAAGTATGCCTACAATCTAGCTCTAAGCATTAGATCTGAAGACCCTACAATACCAATTGCCATTATATATTATGGCGATGAGGTGTTTGCAGAATTGGATTATAAACAGCAAAAGATATTCACTTTAAAGATATTAGCTAAAAGGGAGGATTTATACGTTGATGACGTTATGATGCCTAGTAGATTTAAATGCATGATTAATCATTATAACCCGTTTGATGAAGTTGCATTTATTGATTCTGATTCATTATGGTTTCCTGGTAAAAAGGTCTCATGGCTTATGTATGAATTGCAGGAGCATGATTTTACTTCATATGTTTCTGGTAAATTTGACATTGCTAAAAAGTCAAATCAAAAAATAATGGACTGGGGTACTGTTGGTAATTTTGCAAAAGCTTTTGATTTAAAAGAAGGAACAATGTCTCAAATACATAGCCACTTTATTTATTGGAAGAAAGGAGGCTCAGCTGAAAAATTGTTTGACAAAGCATTAGAGGTATATGATGCGGTGTCTAATGGAGACGTTGATATTGAAATGAGTAAATGGGCTCAACAAGTTCCTGATGAAGCTTGTTTCGCAATTGCCTCAGCTATAGTAGATGTGCATCCTCACACAGATATATGGACTCCGACAGCAGATTACTGGAAACATGTGGGATCGGCTCATTTGGAGGTATTTATGGAGTTCTTTTTAAATTATTGGGGAATGACTTTACCAGGATTTAAACAGGATCAGCCATTTGTTGAGTTGTATAATTTTGTAATTAAATATATACAAAGATCAACTCACGCATCGGCTTTTCTTTGGGATGGTAACAAGTTTAATAAAGACGAGGAGTCTAGTGCTGTAAATGAATTTTTTCCAGTAAAAAAGATTATAGAAACAAACTTCTAATGGACTGGGGATTATATATTTCAATGTATTTTTTGATGGGTGGTTGTTTCTCGTTATCTACTTTGCTTCTTTTTAAGTATGGTACTAACTTGGAGCAAACTGTCCCTAAAAAAGAGCTGATTATGATAATAGCAGTAACATTAACATGGCCGATAACCGTATATCAATTAGCAATAAGAAAACCAAAATAATGAGCGAAAAAAAAGAGATTAAAAAGATATCTAAACGTGAAGAGATAGAGCAAAACTATGATGAAGATTATGGATTGATATTCTTCGATGGATTAGACGATGCTATAGTAGGGGTTGTAGAGAAATTCGGAAATGATATGGCCGTATTATACAGTAAGAAGGGAATCATAGATATCCTTATGAAGGATGATATGACTCACGAGGATGCTTTGGAGTATTTTTACTATAACATAATTGGAGGTTATTTAGGTGAAACTACGCCCGTATTTTTAGATGATTTATACTAATATTAAAATAATATCAAAATAATTTGATATTAGTTTGAACTTTTTGTAATTTTGTTTTGTATTTATACAGGATCGCTACTCGTTCGTATTTGTTTCGAGAAGTTTCACAGGACTGGGGTTCAACTCCCCAATTCTCCACTAGGTCTAGTAAAGCCTCTTTCTTCGGAAACGTAACTATGACATGGAAACAGTTATCTGATTCCTTATTGTCCCTGAGAAATCAAACTTTAAGGTAAAGAGTTTAAATGGGGATTAACTGGCACTTGACTGGTCATGATGAACGGAGTGAAAAGAGTTAGATCAAAACAAGTAAACGGCGAAATAAACGTAAACACAGAATCTCTTGCAATGGCTGCCTAATCAGCATTCATTCAATTAAAAGAATTCGAGACTTTAGGGGAGGCGGAGCCTCCTCTCAGGTCTTTAAACTAAACAACAAAACGACACAAGCGATTTCCGTAGAGAAACTCAAACATTCGAAAAATTTTATTGGTATTCATATCACATGAGACAGGTTCATCCTGACCCATGAGATACAAAGCATATATTGCGGGGTGGTGTAATTGGTAACACGCTGGGCTCATAACCCAGAGACGCGTAGGCGCTTGCGGAGGTTCGAGTCCTTCTCCCGCTACAATTAGATGAATATCAATCTTGAAGGTATATCGCGGGGTCGACTGGAGTCTGGTACCAGCGGAGTCTCATAAGCTCTAACTCGAAAGAGAACGTAGGTTCGAATCCTACCCACCGCAACTTGAAACAAAAGCCGATAGGGAAACCTTTCGGTTTTTTGTTGCCATTATAGAAACATTTATCCATTTTTTTCGTTATAATATAAAACGAATAGAAAATATGGGAATAGATACAACAACAGTAGTAGGGTCTTATCTACTTGTTAAGAATAAAGTCATTATTAAGAAAGAGATAAAGATGATATATAAAAATCAAAAGACTAATAAAATATTCAAGAAAAAAGTTAAGTTTGATCCAGATACTGGAGATCCAGTAGAAAGGTTGACTGAAACTATTGAGGTTCCTGAAACGTTTTGTGGTTGGCATGATTTGTATAGAGAGCTTAATGAGCCTGAAAACTTAAACGAGGACGCTTTCTTTCAGCCTGAATATATAGACCAAAAGACAGGTTACACAATTCTTATGCCTAATGGAGGCAAGGGAACCATATCAACATCAGACTCAGGTAGAGGTGAGCAATATACTACTGAGATAGAGTTTCATCACATAGAAAAATCAAAGCAAGAATTTGAAGTGGAGTACTCTAACGAGATATCCGCTTTGAAAGATTTCTATAAAGAAGTGGAAATTAAATTTGGTGTAATCACTTATTCTCATTAAATTGCCGAAATTATGAAAGACGTACAAAGTATATGCATGACCGATTTTGCCAAAAGGCATTTCGATCCAGGATTTGGAGGAACGAAGATTACGGATAGAACGTATGAATCGTTCATTGAAGGTGTTAATATGAATTTGGAAATTCAAGATGATGCTGAACACACTAGAGTTAAAAATGTAAGAAAAGGAGATTATGAATTTTCTCGTTTAATTACATTTGAAAACTTCACCAATGCTAAGTTATCTGTTGTTGAGCTGTCTCCAGCTTATTACCCTTTTGTTAGATCTGGATATTCAGCAAGAACAAATAGTGAGCTTCCAGTTTTATCTGAATGGCTTGAATTGCCAAAGAGATTAGATCATCTAAAGCCTGTTGCTAATAATTTAACAATTGTCCTTTATTCAAAAGAGCAGGTGATCAAAGAGAATGCTTCTCAAGTTGCGAAAGAGTTGATTGATTATTCTGAGCTAGGTCAAGTAAAAAAAGATGAAGCTTTTGATATAGTGTGCTCTAGACTAGGGGCTATAGGAGATATTAAAACTTTAAAAAATAAAGCAGCTAAAGACGCTGAGTATGATAAAGCTTCAGCCTATAGAGAGAAAGAGAAGTTTGCAGCTAAATCAGTTGCTGAACAATTGAGCTTGGATGGCTACAATTTTCCAGACCACATCAACGTAAGAGATTTAATAAGTAATAATTCTAGCGCTAATCTTGATGCCGATTGGTGTGTTGTAGCTATATTAGCTCACAACGCCGAGGAACAAGAGCCTATGAAACCTATTACTATGTTGCGTAATGCTGCAGGTAAAGAGTACGGTGGAAATGGAGAACCTATAGATGAGGATAAGTATAGAGAGTCTGTTGAGTTTTGGACCAAACACATAAGCTTGAAGTAATATGTTTGATATAAAAATAGACATAAAGTCAAGGTTTTATTAAAAAAATGCAAAGAAAAAACATACCTTTAGACTTTGCAGAAGAAAAGCTTCAAAAAGAGCTAGTAAAATGGCGAGAAAAAGATGACAAAAGAAAGCAAAAATCGTAAGATAGTATATTTCGACATGGATGATGTTATGGCCGACTTCACTGGAGCCAGCTCAGCAGCATTACGAGAGGAGCCAGGCATTGCTTGGCCTCAGAGTCAGTTTGGATTCTTTGAAAATTTAGAGCCTATAGATGGGGCGATAGAAGCGTTTTTGGAAGTAGATAGGCAGCCAGGTGTTCTTGCGTTGTTCTTATCTAAACCTTCTCCAAGAAACCTTTGGTGTTTTACGGCAAAGGCTATGTGGATCCAAAAACATTTTGGCTCAAGCTATGTTGAAAGATTAATTTTAAGTTGCTATAAAGAATTGAATATAGGAGATTATCTTATAGATGATCACGCAGATACTTGGAAAGACTTCACGGGGGAGTTAATCCACTATAAAACAGAAAAGTTTCCAAATCATAAAGCAGTATTAGATTATCTAATACCTAAACTTAGTAAATAAACATTTCCGTTTTGGAAACATTATCAAGTTTTGTTCGTTAACATATTATAACTAAAAAAAGCAAATGGGATTAAAAGGATTATTCTTCAAAGAATCTGAAACTGATTCAGAAGTAGAAGCAAAAGAAAAAGTGACCGAAGAGGTGGAGCTTGAAAATGGCGAGAAAGCTGAATTCAACTTTTCATTTACTGAGGCTGGTGTTCAAGGGGCTCCAGAAGAAGGGGTTTTCAATAAAGAGATTTATGACCACTTACAAGGTGTTCTTGTTTCTTCAGTTCCAGATAAAGGGTTGGAATCATTCTCTGCAGCGCTAGATAATTTGAGTGCAGTAAACATTCCTGATTCGGCTAAGTTTCAAACCGCGTTTATTACACTTCAAACTTCGCAAGGGTTAACTCAAGAGTCGCTTTTATCAGCAATCAATTCTTATATATCCAAGTTAGACTCGGAAAAGGTGACTTTCCAATCTGCGGCTGATTCAAAGAGAAATAGTCAAGTTGGATCAAGAGAGCAAGAGAAAGAAGCTAATACTTCCTCTATTGAGGTTAAGTCGGCTCAAATTCAGAAGTTAACTGAAGAAATTCAAGAGTTAAGTGCTAGGAACAAAGAGCTTGATTCTGAAATCATCACAGAAGGCGATAACATAACATCAAGCGTAACAAACTTTATTGCTACGGCTGATACTCTTAGACAAGAGCTTGAGGAAGATAAAGCTAATATTGAAAAGTATCTTTCAACTACTAAAGAAAACGCATAATGGAAAACGGAGGAAATAAGCCAATAAAAACATTTTGGCAAAGACCCGAAGGTACGCCAGGTATGATAGTCATGGCTGCTATCATAGTAGGCGCGGGTATAGGATTGTATCATATACTTCCTTTTTTAATAACTTTACTTACTAACATCTATACGGCTTTAGCTTTAATTGCTGGCCTTGGAGTTATCTTTGTATTGGCAACCGATAAAAGATTTAGAACTCTTTTATGGTATTTCTACAAACTGGCTATGCGTAAAATGACTGCGGCCTTTATTCAAATAGACCCTATTGGTATATTGGAAACATATGTAGAAGATCTTCATAAGAAGAGTCATAAGATGTCTGAACAAATAACTCAATTATCTGGCCAAAGAGGTAAGGTTAAACGACAGATAGATAACAATACTCAAGAAATGAAAGAGAATATTGAGAAAGCTAAATCTGCTCAATCTCAAGGTAAGAGTAAGGCTAGCGTTACTTTATACTCTAACAAAGCCGCTCGTTCTGAAGCTACTAATCAGAAATTGATTAACCTATATAGAACAATGGGTATTCTTGAGGAAGTTATTAAGAAAATGCACAAAGCTTCTAATTTTATGATCGAAGATACTGATGATAAAGTTAAGCATATGAAAATTGAGCGAGAAGCTGTCCTTAAAAGTCACAGTGTAATGAAGTCAGCTAAATCCATTATAGCGGGTGATAATGACAAGAAGATGTTATTCGACCAAGCAATGGAATATGTGGTAGATGACATCGGAATGAAACTTGGTGAGATGGATAGTTTTATGGAGCAATCTCAATCTTTTATGGAAAACATGGATATCCAAAATGGAGTATTCGAAGCCAGGGGGGAAAAAATGCTTGAAGAATGGGATAATAAAATTAACACCATTCTTTTAGAAGAGGGTACTGACTACTCTATAATAGACAGTCTTAATAGCTCACAAGCTAAGGTTGGAACTAAACAAAAGATTGCTTTACCAGCATCTAGGTCAAAAAAGGGTAATCAAACAGGTTACGATAAATTCTTGTAAAATAAACGTATAACTTTAAATTTAATTAATTATGTGGAAATCAATGACACCATTTGCTAAGATCTTTATATTTACTCTCGTGTTCGGGGGTATCTATGCGGCTCTTCACTTCACTGGAGCGCTAGATAGCGTGATTCCAACACCTGAAGAAAATAAACAAACTGCAGAAGCTGCAGACGTATCTGAAGATACAAAAACCATTAAAGTCGGAGTAGTGACTTGGGGTGGATATGCTGGAGGCCAGTTTTGGAATAAAGGCTTTGAAGCTAACACTGCCTCTAAATTTTATAAAGACTACGGATTCCTAGTAGAGTTCAAAGTTTTAGATGACTTCGTTGCCTCAAGAGAAGCTTGGAAATCAGGAGATGTGGATTTATTATGGGCAACAGTTGATGCCTTCCCTACTGAAGCTGATGCTCTTAAGGAGTTTGATCCTAAGATTGTATTCCAGGCAGATTGGTCCCGTGGAGGAGATGCTATAGTAGTTCGAAGAGGTATTGGTAATGTATCTGATTTAAAAGGAAAGAAAATTGCGGTAGCTTATATGACTCCGTCTCACTCTTTCTTAATCAATTTACTTGAAACTAGTAATCTAAAAACATCTGATGTAAATATTATAGAGGTAGCTAGTGCAATTGATGCCGCGTCTATGTTTAAATCTGGCAGTGTAGATGGGGCTGTAGTGTGGTCTCCAGACGATGCTGACTGTGTTGATAACGTAAAAGGCTCTAAGGTATTACAGTCTACTAAAACGGCTTCTAATATTATCGCTGATGTATTCTTTGCTAAGCAAGATTTCATAGATAATAATAATAAAGAGTTGACGCAATTGTTTGAAGGTTGGATGAAAGGTTCTGCCGCAATTAATACAACTGAATCAGCTAAGAAAGAAGCAGCTCAAATCCTTCAAAAAGGATTAGGTATGGATTATAATTTCTGCTACTCAGCTATTAATAATGTAAGATTAGCAACGCTGGGAGATAATCAAGCTTTCTTTGGACTTGATGGTTCTTATAGAGGGGTTACTGGTGAAGATCTTTATAGAAATATGGGTAACAAATATAGCCAGTTAGGTTTTGTTAGCACAGTTCCTAATTGGAGATCTGTATCTACCAAGGAAATTGTAAGCAGCGTTTCATTAAGTGGTTCTGAAAATGATGCTGAAGGAGGGGTAACTTTCGAAGCGCCTACTGCGGCTCTAATAACTAAAGAAGCAATTTCAACTAAACAAGTAACTATTACATTCCCCACTGGAGCTTATAAGTTAGATGAGAATTCTAAATATATAATTGACTTACAGTTTTTGGAAATAGCTAAGAGTTTCGGTAACGCTCGTATTAGAATTCAAGGTAACACTGATAACACAGGAAGCTTATCTACTAATAAGAGAATATCTAAACAAAGAGCTCAAGCGGTTGCTGACTACTTGGCTTCAGAACATGGATTTGATCCAAATAGGTTCGTAGTTGTAGGTAACGGTCCAGATAAACCTGTAGCTGACAACTCTACCTCAAAAGGTAGGTCTAAAAATAGGAGAACAGACTTTGAGTTAATTGAAAACTAAAAAATTAAAAAGGGAAGTCAATAGCTTCCCTTTTTTTTACTTTAAATTTAAAACAAAACAATCATGAAAAAATTCTTTAGTGGATGGTTTGAGTTAAGAGGTTCTATTGAAAAAAGGACTTCTATGATAATCGGATTGGGCGGTGTTTTTGTAATCATGTTAATATGGTACACAATTGCCGCAAATGAATGGGTTGAACCATCGCTGCTTCCTCATCCTGGAAACGTTTTAGGATCTTTCAAGGAGTTGCATTTTAAAGATTTTCTAGTTAAGAATGCAATATATTCAATTAAACTTAATTATTGGGGGTATTTCAAAGCCATCTTGTATGCGCTGCCTATAGGGTTTATTATTGGATTGTTCCCATTCTTCAGATCTCTATTTTCTCAATATGTTGATGCGGCTAGATTCATACCCCTAACTGCGGTTACTGGATTGTTCATAGCTTGGTTCGGTATAGAAGATAATATGAAGATTAATTTCTTAGCTTTTGGTATATTTGTATATCTATTACCTATAGTGGTTCAAAGAATAGATGAGGTCCTTAAAGTATATGTTCAGACGGCTAAAACATTAGGAGCTAGTAAGTGGCAAATAATTGTTAAAGTGTTTATTCCCGCCGTTATTAGTAAGTTATCTGACGATATTAGAGTTATAGTGGCTATTTCTTGGACATACATAATTGTTGCTGAGATGTTAAATAAGACGGAAGGTATAGGGGCTATGGTGTTCACTGCAGCTAGACAAAGTAGGATTGATAAAGTGTTTGCCCTTCTTGTTGTAATTGTATTAATTGGCGTGTTACAAGATTTGCTATTTAAAGCATTGGACAGAGCTATATTTCCACATAAATACGTAAACAAATGACAAAAATAGATTTAAAAAACATCACTCAAGTTTATCCAGGTATTAATGGAAAAGAAAAAACTATTATAAAGGATTTAAACTTCTCAGCCAACAAAGTAAATGGCAAAGGTATATTTAAAGCCATATTAGGGCCTTCTGGTTGCGGTAAATCTACATTGCTTCGATATATAGCTGGGATACAAGATCCAACGTCTGGAGAAGTTCTAGTAAATGATGAGCCAGCAAATGCTAGAAACGGTGTTGGTATGGTATTTCAAAAATATTCATCATTCCCATGGAGAACTGTTCTAGATAACGTAGCCTTAGGCTTGGAGCTTAAGGGCGTTGGTAAAGAAGAGCGTATAAAGAGAGCTAAGGAGATGATTAAATTGGTAGGATTGGAAGGTAATGAAAATAAATATGCTCAGTACCCTTCTCTTTCGGGAGGGCAACTGCAAAGAGTTGCTATAGCGAGAAGCTTATTGGCAAGTCCAGAGATTCTTCTTATGGATGAACCATTTGGAGCTCTAGATATAAAAACAAGACTTCAAATGCAAGATCTATTGGTTAGTATTTGGAAAGATATAGAGCCTGTTGTAATATTAGTTACTCATGATATAGCTGAGGCTGTATATCTAGCTGATGAAATTTACATCATGTCAAATGCTCCAGCTAAGATTAAGCATCACATCAAAGTTGATTTACCTTATGACAGAGATAAGTCAATAAAGAGAGATCCTAAGTTCATCAGTATGGTGCAGCAATTGGAAGATTTAATGATGCAACTAGAGTCATAAAAGTGACAACTTTACAGATGTTAGGCTTTTCTCTTGCAGAATGGTACTATTTTCTGTAAATTAGGCAACAAAGCAACCGTTTGCTACGTTAAAGTATTAAGTGAGATGGAAATATCAGCAGGATTAGCTATCATCTATAAAGAAAAGCTTTTACTTGTTCATCCGACAAAACAATCTTGGGAAGGTACTTATTCCTTACCAAAGGGAAAGTTGGAAAAAGGAGAAGAGCCTATAGATGCAGCTATAAGAGAAACATGGGAAGAGACTGGAATAAAAGTGCCTAAGGAATTAATAGGGGTAGAGGGGGTTGAGGTTCGATATAAAAAAGGTCGAAGAACATATAAGAAGGTAAAATGGTTCCCAGTAATAATTAGTGATCTAGACGAGATCGGAATTGATAGTGAGGTTAGGGAAAAAAGCCAACTCTCTTTGAGAGAAGTAGATTGGGCTGGATTTGTTGACAAGTCAGAATTGAAAGTTAAAATCTTCTGGAGATTCATGCCGATATTGGAAGAGTTAAAATTAATATAAAATTATGACTAAAAATAAAAAATCTAAGTTGTCGCCAGAGTTTATAGGGAAAGCAATCAAAAAAGCTAGACTCTCTAAAGATTTGAGTCAAGAAGAGTTAGGTGAGAAAATTGGGGTCGGAAGATCCCATATTTCTAAACTAGAAACTGGGGCCAAAAAGAATTTGACTTTATCAGCAATAGCTCAAATATTTGAAGCTATGGAATCAGAAATGTTTATATCCATAACAGACAACGAAGGTAATGAAGTTTTTAGTACGGGAAATAAGAGCAAGTAAACGAGAGGGACAAAAAAAGGGAACGCTACATTTTCAGAGATGGAGAATGTTACCATTTGGAATTCCATGGTTTAATATATACATCCATATAATTTATAAAGGTTCTAAGGATAAATATTGCCATGATCACCCTTGGCCTTTTTTATCGCTCATACTATGGGGAGGTTATACTGAACAAAAAAGAAAGAATTTAGGATACACATATGATCCTAGGCTTGATAAAAATGAATTAAATGTCGGAGAACCTGTTTTGAGAAAAAGAGGTTTTCTAAATTTAGCTTTTATGAATAAGTGGGATTTTCACAATCTTCATGAACTGCACTCAACAACAGTAACATTAGTTATTACTGGAAAAAGAAAAGGTGTGTGGGGATTTTATCTTCACGATTTAAAGAAGTGGGTAAGTCAAAAGACTTTCTCCAAAATGAAAGGAAAAGGAGAAATAACAAATAGAGAAGATTTATGAAAAGGAAGCTAATCAATTTTATTAAAATAACTTTTGGAATTAGTTCAGCTAAAGACGCTTTTGTAACAGCTTACGAAGAGATGGGTAAAAAAGGATGGCCAGAATTCTTTGTGTTCTGCGATATTCATGGAACAATAGTTAAACCTAACTATGAAGTCCAGGTTCCAAAAGAATTTTATGAAGACGCTGAGGAAACTTTGCGTATGATGTCCGAGAGAAGTGATATGATTATAAATCTATACACATGTTCTCACCAACATCAAACGGATGAATATTTAAAATATTTCAAAAGTAAGGGGATTAACTTTAAATTTGTTAATGAAAACCCAGATGTTAAAGACAATAAGTATGGAAATTTTACTGGAAAACCTTATATGAATGTTTTGTTGGAAGATAAGGCGGGTTTCGATCCTAAAGTAGATTGGAAAATTTTAAGAAAATATATGTCTAAATTAAAATAGTAAAAATGAAAGCAGAAATTATTAATTTAACGCCTCAGAAAGCGGAAGAGCTACTTAAAATGAATATAGGTAACAGGAGACTGAAGCCTATTGTAAATGTATATGTAGCTCAAATGAAAAAGGGTGAATGGAAAGAAAACGGTGAGCCAATCATAGTTGATGTCAATGGTTTTGTTAAAGATGGTCAACATAGATTACATGCAGTAATAGCGGCAGGGTTTAGCTACAATGTTCCATTAATAACGGATATTAATCCTGATGTTATGGATACAATTGATACGGGCACTAACCGTAGTTTTGCTGACGTGTTGCAGTTGAATGAGTTTACAAATGCTAATCACTTAGCTGGATCTATTAAGTCTATTTTAGCTTATAGACAAGGGTTGAAATCTTCTAAAAGCGGAAGTATCAGAAACAGTTCTATTAATTATATTTCAAATAGCATGGGTCTTGATTATGCTACTAAATTTAAAACTGAGCTTTACAAGGTGATTAAAATTGCTATGAGCACTTATCAAGCGCAGCCTATTAAATTGTTATCTGTAAAAGATATAGCTTTAATACTCTATATAACATCAGGTCAAACTTATTCTATTGATAGTAGACATATTAATTTTGTGAAAATGATTTGTGGAGTTAAAGCTGATAGCGGAAGTTCTACTTTCTATGCTTATAAGAAATTGCAAACTTCTAAGGCTAATAGTTTAAGTATGACAAGAGCTTATAAACTAGCGCTGATCATTAAAGTTTGGAATGTTTATGCTGTAGATGATTATCCAGTTAAACAAATCAGGGTTGATGTTGACGCTCCCCTTGATAAGATTACAGTTTTATCTCCAGATCACGCAACTGCTTAAACACAAAAACAATAGCTATAATTTATAGCTATTGTTTTTTTTTATTTAACTATGGAAATACGCTTATTTTTTATAAATTGTATAAAATAGCAATTGATATGACAAAAGAACAAAAAATTGAAATTCTAAAAGCTGAAGTTAAGCGACTTAGAAAGTACGAACCTAAAAGTGTAGCTAGAAAAAGAGGCAGGCTTGGAGTGGGGAAAGATGTTAGAAAATCCTTTATTAAAAAATAAGTGAGTGATTTTAATTTCATTATCATCAAACAAGTGACAAGAGATTACTTGGATCTTAAAGATAGGGAGATAATAAGAGTTAAGGATGAAATTTTAAAAAACCTAAATACCCTTAAGTCTTTAGATGTGAGAGGGTTAAACGATATAGATAGTAATTTTTTAATATTTCAAAAGAAATCTTTATTGGAAAACAGCAATATTCTTCATAAAATTAAAGAAGAGGGTCAAGCTATATCTAAAATTTATAGAGATATATTAGACGTTAAGTTAATACCTTTTGAAAATTTAGATCATTTTGAGAAAATAGAGCCAGACTATAATTCTAGAAAAAAATATTTAAAAGAAATGCTATCCGTATACATAGTATCTGAAGAGTATGTTAAATGTAGTCTAGTAAAGGAGTTAATGGATAATATATCATAAATTAAGAATCTATTTATAATCATGAGAAATATTTTATTAGTAGCCGCACTATTGTTGCGCGCTTTGGTTTCAGGTTTTGCGCAGTGTTCTTATGATGTTGTTTCATCAGAGGGGTACACGGTTCATATTGAAGGAGAAGCTGTTTCTTTGGTTAAACCAGCTACTTGTGGTAGCGGATATGTATTTAAAGTTGTCATATCTTATGATATAACATTTGTAGGGGGAACACCTAGCTCTGGGTCTATGTACACATTGGATGGCACAATAGAGTGCGATCAAGGATCAATTTTCTTTGGGTTACCAAATGGAGGGGGTTCTGGAACAGTAAATACATCTAATTCTTGGAGGCCAGTTAGCGATTGCGGTACATCCACGCCTTCTTCTATAGGATGCACGGAAATTACATATCATATAAAAGGTCCAGGTATACCAGAGCAGTATGTAACATGTACAGCTTTACCTGTAGAGTTTATATTTATAAATGCTAAACCTAGACAAGATGGAATTGTTGTTAGTTGGGCTACAGCTTTAGAAAATAACAATGATTATTACGACATTCAAAAATCTTATGATGTAATCAATTTTCACAATATAGGTCAAGTTGAAGGCGCTGGCAATAGCTTAAGCCTAATTAATTATGAATTTGTAGATCCTGACCATAGTAGTGAAATAGCATACTATAGAGTAAAGCAAGTGGATTACGATGGTCAACATGATTATAGTCGTGTTGTAGCAGTTCAAAAAGGTGATGGGGAATACGTAATTGAAATATACCCTACATTAGTAGATGACTATATATACATAGAAACGGATCAGGGTAACTTTAATGTAATTATATATAGCATATCTGGATGTGTAGTCGGTGAGTATTATAACTCAAGTGTGATAGATGTTAATGGCGTTAATCCAGGGATGTATCTAGTAATTTATTCTGACGGTAAAAACTCACTCACCAAGAAAGTAATTATAAATTAAAGCTCTAGCAGAAGGGCATCAAAGTATCCATATTTATTATAAAAATTACAATAATTATGGACATTTCAACTATCATTTCTTTAATCAGTCTTTTGGGGGCTTTGGTTGGTGTATATGTAAAATTACAGACTAGAATTTCACTTTTAGAAAACGATCAAAAAGATCATCAAAAACTTATTGAAAATAACTATTCAAACGATAAAGAAAGAGTAAAGGAATTCGATGGTCAATTAACCTCTTTCAGAAGCCTGGCTAACAATGAAATAGAGAAGCTTAAAAAAGAGCAGAAGAGAATTGAGGATAAAAGCGATGACAACGACAAAGAGATGAGGGAAGCTCTGAAAGGTGAAGTTGAAAGCAGGTTGCATCAAATAAGAAGAGTAGAAGATAGGGCTAATGAGCAAGATAAAGAACTGAGAAAAACATCTCAAGATGATTATAGGGAATTATCTAAAGAGATTAGGGATCTTGCTATCGAAATGGCAAGAAACCATAATCATGACGATTAAACATTGAACTATATTGATTGTATGCATTAATTTGTTTATAATTACCTATGAAGTTTTTAGATATCGGAGCAAATGTTGGTAATTATGCCAAAGCAGCTATTAAAAGAGGTTATGATGTAATTGCTGTTGAGGCAAACCCTGCAATTATAGAAGAGCTTAAAAATAATATACCAAATCAAACTGTTATTAATAAAGCGGTGTCTAACACTGATGGTGAAAAGATAACCCTATATGTTTATTCTCAACATGAAATGTCAACCGTGAATAAAACGTGGCAGCAAATGGGAAGATTTTCTATAAATGGAGTTTTTTCTAACATAGGAGAGTGGGAAGAAGAAATTGAGGTAGACACAGTTACTATCCAATCATTAGTGGAAGAGTATGGGGTTCCAGACATTATAAAGGTTGACGTTGAAGAGCATGAGTGGGAAGCTATTTCATCGTTAAAAACAAAGTCTCCTGAACTTTGTTTTGAGTGGCATAAAGAAGGGGTTTATTTTGTAAAGAAAATATTAGATCACTTGAGCGAGTTAGGGTATAAAGAATTTGGTGTATATATTTGTAACAAGGGGCGGGAGGATTACTTCAATAGACCTGAATCATATACAGAAGATTACGACTCTATATATGAGTCTATAAAATCATTAGATAAGAAAAATAACGACTGGGGTATGATATGGTGTAAATAGATATTTTACTATATATTTATATAAAATATTAACTCGATGAACTACGAAGAATCCCCAATAAGCAAAATGGTCGAAAAAGCTCTAAACGAAGCGTTTGAGAAGGATCAAAATTTTAAAATAACTAAAAGCGAACTTAAGAAATTAGTAAAAGAGGCGCTTCTTGAAGAAGCTATCGCTCAAAAAACTAAAGAGGTTCAAAAAATTGATGAAGCTATACAGCATATTGATGAAGACGAAGTTCCTCATGAATATCAAGACTTTGATGCCGTTGATTTTAAAACAACAGCTAAGTCTGCAGCAGCGCAAGATATAGAAGATTATTTTGGAGAACCTATGGATGATATTTCTGATGAAGAAGAAGAAAGTTTATCTGGAGATCTAGAAAGAGCTAATCTTAGATTGCCGTCTGATGAAGAAGAATTGCAAAAGCTTAAAAATATATTAGCTAAAAAGGCTGCGGCTAAAAAATCAATGGGAGCCTTTTCTCTAAATGAAGGAGAAATTCCTACTTTAGGAGACTCTATGATCTCTCTTGATGAGGAAGAACAAGAAATTTTACAAAGCCTTTTAAAACAAAGATCTGATGTAAAAATAGCAAATAGACCTAAGTCATCTTTATTTTTTAAAGATTTAGACTTCATGAATGAATCTTCTAATAAGAGAATGATGAAGCTAACAGGTTTGCTAAAAGAAAGTTTTGAAGGTGAGCACATTTTTGAAAATGATGAATATCCTAAAGATGTTATAAAAAAAGCTACAGACGCAGATGGTCACAGATATGTAATTAGAGAAAAAGACGGGAGCTATAAAATATTTGAGTTATCGGCTGGCTCTGGATATTATGAACAGTATTCTCATGGAACTTTCAGTGACAAAGGTAAGGCGTTTGAAGTTTTAGATAAAATTACTAAAGAAAAAAGTAATAACATATCAGAAAATGACGAAGAGGTAGATCCTATTGCTTGGGCTAAGACTTCTGGATTGAACGGTGTAGACTGGGAAGCTGAAGGTTTAGAATATGCTGGGGACGATTGGTATGGACTATCTGCTGAAGAGAAAGAGGAAATCATTTCAGATCTTAAAAGAAACTGGCATTCATAAGTGGATGTTTTAAAAATTATACAAGAGGAAATTAAACTGTTCTTAGAATCTGATAAAGATTTTGAAAGCAAGTTAAAAGAGATTTATCCAGGAACATTTTTATATCAGGGAGTTATTGACAGTTATCATTTGTCAACAGCTCCCGATTTAGAATTGGGAAAGAGCATGGATGAACAAAATTCTGATCTAAAAAACGCTGAAAGAGGCGGGAGTGGAGATTATATATATGCATCAAATTCACCTAAAGAGTGGTTAAGAATTTTCAAAGATGAGGGTGTAAATATGCCAAATCATTTATATGAAGTCATATTAACTAATCCTAAGTATAAAAAAAGCTTTGAGTTGTTTGGGAAAAAAACTCCAGAACAATTTTTAGCAAATCCAGAAAATGTTTTAATAAAAAAATATTTAGGTAAGATATGAAACTAATAGACATAATTAAGGAAGAGGTTAAACTTTTTTTAGAAAAGCGACCAAGGATAGGGTCTGTTGATATGGGTAAAAAAATTGCCCATGATGATCCCGCCTACAATTCTTATATAACAAGTGAGCATCTAAATTCTTTAGAAAGAGAATTGGATGCTCTTTTTGCTGGAGCTGGAATTGATATTGAGTTTACTAAACATTTTTTAGATAGAGTAAATGATCCTAGAAACAAGAAGGATATCACTATTGACGAGCTAAGAGCTATCTTCAAGGAAGTGTATTCTAAATATAAGGATGACATCAATAAATCTGGAGCAAGCTTTCAAGCTGTTATAAAAAGCTTATCTACAGACATTAATATTCCATTCGCTTTAGAATGGGATGAGAAGAATCAAGAAATGGACCTTGTAAGCAAGACGGTGATGAGGAAAAAGGGTTTTCAAACATCTAACCCAATACTATCTGTTAAAGAGAATTCTGCACAATATCCAGTTGCTTTGCCTCCAGAATATGGAGACTCTGACTATGAAGCAAGAGGTGGTAAGATTTTTATGATGTCTCCAGAAAAGTTTTTAAAACTGTCCCCCGCATTGAATGTTGAGGATGAAGATTCTAAAGATAATATAGAGGACTTGAAAAATATGATGGAAAAAGGTGTGAAAATAGATCCTCCTACATTATATTTGAATAATAATAAAGTAGTAGATCACGATGGTAGACATAGAGCGTATGCTGCTATAGAATTAGGGATCGATAAGATGCCAGTTTTAGTGATAGATAAAAATAATGAAACTATAACAACCTTTCCTACTAGTTAAGGTTAAAACATACGGATTAGGACCGTTATGACTTCGGTCATTGAAAAGGGGAAAGTTCGCTACTAACCCCTTTTCTTATTTTATAAGAGTTATGAAAAATGTTACAATATACATGAGGTGTATAAGGATGAAGCACAAGATTAAGCAGAGAAGAATAAAGTTTATGATTATTATGAATGAAGTGGCTGTAATAATGATGCGCTAATAAATAGCGTTTTTAGCCAATAATAAGAGATTATGAAAGTTTTTTTAAAGTTTTTCATAATAATACTTGACAAATTGAAACAAAAACTCTAAGTTTGTCGTATAGTTAATTAGGAAAAACAAAAACCTTAACTATTTAATAATAAGAAAATGAAAAGAGCAAATATAAATATCGCCAATAATTATCCGTGTAACGCGGGCAATCCCGATTATGATCGTAATCGAGGACTTGGAGATGTTATATTTGATATTATAAGCTGGTAAAACAGAATATAATCCAAAGATATAAAGAAACCCAAGTCCGAAAGGCTTGGGTTTTTTTGTGTTTAAATAAAACGGAGTAGATAACGGTCAGGTTGTTTACGCCCTTTGGAGGGGTGAGGTCGTAGGTTCGAATCCTACTGCTCCGACGAGAAGTAAAAAAGTTTACTTCCAGTTCTTTGACATGTTGGTAATAACAAATTGTAGGGTGGCGAAACGGACTTCGGTCTGGGCAAACGCACCTTCCTGTCTCGAAGGCGGTGATCACGGGATAAACGTTAGATAATGGATTGACCACTAAGCATTAAAATACTTAGAGTAAGCAAAATGTCTAATCGGTAACTGCACCTTGAAGGTTCGAATCCTTCTCCTACAGCAAAAAAGGACTTTTAGTTTAATAGCTTAAATGCAAGTTTGTTAAACTTAGAGATCTGAGTTCGAGTCTCAGATGATTCTCAAAACTATTTACTTTAGACCTTCGTCTTTTTAGATTAACAATAAAAATTAATTTATATGACAAGTGTTCTAAAAGGTAAGATTATTGATCTAAGAAAACAAGGTAAGATTTACAAAGAGATAAGCGAAGAATTAGGGTGTTCTAAATCCACTGTCTCTCATCATTGCAGAAAAGCTGGTATTGGAGCTCCTGATTTAAGAATAGATGAAAATACAATTTCTGATATGCAAAGGTATTATGATGAATGTGGGTCAAGTAATAAAGTGGCTGAAAAATTTGGATTTAGCAGGAGTACTGTTACAAATTATATTCAGCTGAAAAAAATAAAACCTATTCTCTGGAAGAAAAAAGAAAGAGGGGAATCGAAGCTGTACAAAAAAGAAGGAGAAAAGTTAAAGATATGGCCGTGGATTATAAAGGTGAAAAATGTCAGTGTTGTGGATATGACAAGTATATCGGAGCTTTAGAGTTTCACCACATTGATCCTAATGAAAAAGATTTTTCCTTAAGCCATAGAGGTTATTGTTACTCTTGGGATAAAGTAAAAAAAGAACTTGATAAATGTATTTTAGTGTGTTCTAATTGTCATAGAGAGATACATGCTGGAATCATTAAAGTGTAAATTCTCGTGTAGCTCAGCTGGTAGAGCTTCGGATTGTTACTCCGATGGTCCCTGGTTCAAGCCCAGGCGCGAGAGCTAATTATCTACTGAAGATAAGCAGTAAAACTATGAAGTGGGTTGAATCCCTACACCTCCTAGAGCGGCAGAGATAGGTTCGTTAGGTAAGTTTTATAGTCATGCTAAGATGACGTTGTTTATTGTAAGATATTGAGGGATTGCCTGTGAAAGCAGATCGTTTGTCAATGAAAATATTCCACTTAGAAATGGATAGATAATTTTAATTGGGGTATTGGTCTAGTCTGGCTTAGGATGTCTGCCTGTCACGCAGAAGGTCACGGGTTCGAATCCCGTATATCCCGCAATACTTTCATTGTGATTCACATCGGGGGGTGGTGAAAGTTAAATTGATCCTGCAGGTCAACTAAAATCCCTCCACCATGGTCCAGCATCATATCGGCGCATGTTGCTCCCCTGTCACGGGAGAGATTGAGGATTCGAATTCCTTCTGGACCGCCATAATAATATTTGGGCCGTTGGTGAAGTTGGCTATCACACTTGGTTTGCACCCAGGAGTCACGGGTTCGAAGCCCGTATGTGTCCACGAGAGAGACTGTTAATAATTCATAGAGCTTATAGAGTAGCTGCATAGAATTATATTTGGGGGATTAGCTCAGCTGGCTTAGAGCGCTGCACTTGCACTGCAGAGGTCATCGGTTCGACTCCGATATCCTCCACACCGAACACTTCAAGGAAATGGATGGGAAGTGTTTCTGGAAATTAAACGATTAGCTGGACGATAACATACGCAAAGGCTAGACCTTAAAAACTGTGATCCAGGGAAGAGCTGGACAGGTCTGAAAGTAAAAGTTTAATGAAAGGAAGCAACAATCTGATAAAGTAGATGAAGCTATTAAGTATGTGTCTGAAGAGAGGTTGTAGCTCAGTTGGATAGAGCGTCGGAAAAGCATTTGCGTATTCCAAGCCGAAGATCGCTGGTTCGAGTCCAGTCTGCTTCTTGGAGTAGGACACATAAATTGGGAGTGATGCACAAATTGGTTAGGCGTCAGGTTGTAACCCTGGTAATCCGCATGGATAGGAGGTTCGATCCCTCTCGCTCCCACCACGCAGTTCTTGGGTAAGGCGTATACTCCCTTGAGATATCAGGAATTGATCGAGTAAGGTTTAAGGCATCCGTTTTGGACACGGATAACTGCGCACAGTTAGTGTGGTTCGGGTGTTCGAATCCCCCACTCCTGACATAAAACTAGGTACACCTTACAACTTTTGGACAATCATATTCAAAAGATGTGTGGTATACTTTTATTTGATTATTTATAATAAAAATAATGAATAAAGAAAAATTAATTGAAGCTGTCAAAAGTTCAAAAAGCAAATCCGATGTATGTAGAAAGATGGGATATGTAACTGGGGGTGGAGGGCGAAGAAAAATCACCAAAATGATTGAAGACCTTTCGTTGGACGTTAGTCATTTTGATGGCGGGTTATCTAAGAGAAATATTAAATATGACATAATCCAAAAAGAGTGTCCAATATGTTTAGGTAAATTTGAAACAAGATTGGGAGGCCTTAAAGAAAAAGTGACCTGTTCTCATTCTTGCGCTAATACGTATTATAGATCTGGAGTTAATCACCCTAATTGGAAAGATGACGCTTATAGAAGTACTTGCTTTTATTATCATAAGAAAAAATGTGTTATTTGTGAAGAAGATAAAATTATAGATGTTCATCATTATGATGAGGATAGAAAAAATAACTCTCCAGATAATCTGATTCCACTATGCCCTACACATCATATGTATATGCATAGTAGATATAAAAATTTGATATCAGAGCGAGTAAATAAATACAGAGATAGTTTTATAGCAAAACAAAATTAATGGGAGTATTGAGCAACTGGTGGCTTAGCGGACTGTAACTCCGTGGTTTAACAACGTGCAGGTTCGATCCCTGCTACTCCCACAATAAAGCTACATGGGGTAGCTGGGCGCTGGTGAGCCCACCTTGCGGCGAGCAAGGCGTTTTACGACTGTGTAAAACAATCTTTGTGAGAAAGGAAGTCTGCGCAGATTCTTAGTATTACTAGTGATATCCAAAAGTAAGGTTGAGGTTCGAATCCTACCTATCCCACAACCTATATAGGTTAATGGTGTTCGATTTATCGGATGCCCCACTAATTTAAATGTTACCGATATGTCTAGAAAAAACAGACCCTTGGTGATCAGCAAAGAGAAGCTCATGCAAATTGAGAAGTCTAAGCATCACCGAGACCTGAAAGAGCAAGGAGCTCTTGACGGAAGATTCCAATCCAAGATTGTTGAGTCAAAGAAAAAGTATAAGAAGCCAAAGCACAAAGGAAGAGATTATGATTCCCAAGATGTTTTGGCTTTTTTGCGTTAAAAACATCGGGTTTTACTAGGTATTCTTAAAAAGAATCGTTATTTATTACAAAAGGATAATTTAAAAAAAAGAACATGAAAAAATTTTTACTATGCATAATGTTGTTTATGAGCATTTTATCAGTATTTGGACAAGATACGGCGTACACGTTTAAAGTGCTAGCTAGTAAGGGGGTGGTTCAAGGTAATGATGGAAATGGATGGGTCTTACTTAAGAGTGGGAGTAAAATATTGTTAGATTCTAAGATAAAATTATCTAGCGGATCATACGTTGGGTTAATGCATTCTTCAGGAAAAACTTTAGAATTAAAAACTGATGGTACATACGTATCAAGTAATTTGGAAGAAAAATTACAAGGAAGTAAATCCAGCTTTTCATCTAAATACGCGTCTTTTGTTTTAAATAATATGGAGAAGCAAGATTCTAAATCAAATTCAAATGTAACAGGTAGCGTATCTAGAGGGTTGGGAGATGTTAAGCTTATACTTCCAGGGAAGTTTAAAGTATTGCATTCTAAACCATTTGAAATTTCTTGGACGGGAGAAAAATCTAAATTATATAAAGTAGAAGTTTTGAATTTATTTGATGAAACCTTTTGGATGGCTGAAGCTTTTGGGACTGAAACTGTAGTTGATATAAATTTCATGCTTTTAAGCTACTTTAGCGATTACATTATAAGAGTTACGGAGAAAGGTAATCCAAAAAACAGCAGTCAATCTACATTTTCACTAATCTCAATGGAAAAAGAAGGTCCTATATCTATAGAGATGGATCAAATCGAATCTACTATGGACGTTACATCTCCTCTAGAGTTTTTGAAGTTTGCATATTTCTTTGATCAAAATGGTTTACCTATATATGCAATGTCTTGCCTTAAAAGAGCGGAGAAAATATCCCCAGACCATGGAGAAATAACTTTAATGAGGCAGCGTTATGTAACTGAATATACATCCGATTTTAAATAATACAATGGAAAAATATAAAGTAGAAAGAGGTATGGGATTATCCACTAAATGTGGATATCCAACAGCCAACGTAGGAGGGTTTATTCACAGCCCTGGAGTTTATACGGCTACAAGTCAATTTGATAGTTGTCTTATATTTGCAGAAATAGAAGATTTTGCGGAGATCCATATAATAGGATTTAATGGAGATATTTATAGTGAAGAGATAGAGTTGGAGGACGTTGAGAAGTGTGAACCTGAAACAAATAGAGGGATTATATACAGATTCAATCAAAGCTTTAAATAGTCACATCTGTTTAGGTATATATTAGGTTACATATTTTAAATTTCTAAAAAGGCAACAAATTGTTGCCTTTTTTCGTTATATAGGTAACTGGAATTTAAAATAAGTGTTTTTAAATATAAGATAATATGAAAAACTTGAAACCTTTAACCGTAATAGTAGTTATAGTGATTATAATTATCCTATTTTTGATAATGATACCGATAGTTTTTTGGTTTAACAATCCAGAATTAACTCAAATGCAGATGGTCATTAAGTTTTGGCCTTTGTATCTTGTTGATGTGGCGCTAGCTTTAATTATAAGAATTTTAATTGATAAGTTATAGAATTATGAAAAATAAAACTCAATTAGAAAAATATGATTCATTTGTTGAAGGCTTAATATTCAAATATGAAGACGAGTGGACAGAGCCTTTTCAAAAAACTTTGCCTAATGGAATTGTTTTAGCTGGTTCTCCAGAGAATGTTGAATTATTAGAGGAGATGCTTGCGGATTTTGAACATTCATGCGAGATGGATATCAACCCAGACGCGGTTAAGATAATAGCTATGGGCGAAATGCCTTATAATGCTCCAGGCGGTTTTTGTATAGAAACAAAAACTATAAAACTCCACCCAGTATCATCAAGGCAAGATAGACAGTATGGTTGGGAGTTAATTTTCTTACATGAGTATACTCACGCTTTAGATTGTCACTTAGACTTATATAAAAAGTTTGAGGATGAATATAGAGAAATGATTGAAGCTGTTGGCTATAAATATCATGAATCTGAAGATTCCTCTTGGAAGATAGGGGTAGATCCAGGCTTCAATGGCGACATAGTGTCCGCAATGGGTTTATTTGCGAGTAATAGAACAAATGATTCTAAAATAAAAGAAATGGGTTATTGCGGATTAAGATGCGCGCTCAACATTAGGGAGTTTGTTGCTATGGCATTTATGCATTGGTTCTCATTTCATGATTACGAGGAAGATTTTAATAGCAAGGTGGGAGATTTATTGGAAAAACATTTTAATAGAAATATAGTAGAAGCATAAATATGGGAAAGGTAGCAACTTTGTTTGGTGGCGCAATTAATGACACTACAACGAAAGAGTATAAAGATACTATAAAGATAGGGAAGTTATTAGCGGAGCAAGGTTATACAATTAAATCTGGAGGTTACTCTGGGCTTATGGAAGCCGTATCTAAAGGGGGGAAAGAGGGTGGAGCCGATGTTATAGGGGTCACTTGTCAATCTTTTGGCAGCTTGAAGGGTAATGACTATTTAGATATAGTTATGCCCGCTAAGGATATCTTTGATCGATTGAGAGAGTTGATGAATGCTGATTTGTTTGTGGTACAAAAAGGGGGGGTTGGAACCCTTGCTGAACTCTTCTTAATTTGGGATATTATTCGCAAGAAGAAAGATGCTCCTCCAGTGTTTTTGATTGGAGCTCATTGGCGTGATATTTTAGACTCTATCGTTTATGTAAAAAAAGAAAGGGAAAAGATTGTGGTGTGCGATAGTTTTGATATATTTGTTGGACATATTAATTTAATATAAGACTCTTAATATTATGAGTAAATTAAATAAAGCTTTAAAAAAACTTATATCAGTTAAAGATCAACAAAACATTGTTAATGATTTTGCTGAGAAAAAGTTTAACGAAGAAAATGTAACTTCAGCTTACTATGAAGGTTTTGATATTGTATCTGAAAACAAGATTAGAGTAAACTATGGATATGGAGAGGGGTTTTCAGACAGTTTCGAAGTAGATATAGAGCCTGGGAAAGAGGGTCCATATGATTATTTTGGACTCTTAGAAGATTGGCAAATAGAAGGAGAGAGAATTGAGCCGAGAAAAGAGGCTATGTTTGAAGGTTGCGGGGATAGAGCATTAGAGGGGGTGATGTTTATAGCTAAGATTGAAGAAGATGGCAATCTTTCGGTTAGAGTAGATCCAGAATCAGAAGATTATTTTAATACTCTTAATACAAAAATGTGGCTCAAGTCAGTTTTGAAACAAGCAGAGGAAGAAGAGTTTTTCTATGGTGTAGATGATGATGAAGAATTTCACTTAGTAAGAAAAGATGGAGCCTATAGTGTGCAATAGTTTTGAAATATTTGTTGAACAATTTAAAATATTTATGTGATATGGCTTTTGATAAAAAGAAAAAAACTAAAAGAATATTTGTAGTAGAAATAGAGATTTGTGAAGACGCTTGGTTTATTTTAAAAAACAAACAGCCTTTATATACAAAAGGGCAAAGGATAATGGTGCCTGTATTAAGCAGCACTGCTTATCATGCGGAAATGAAATTCTCAAATGAATATTGGGGTTCTGAGTTTCCTAGTTATACAACAATTAAAGTTCACACATGTGATAAGGAGCTTTTTACTCCAGATAGGTTAAGTTAATATGTTTGAACAAGAATATATAGCATGCTCAGCCGTTTGGTTTAAAGAGCTAGAGTTTAAAAAAGATGTTCCAAATGAACAAGTTAATCCTGTGAACATAGAATCTGGAATCACATTTTGTGGACATAGACATTTGCAATGCATTAGAACAATGAATGCTATTACGGGACTGAGACAGGCGGAAGCTGGAGCTTGGGAAGATGGTTTTATTACCAGTAAAAATCGATTTGTTGATCGCAAAGAAGGAACTGCTATAGCTTTAGGATGCGGTCAGATAAAGAAATTGAATTACGGAAATCAATTATATAGTGAAGACTTATATTAAATAACAGAGATGGGAATTAGCGTTAAAGAAATCATAGCAGGACTTGAAGATGGAAGTATTGTCTTAGATAAGAAAGGGCATCTTACAAATTCGGTAATAGACAACTTGGAAAGAGTTGTTGAGTTCACTGAGAGTATGATTGAAAAGAGGGAGAATAACGAAGAAATTTCCAACTTCTATAAAAGCTTTATAGAAAACATCAAGATAGGAGTCCCTATTCACGACACCTATGATAACTATTGCTTTAATTGTGGGGGAAGGAATTCATTGGTAATGATTGATGCAAAAACTTTAGGTTTCTTCAATGTAACTGATTTTAATAATTTAGGAAAAGAGAATGGAAAAGATTTCACTCTATCTCCAAGTGATTTTCAGCCATGTAAAGCGACTCCATTGATTGATGCTGGAAAATTAACTGCTACCATTAATGTGCCAACTGGAAAACTGGTATTTGACAATTTCTTTATAACTGATTCGTTGTATGATATGAAAGAAGAAGGTTATCATTCTATTAATGATATAATGGGTCGTAACCAACTAATGCAACACCTGGCGTCAAAGAATGTTGGGTATGGACAACTGGGAAATATGAGTGTAAATGTTTATTACTCAAAAGAAAAAGAGGAGATATTAATTGGAGACCCTTATATAGAAGATCAGATTGAAGACTTAAGAGGGTTTATTGAAGAATGTCCAGATGAAGCTAGAGATGAAAATAGAAAAAGGTTGAAAGAGTTAGAAACTGTAGATTTGAAAGTGTTTGAAGGGTTTGATCTTGTTGGGGATATTTGTTGTGATGTTTGGAGATGGCAATGTGCCGATCAGAAAACGTTAGATGATGCTGGTGATGAGCAGAGATATTCAGCTTTTACTGTAGAAGTTTCTCCAGGAGATTGGGAAATAGAACACTATTACGAATTTCAAAAAAGAGAAGCGGTAGTTTATTCAAGAATTAAACTGAAATCATAATGAGCGATAGTACACAAAGAAAAATTTATAGATGGGAAGGTCTTATAATAACTCAGAAAGAGTTTGAAGAGAGATCTAATACCGTACCCACTAGCGTGCCAATTGTAGAAGAACATGCCTTCAAAAAGAAAGGTGATTTGGGTGGTGAGTGGCGTCTAAATGGAAAGATTCATAGAGAAGATGGTCCAGCTGTCATATATGATAACGGAGACAAAGAATGGTTCCTTAATGGGGGAAGACATCGAGAAGGTGGGCTTGCTATTGAATATGCCAATGGAAATAAAGAGTGGTATTTCAATGGAAATCTACATAGAGAAGATGGTCCAGCTATTGAATATGCTAATGGATATAAATGTTGGTATCTCAATGGAAAAAAGCATAGAGAAGATGGTCCAGCTATTGAATATGCCGATGGGGGTAAATATTGGTATCTGAATGGAGAAAGGCATAGAGAAGATGGTCCAGCTATTGAATATTCCAATGGATATAAATGTTGGTACCTAAATGGAAATCTTCATAGAGAAGATGGTCCAGCTATTGAATATTCCAATGGAGATAAAGCTTGGTATCTCAACAAAGAAAGGCATAGAGAAGATGGTCCCGCCGTTGAAAATGCTGATGGAACTAAAAAATGGTATCTCAATGGATTATATCACAGAGAAGATGGTCCAGCCGTTGAATATTCCAATGGAGATAAACAATGGTGGATAAATGATAAATTTTTAACTAAGTATCAGTTCTATAAAGCTATAGGTAAGAAAGCGGTTTGGTTTTATTGGTTATTTAAATAAAAAAGTTATGAATAATAAAAAGCAAATTAATCCTTTAACATTTCCTTTGATAATTGCTGGAGTGTGTGGACTTATGTATATGTTTGCCTTTCACGCGGAGAGAACTAGTCACAATAAGACTAAGCAAGAATTGATAGAGTTAAAGGGAAATTGTAAAGAAGAGAATTCATCGCTTAATAAGTAAATTATTAAGAGGAAGCTCAGGCCACATCCGAAGGAGGAAGGAGAAGAAATTCGCTTACACTTCCGCAACATGGTGTGCAACTCATAACAGTCTAGTCGGGGTTCCTTCGCGGCAATAATGACAAGGTAGAGGCTCAGACAAATGATGGATTAAAACAGAAGCTTGGCTAAGCTCACTTTACATTTAAAAAAGCTCTCCTTTTTGGAGGGCTTTTTATGTTTTTGGTCATATTTATTGACATGATTACCGAAGCTAGAATACAACAGATTATCCAAGAAGAGATTGCGGACTTTTATTTAGATGAAGGGAAGATTAGCGATTTTCTTAAGAAGATAGATGTTAAAAAGATGGTAATCAAAAAAGCTGGAGAACTTAGAAAGGCGGTTGGTAGAGCTAAAGTTGAAAACATTATAGCGGCTAAGATTATTTTATCATGCCTTAAAGATCAAACAATAACAGCGGAAGAAATCAAATTCCTTAAAGAAAAGAGCATAGATTTTGTTAAAGTTCTTAATTTGCTAGGTTTCCAATTTATGCCTGGGGGTAACATGATTTTACAGATAGCCAATGCTCTCCTTAAAAAGAAGGGAATATACATTTTCCCTCAAGGAAGAGAAATCCCGAAAGCTTATCAACAAGATGGGCAGACTCAACAAATAACATAAACTTTTTTTATTGCAACATTTTCCTTAACTTCGACGTTATATAATAAAACGTCTTATGGAAAAAGAAAAAACGAACAGAGGTTTTTCTATCTTTAATTTTAAAGATAGATATAATCAAGAATGCTCATTGCAGAAAAGCAGTCTCGCGTTTGAGGATGCTATATGGTTTGGCATTGATAATGCAGACCCTAAAATAATGGCAAATCAAGCCGCTAAGCATGGAGTCCAAACAAAGGAGACTACAGGCTGGGTTCCATTTCCTATTCCAGAAGACGTTTTATTAAGTACAAGAATGCATTTGACGCAAGAGCAAGTTGCCGAACTAATTCCTGTGTTACAAAAATTTGTTGAAACTGGCGAAATATAAAGATATGGGATTCTTAACAACTATAACTATAAGGAATGATGCCTTAGATGAGATTAAAAAGCATCCAGAAGAGTTTGCTAAAAACGTTTTAAACGCTTGTAGCGGAAACATGAGAGGTAACATGTCTTCAGATAAAGAATTTGGATTAGGCAGCCATGCTAATATGACTATATGCCAAGAGCCTAAACATGCTGACGCACACACTACTTATGTTCACATGGGTAACACCGTTTGTGAAATAAGCGCTTATTCTAGCTATACTGAACACTTGATGAAAAATCACACTGAGTTTTTTGATGACATGTTAGATCATATGGAGTATACCGTTAAGAAATTAAAAGAGAAAAGAAAAGCAATGAAGAAATGAGTAGATTTAAAAGAACAACAAACGACAGATGGATTGGCGGAGTGCTTGGAGGATTATCTAATCAGATTGGGGTTGACAGTACTTTGCTACGAGTTTTGTTCCTATTAGTTTATCTAGGGTGCGCTATGTATAGCCAAGTTTTGCTTTTGATATATTTTGCCGTGTGGTATTTTGCTGATGAAAAATAAATTTTAGATCACTTCATAAGTGTTATTATCAAATAATTTCTATAACTTTAACTTATGGGTACAAATTACTACAGAATTCCTACAGAGGAAGATGTTTTAAAAAGAAAAAAGGTATTGATAGACGATATCAATGAAATGCCTATAGACTCAAACTCTATAAGAGAAGGGTTTCGATCTATTGGAGCATGGGAATCCGATTGGGATAAAATAAGTCCATGGCATAAATTTAAAGAAGGAATGTCTATCCATTTAGGAAAGAGGTCTTCAGGGTGGAAGTTCGTTTGGAATTTTCACGAAAACAAGTTTTACTCAGATAAAAAGACTCTTATAGATTTCATTAAATCTGGTAGAGTCATAAATGAATACGGTGAAGAGTTGGAGTCTGATGAGTTTATTAAAATGGCTTTAGAGTGGGGATATCCAGATGGGTGGGATTTAGAGAGTTATTACAAAGCAAATCCTAGTGGTAACCATTTTATCAATTATCATAAAGAAGAATATATTGATGGTTTAAGAATAAGTGATACCACAGAATTTAGTTAAATGAGAAAGGTGTTCTATATGTGTCCAGAGAATGTAGTTTTTTGGAATCTGGTTGAAGAAATCGGGTGGAAAAAAGGTGTCAATGATAACTATAAATCTATACGGACTCACCTAACTTTTAAGTATAAAAAAAATCAAAATATACCAAAAGAGATGTTGTCCGTATTGGAAATATATCATAGAGAAATGTTAGAATCTATTTATGAAGCGTGGTTAAAATGCTCTCCTTCCGTTTTATTTGGAATGGGTGGACAGCGAGGGGACGATTTAATTAGTGAGATTATTGGAAGAGGAAGAGAGTATTATAACGAAGTTCTCAGAGATCCAATGATTGCCGCAAAAATGTATAAAGAGAACGATTACGCGGAAAGCTTTAGATATTGCTTTCCTAATGAACGTGATTTTTTTGATATAGGAATGGGTGAAAATTTAGTATACCCTTCAAGTGTTACAATCATTTTAAAAAGTAAAAACCTAAAAGAAGATGAAGAAAAATAAGAAATCAAATGAGTTTTTGGAAAAGTATTTAAACGCTAAGTCTCCAACGGGTATGGAAATGGAAGGTCAAGCTATTTGGATTGACTACATTAAACAATTTGTAGATGAGGTTGACACTGATGTATATGGATCAGCTTGGGGAATTATTAATCCAGGCAAAGATTATAAAGTTGTCATCGAAGCTCATGCTGATGAGATTGGGTGGACGGTAAATCACATTGATGATAATGGATTTATATCTGTTGTTAGAAATGGTGGTTCTGATCATCATATTGCTCCAGGTATGAAAGTTCAAATTCTTGGAGAAGACGGGGTTGTTGCGGGACATTTTGGATGGCCAGCAATACATGAGAGAAAAGGTGAAGGGGCGGTACAGCCAGAACCAAACACTCTTTTCGTAGATGTCGAAGCCAACTCTAAAGAAGAGGTTGAAGAAATGGGTATATTTGTAGGAACCCCTATGGTTTATGATACTTCGTTTGAAGAAAGAAAGGGTAAATACATTAGTAGAGCTTTAGATAATAGAATTGGTGGATATATGATTGCTCAAGTTGCTCGTAAGCTTCAAAAGGCAAATGTAGAGCTACCTTTCTCTTTATACATAGTTAATGCTGTGCAAGAGGAAATTGGTTTAGTTGGAGCCGAAATGGTAGCTAATAGAATTAAACCAGACGTTGCAATTATTACAGATGTTTGTCATGACACTCACACTCCTCATTTAAATGCAAAACTTGCTGGAGACACTAAATCAGGTAAAGGGCCAGTGGTTTTTAGAGGAGCAGATATTCAATTGAATTTACACAAGCAAATATTGAATGTTGCTAAAGAAAATGAAATTGAATTCCAAAGAGGTACTTATAACGGAAACTCAGGAACAGATACAAAAGCGTTCTACAAGTCTAACGGAGGAGTAGCATGTCAATTGATATCACTTCCATTGAAGTACATGCACACGTCTGTAGAGACGGTTCAAATAACAGATGTTGATTCAGTGATCGAGTTAATTTATTACTCATTACTGTCTATTGAGGATGGTCAAGATTTTAGATATCATAAATCGATTATTAAGTAATGGAGACTTTAGAAAAAAATAACAATATAACAGTTGTATCCACCATTGAGGAAAGTGGACGCACTGTATTCAAAAATCATGATGAAGATCTAGTGTCAAAAATCAAAGCGGTAAAACTTGATGATGATTCTTTTTCTCAATGGAGATACGGCAAAGGCTGTGTTATAGACAAAGAGCTTAGTGAAACTCAGTATCTATGCAAGAGTCCTGAAGGGGAATTCTTTACGATAGACAAAGAGGATTACACTAGCGCTAGAGAGAAAGATCTTCTTGATAAGATCAATTCTTTGTATCCAGTGGGGACTTATTGGAACTATAATTTCGGACTTCTTAAGAATGGATATGAAAGATTAGAAGTTTATGGGAGTGAGGAAACTGTCAATAAATGTTATGATGCTCTTGGAAAGGTGGGTTGTAAAACTCATAGAGTTGAAGTTTCCACATGGAATGGCATTTCCGTTAAAGCGGATATAGGCGGTAAATGGAGTAGTATTATGTTCTGTTGGTTTAATACAGATGGTAATTACGTGAATAGGGACTACAACATAGACGTGTTAAGGTATTTGAAAACCACTCCTTTATATGGATCAGATTTGTTAAAAGAAGTTTCTGATGCAATCCCTGATGTAAAATACACTTATAGTAAAGATAGGTGGTTTGCCGATGATTTCGCATTTACTCTAATAGACTCTGTTGATGACGGATTAGGATTCAGAATGTATAAATCAGATAAGAGGCATACAGGGAAATATGGGAACAGAGGAGCTAAGATTTTCTCTTGCCCTAAAAGAAATACGGAAGAACATACTAAAGCTGATATTATTGAGAGATTGATGCCTAAGTTAACTCTTGTTATGAAACATTTAGACGCTAAGTAATATAAAGTGCAAGGTATAGATCAGAAAATTGAAAAACTATAATGGATAAAACTAGAAAGAGGTTTTATATAATTCCAGATCTGGACCCTACGTTATCCTGGGAAAGGTCTGGACTTTTGTATGTTATAGATGATATAAAATCTAGACGTATAACCACCTCCAATTTGGAAAAAATGGCTTTTTTAATGTCTAAATTTTCTGATGATCCAGAATTTGCACATAAACCTCTACCGATTGGCGGAGGGACCAATTTAGACAAAGAAACAGCTATGGTTATGCTTCCCGTGGTTACAAGAGTTAGCAAGAGGAATGGAAAGTATATGTCATCTAAGCAAATAGAATACATATTTTATTTCATACTTGAGAAACAGAAGAAAATGGAAAAAGCTTTAGAAGATGTGTTTCCAGATGATAAAATAGATTTGGTCGCAGAGGCTTGCGCTTATTTAAGCGATATGTTATGCTATAGAGTTGAGAATCCAAATAGAAAATTTATAGAGAGGCCAATTATTTCAGATAAACATAAAAAGGTAATTCCTTTAATAAAAGAAGGGCTTAAATTCACTCACAGGAGCACTTTTGAAAATTATATTAAAGATTTATCATAAAATACTTGACAAGTAACGAAACAATTTGTATGTTTGTATCGTTAGTATTTGAATAATAGAAAAACTTACATATTTATAAAGACAATGAAAAGAATGACAAACATAATATCTCGCATAATTGGTCAAGGCCAAGGGCAGGTGATTTTCACCTTACGGGATTCGTATGTCTTCTAGTTGATTGTATAAAAACATTAAACAAACAGACCCGAATCCCTAACAGGATTCGGGTTTTTTGCGTTATGGGGAAAATAGAAAAAAAGAAAAAGAAGCTCGAAGAGAGAATCGAGATGTTGGAGAAGGAAATGATTGCTTCACTAACTAAAAAAACCTCTTACATTGCGGAGATAAATGTAGCTTCGCACCAAAGGCAGATTAAAGAGTTGAGAGAGAAGCTTTCGACTATGTAAATATAAGCGGGTGACGCATAAGTGATGGTGCGCCAGCCTTCCAAGTTGGAATAGAGTCGGTTTGATCCCGTCCACCCGCTCAAACTATTGTTCTTTGAAATATTGGTCAAAAATCCGAGATTGCTTTGTCCAAATTGTCATTCATTGACTCCTAATTATGGCATTTTAAATGCAGGAAATGGTAAGGATAAAAGAAATATTGGTCGTAAAAGATGGAGACAAAAGCAAAATAATAAGCTAGGATAGCTCAGATAGTAGAGCGCCTGATAGATTCAGGAGGTCGTGGATGCAAGCGCCACTCGTAGCTCAAGTTAAATGTTAAATAAATGTAAAATGAAAAAACTATTAAAACACTTCTTCTTTAGGTAACACCAAACCTAATCTAGAAGATGAAAAAAGAAAAAAAAGCGTTCGGTATTGATGAGGAAGGATTCCCATTATTACCGCCAAAGTTCTCAAACGTTAAGATGTCGAGAATTCACAATTACGAAAAAATGGGTGGATGCCCTTATTGCTTCCCTCATGGAATGGAAACTGTGAATTCAAAATGGAATAACCTAGAGAGATCATGGAAGCGACACAGAAAAACTCAGTGGCAAATGAGTTTAAAAGAGTAAAGGTAATTAACGCGATAGTAGCTCAGTTTGGTAGAGCGCAACGTTGCCAACGTTGAGGTCGCGGGTTCGAAGCCCGTCTTTCGCTCGTAAACAATTAATAAAGTGGAAAACTTAAAAGAGTTCAATGAGCAAGTAAAAAATTTAGTAGTAGGCACTATGGTGAAATTTGATCACTATAGAGCGGGGTTCTTTTACTACAATGTAAAAGCAAAAGATGGTAACACATATCAATTCTTTGTACCGAGAGAAGATATTGGAAACGGCACCATCAACGCTAAAGACAAAGCCTCTGGTTTCATGAAATGGATCAGACAAGCCTTGAAAGAAAATACCCTAGTCCAATTGGACTAGGTTTAAATTGGAATGTAGCTCAGTTGGTTAGAGCGCTGATCTGATACGTCAGAGGTCGAGGGATCGTGACCCTCCATTCCAACAACATTGTTCCGTAGCACAATTGCGTAGTGCGTCTGGTTTTGATCCAGGAGGTTATCAGTTCGAGTCTGATCGGAACAACAACATGGAGAAGTAGCTCGGTCAGGTAGAGCAACTGCCTTATATGCAGCTGGTCGTGGGTTCGAATCCCATCTTCTCTACAAAATAATGTTCTTTGACATATTTCATTGCAAAGGTAGTATTGGTTTAATAGAAAAGATTGATGGGAGAAGTTTGAGAGTGGAAAGACTTGACATAAGAAAAGTGGAGAGACCTTCAAAGGAAGAGCTGGAAAATATGTTAAAAGATACATCTTATGTTGCAGTTGGTAAAAAGTATGGAGTTAGTGATAATTCTGTTAGAAAGTGGGCTAAATCATATTGTATAATATAAATTACTCTGTAGCTCAGTTGAATTAGAGCGGTTCCCTACGAAGGATCGGGTCGGGGGTTTGAGTCCCTCCAGGGTAACAAGTAAATAGTTATTTGACATATTGTGTATCGTACTTGAGTTTGTGATTAAACTTTTGTACATTTGTATAAATTGTTCTATGGTGTAATTGGCAACACGTATCGTTTTGGTCGATAAGAGTCTAGGTTCGAGCCCTGGTGGAACAACGAGATTACTTAGGCGGGTTAATAGCTCAGGTGGAAGAGCGTCTGTGAACTATGAAGGTCCCTGTTTCGAAAGCAGGTTAATTTGTGCTAGTAATCAAACTAGTTTTGGGTCAATACTGGGAGCGGTTCTCTAGCGTAAACGAGTGCATTTCTCTTTACAATTCTAGGTGGTTCAACTCCATCGATTTGGTGCCAGAATTAGAATACAGTAACCTTATCGATAATACAATCGTAATAGTTTGTAAGGTTTTAAAGATGAAGGAAAGCGATTGATACCTTCATACCAGCTCCTGTAGCTCAGTTGCGAAGAGCGCTTGCCTTACATGCAAGAGGTCACAGGTTCGAGTCCTGTCGGGAGCACTAAAAATTAAATCTTATAAACTATATATGTATATGAGAAAGAGAGTAAGAACAAAAAGAAAAAAGAGCAGCAGGCCTTTTGGTAAAAAAGCTACATTTAAAATTGTGAAAGGCACTTTGATTGCTAGACCACAGAAAGATTTAATGTATAAAAAATAGTACAACTTTAAATTTAATCCTATGAAAAACCTATTAAAGCTTCGATTCTATTAAGTAATTCACTTAATAAATCGAAAAATGAGAAAAAACAAATACAATGAACTTGATTCAAAGATAAGATCTTTGAAGAAAAGGCAAGATGAGATCAACGATATCCAGAGGAACAATTGCTGGGCTGAGTTAGATGAGCCTGAACCTCACGGTTGGTACATTAGACTTAGTTTAAGAAGCGATATTGCTAATAGGGCCGATGCCGACACTATAGAGGAAGTAGTTTCACTAATAGAAAGAAAATGTTGGTCTAAAAATAAATCACTTGGATATAGGTCTAATGGAAGCGTTTGTACGGTTACAGGGTTACGCAATTGGCAAGAGTATACTCCTTGGTGCGGATATTATGGTTCTTCTTATGGTATTGATATAGAAACATATAAGCACTTGAGACCTGAAGTTCAACGATGGTTCTCTCCTCCTGAATTCTTAGATTACTGGGGACGTGGATGGTGCGATTGCAATGTTCCTATATGGTATTGGGATAGATACTTCGAAAGATGCTATGCTACCCATTATAAGGAGATTCAACCAGATCTAATTAGTGAAGATGATTATATAGATAATCATATTGATTCTTGTTACTGGGATAAGTCTCGAAAATATGAATGGAGAACTTATCCAAAAAGAACCCTGTGCATATACACAAGGTCCAGGAGAGCGTCTAATAAAAAAGTCATGAATAATATGAAACAGTATGATTATGACGATTCTTTAGCAAACTTTCACGATTACGAAAGAAACTCTTGGTGTTGGGATTAATCCCATTTTAGGGCCTCTAGCTCAATTGGTTTAGAGCACTTGACTCATAATCAAGAGGTTTTCGGTTCAATCCCGAAGGGGCCCACTAAAATAGTTCCATAGCTCAGTCTGGTCTAGAGCGCTTGCTTGACATGCAAGAGGTCGCTGGTTCGAATCCAGTTGGAACTACATTTTACTTTTTCATTTTTTTTCATTATTGTATGATTAATGAAAGAAAGTATAAAAACAATAACTTTTGATGATATAGAAGCGTCAGGGTTGCCTAATTCATTATTAAATGTAGAAGGTGAGTGGAGAATAATAGGTGGAAGGCTTCATATTGATCCAGTTATGGATATTGAAGATACTGAGCCTGATGTTCAAGTACAAATTGAGCTAGAGGAAATGAATGCTTTATATAGTGATTTATTCCCAGAGACGGATCCAGAATTGCCAGAAAACAGACAAACATTTACAAAAGAGTTTTTAGAACATGAAGTACATCCAAAACTTAGAACAGCTTTTATAAATTCTAACAACTTTGATAGAACTGAATTGGTTAGTGATAATGATGGCAGGTTACAACATGTTAGTAATGAAAAAGAGTATGAGTTCCAAGCTGGAAGAGGGTTTGTGCAAACAGGTATCGAAAAATTAGAGAGACATGCTGATAAGTTCACGGATCTTAAATGGATGGAGATAAGTAGGTATCAGAACTTCACTTCAAAAGATTTTCAGTTTCTAATAGATTTTAAACATGAAGTAAATTGGGATGCTTTTTTTATGTCAGAGGTAGCTAGTTTAGGTCTTGAAGAGTTTAAAAAACTAGAAGATGAGGGAATACAAATCAATTGGAAAATAGTGTGTATGAAATCTGATCTTTCTAATTGGTCTGAAGATGATTTTGAATATATTCAAGATAAAATTTCATGGAATCATTTATTTAAAAACCCAAACACTACATATGTTTCCCTGAGTGAATGGAATAAATATTATGCTAAACATTATATAGGATTAAGTGTAATTGATTTAGTTGAAAGTGTTAAGCTGCCATACATAAACACGCTTCAAGATTTAAGTCTTATTGGGTATAATGTTACTCTTTGTAAAACAGCTAAATTTACATCTGAATTATTTCCAAGTAATTTAAAAAATATACTAAAAGAAGTATATATAGAAGATGGAGATGTGTATATTGAAGAAATTAGATCAGACTCTCCAGTAATCAGTCTATATAAAGTATCCAAATTAAATTAAAATTATTTATAAATTAACTAGAGCTCCAGGCAACAAACCTGGAGCTTTTTTCGTTTAGGGAGTATGTATTATTTACTTAAACAAAAATTATTATGAAGAAAATTGTGTTATTAATGTCCATGGTTATTATTGGATCAATGTTTAGTTCTTGTATGGGCCCTTTTCAAGAGCAGGTCTATAAAGAGATAGGCGCAAATGAAACGGCTTTTGTAGTGCCAATGGAGGCTAAAAATAAAACTGGACAAAAGCAGTTTGCTTCTGAAAACTACTTAGACAGTATGAAAGTTGCCACCAAGCGTATTTATATACCAACTAAATCAATTAGCACTGGTCGTATGTGGTATGATTATAAATACATTGAAACCGTTAAAGTTATAACAGTTGTTAGAGCTCCAGTAACTAGGGAGTGGACTATTAATGATGGATCTGGCACCAAAGGAAATAAGAAAGAAGATATAGAAGTGGAATCTAAAGAGTCTATCGCTTTTGGTCAAGGGATTACGGCTACCGCAACTATTCCAGAAAGGTGGGCGGCTAAGTTCTTATATTCGTATAGCGGTAAATCATTAGCTAAGGTTATGGATGAAGACGTGAGAGCTTACATACAAAGTGTTTTATCTTCAGAATTTGGCATCAGAGACTTGACCACGTGTCAAGCTGAAAGAAAGGAAGTGTTTAATGTCATGATAAAAATGACCAAAGAACATTTTGCTAAATTTGGTGTAGAGATTATGCAGCTTGGAGCCGCTGGTGGATTTACATATAAAGATGCTAAAATACAAAATTCTATTAATGATCAATTTGCTTCGGAGAAGAAAGTGTTATCTGCTCAGAATGAAGTTGATGCCGCAAATAAATTTGCTAAAGCAAAAGCCGCAATTGAGCAATAAAAAATGTTAGATGCAACTATTGATTTAATGAGCGCTCAAGCCGATCTATTTAGAGGGATAGGGAAAGGTAAAGTTAAACTACCTCAAAACTATACAGTATTACCTGAAGGGTCTATACTTCCCAATTTTAAAGTTAACAAGTAAGAATAATAAATTAGCGGGGAATAGATCCCCGCTAATTTTCACTTAAATTTACATTCGATGAAAGGTAAAATTATAAAAACCATATTTCTCATAATACTAACAGTGCTAGTATTTGGAGCTTACAACATATCAAGATATCAGATTGATGTTTCCTACTCTGTAATAGCTGCGGATCAACTAGACACTGATTCAGCTTATTACATGATGGAAGTTAAAGGAAGAGCTATATTTATAGCAAATTTCTTGATGGCTTTAGTTTGCTCTGGCTTAGGTGCAATGGGTTACAAAATTTGGAAAACTAAAAAAGCGTAAAACTATGAGTGTTAAAACTAAGAAAACGGTGAAGTTTAAATATGAGAAATTGGTAATTGATCCAATTTTAAAAGCTATTAAAAAGCACCAAGAATATTTGACTAAACCTGAGAATTTGCCTCAATTGGCAAAGCTTGGTTATATATATAACACTCTTTGGTATAATGGAAGAGTTTGCTGGGGGTATGAAGGCAGGATTCAAAAGAATAATGACTGTGAAGATAATCCCAAGTATAAAATTGAGATGTGTGATCCAGCGGATGAGGATATTGAAAATCTTATTTATGATGCATGGGGTATGCATGTTAGCAATGATTTTGAAGAAGGGTCTTATGAGGTATTTTCTTCTTTAATTAGGGAAGGTAGAGAATATTCTGACTATGAAAATAGGCTTAAAAAGGTAAATAAAAACTTTGATGAATGGGTTGATGTGTTAACTGACCCTGAAGGCAAGTATAGCGATACCATATACAAAAATAGAAGAGATGTAGCCAATCATCTATTACTTTGCATAGGTAACGGCTATGGAGTTAATAAAGATGGTTTCATTATATCTGAAGCTAGTGGGGCGGATCAAGATGTTGATTTGTATGGAGAATGGGAAAATGCTAAATTTGGCAAGAAAGACATTCAGAGCATGGTAGATAAGATTCTTTCTTATCCAGAAGTTGAAAAAACTTTTGTAGCTGCAGAAGCCGCTCATAGAGAATGGAAAGAGAATAAAAAGAAATCTAATAGGATTTCTGATGTTGATCCAGAGGAAATGATTGAGACCATTAAAACCGTATTAGCTAAAGGGGTTGGTAAGCTTTCTGATGAAAAACGTGAAATGTTCGAAGGTATGCTTGCGAAATATCAGAAAGAAGCAGGTGTTGAAGTTACTGTTGACATCAAGAAAAAAGAGATGCCATATAGAAGTTATTATCCTATTAGCAAATACTCTCTTATTCATATTCATAATAACAAAGAGAAAAGTGAAACTCTTGAACCTAGTGCTGTTGATGAATGTATTAATGTATGCAAGGAAATTTTAGATCATAAAGATAAGGAGGAAGAGAATAATGTTGAATTTGCTAAAAAGTTTTTACTTAACAATGGATTTGAAGAGTACAGAAATCAAGTTCCAAAAGAAATAGATAAGTATGCGGTTAGAGATAAGTTTTTGAAAAACTTTGAACCTATTCAGAAAGGTAGTTTGCAAAAATACCCTGATAGAAAATGGTTTCCTCAATCTAAAAGTTTGAATCATTATGAAATGGAAAAAGAGGGCGCTGTATCTAATTTCTATTTAAATGACACTAAAGAAAATGATTATGCAGATAATAATTTATACGGAACCATTTTTCTAGATAAAGGGGATCTAAAATCTTTAGGTAAAGGTTATTTTAATGATATTGAATGCCTGAAGCATACCAAGTTCTACACAGTTTTAAAGAAAGCAGTAGATGATACATTGGCTATAGAAGAGGTGAAGTCCGTATTCTTTTATGTGGAAAATACTGACAAGTCGGTTATTACCATGAAGTTCGAAATGAGCGATAAGCAAGACATTTACCTGTATACTCAAGATACTATCGATTCTGAAAATGAGTTTTGCAGACAAGGATTCGGTGTAGGAGAAAATGCAATGTGCTTATATTTAGAAGATTTAGGCCTGTTTATAGACACTAGTAAAGCTAAACCTTTAGGGACTACTCATCCAGACAATAAAAAAGGTCAAGAGTATTTTGGCAACAATCAACACTTTGATGTATATGATAAGGATTGGAAAAAGATTAACGGATGGCGTATAGATGAAAGGGGTTTCAACACTTTTAGTGGGGGTGATTCAAAAAGATCTATTGGAAAATGGCTCCATGATGAACACGCTTCTATGAAGGCTAATGATCCAGATTATGGAACTGATGATAACGAAGGGATAAAAGATTTATATGCTCATGACTTTATGAAATGGTTAGAAGCGAATCAGGGTAATTATAAAAAGTAATACTATGGAAAATGTTAGGATGGTGACAAATGATAAGAAAGAGCCAAAATTCTTTTCTATGCTTCATTTTTGGATGAAGAAGAAATATCCTAAAGGGGTGTTTTTGGTTAAATTTTATACTGGAAGTGTAGGAGATTTACTTCATTACCCTGATGTTTTTGAAGGTTTTAAAGATTATGATGAAGCATTTGATTTTATTGAAGAAAAGGGATTCTTAGATCATGAGGATTAAATTCTTAAGATATATGTAGATGGTAAAAAGTCCGAAGAGGGTGATGATTTAATAGAAGGAAAGGTCCCATCTGGATCTAAGAGATATGTACATTCTGAAGTAGAAACGAAACTTAATAAAAAGAAGGGAAAATACAATTTTGTAGAAGCATACAATAGCAATACTCCTTCTAACAACTCATATTTTATCGTATTCCCTGACAAATCTTATGTGGCATTGATTTCTTTTGATGATGTACATCTTAATTATAATGCTATGGATAATTTCTGGGGTTTATCTAAAGAATGGATAGAGTCTGAAAAGTCTCAGGAAAAGAAAGAAGTTATTTCAAAAGCAAAATATGTAATAAACTACGCTAAACAACATGAAGATGATCTTATTGTATTCCTTAAAGAGAATACAATAACCTTTGACGACCTAATGGAGAAAGTGACCAATCCAGCAATTCAATCTTGTATTAACTTGCACATGAAGAAAAAGGGGGTGAGCGATGACAGGGAAGAGAAGGGTAGAATAGAAGAAGTAAATTATTTGAGAGATGGTAATCCTGAAGGGTGGAATTATTGTATCATGAAAGATGATGTTATAAAATTGGCATTGAGTAATGCTCCCGTTGAAGAGATGTATTCTTTATTAAAGAGGTCTTATATACCTAATTTAGTAGAATTATGATAGTGTTTAAAGTAGGGGATGAGTTGCAGGGGGTGCAACAACTTAAAGAAAAAGTAGGTAAAATTAATCCAAAGCCTACAATATGCATAGTTCCAAGAGAGTATGGATCTAAACTAATAACTAATAGAAAGGATTCCATGAATCTTAAAAAGCTTGCTAAAGACAATAAGGTGTGTATTATTTTGGAGTAAAATCGTTGATTTTTTTTTCTATTTATAGATAACAAAAACAAAAGATTATGGCTTTAAAACTAGCAGGCTTAAAAAATTTTATGTACAAATATGTCTCTGGAGGTATGTCCATAAAAATTGGAAGAAGAAAATACATAAACTATCCAAAGACCGCTAACTTCATGGTTCCTGGAATTATTTTATCAGGCTTATTTCAAACAAATGCTATGAATAACCCTAATTTGTTTGCCTTAGGAACAGCGCTAGTATTAATAGGTTTTGTAAGTTTCTTCTACCCTATGATTGCCCCTCTTAATTGGAGCGAATTAGACGATGAAGGTAAGATATGGGTAGTTCAAACTTATGGTATTGGAGCTATTTCTAACACTCAAAGAAGCGAATATTTTGATATAGTTGATGATATGACTGACCTAGAGAAAAAGGCATACAACATATCTGAAGGAGATAAATAGTCACCTACACATTTTAAAATGCCTAGATGATATATAAGTATTTCATCTAGGCATTTTTGTTTTTATATTTTTTTGTTTAAGTTTGCTATGGAAAAGAAAGAATGTTATAACCAAAAAGGTTGCAGATCAAATTTATTAGGATGTGATTGTAAGGTTTTAAAAACTAATGGGAAGCCATCGGCTTTAAAAAGAATGCTAATTGCTGCATCTGCAGTAGTTTTGGCTATATCAACTTTAATGATTATAATATACATTGTTTCTAATTTAAAATAAGATGGAAAAGATTACCCTAGAAATCAAGGCTGCCGAGGGCGGAACTGATTCCAAGTTATTAGTCGAAGATATGGCTAATATCTACAAGAAAGCATGTCAAAACAATTCATTCTCTATCTCATCCGAGATCAACAGAGACGGCTTAGTATGCCTTTAGCATAACTGGCAAAGGTGCAAAGAAATTCTTTAAGAATGAGTCTGGCGGTCACCGCTGGCACCGAATACCACCAACAGAAAAACGAGGAAGAGTCCATACAAGCATAGTAACAGTTGCTGTGATGGAAGATTCATATCATTCTCAAATAGAAATAGATAAAAGTGAAGTTGAGCGTTCTTATACTAGAAGTAGAGGCAGTGGAGGTCAGAATGTAAACAAGGTTGAAACTTGTGTCATCCTCAAACATTTGCCAACAGGTATAATGATTAGATCAGAAGGAACCAGGCATAGACAAAAGAATGAGGTAGAAGCCTGGATTAGATTAAAAGAAAAGCTGCAGAAGATTAACGATAAGGAAAATTCCCTAAAAGAAAAGAATATTAGACAAGGTCAGATTGGGTCAGGGAATAGAGGTGATAAACGTAGAACCTATCGAGTTAAAGAAGGCGTGGTTAATGACCATGTTACTGGTAAATCAGCTAAATATAAAGATGTATTGAGAGGTAAAATTTCATCACTACATAAGTAAAAAAAAGGCTCTAAATGTTTATTTTAGAGCCTTTTTTGCTTATATTATACATATAAAGTTAAGACAATGAGAAAGCAATTCTACATATCACGTGAGCCATTAAGAGTGCCGCATGAACATTTAATGTTAGAGGATCTTGGAGAGACTACTGGAGTTGGAACAAGAGCGAGAGCTGACTATGGCTGTGAACATTGTGGAGGTACAATTACAAAAGGGGATCCGCATGATAGTCATAAATTTTACCCAGAGTTCCAAAGCTATAGAACTCATAAAGAGTGTAGTGAAGGTTTTAGGTTATCATTAAGAACTGATGATGATCCAGATCCTTACGAAGATTAATAGTTTATTTTTTGCTTAGAATTTCAGCTACCTTTTCGGCAATGTCTTCTAAAGTCATCCCTGAAATGTTGTCCGATTTATTTTCAGACAAATGATTGTTAATTAGCATCTCCACACATTTAGACTTGTTAATATTATGCTCCTCTGAGTATCTATTGAGGATTACTATCGTATCCTCGTCTAATGTGAATGAAGCTAATTTTCTTGCCATACCGTTTTATATGTATATATACATATAAATATATATGGTTTTTTGAAAACATTTTCTTAAATTGTGCGTTGTATATAATATGGGATTTAGAGAGGTAGAAATAATTAAAAAGAAATTGTCATCATTAGAAATATTGAAGGATTCATATGGTAAATATGATTTCATAGAAATATATGATGAAGATATTCCTGGTAGGAAGCTTAATTTTGCAGTTTTTGAGGATAAATCATATCTTTCATTGGTTGAAGCTGGGACGGAAGATAGGTTATATACTAATATTGCCGAGGACTGTTATGGATTAGCTAGAAAGTATATAAATACAATCCATGGAAATTTAAAGCAAGATATTATAGACATATCCAAAAAAATTAAGCTATATACATATCAAAAAATAGCAGAGTTTAAATTGTATGCTGTTAATCACATGGTGTCGCCTCAAGAATATATTGACGTTGTGTCATTCGAAATGATACAAAGGTGTATTGATTTGCATATGGCCAATAAAGGTTTAGGCAGTAACAATTCAAGCCTTGAAAGAAAAAAGGAGATTGAAAGATTGAAAAAAATAAATCCAGAAGGGTGGTCAAATTGTTTTAAGGGAAATGATATGAAACAACTATTTTTAAATAAATCTAAAATTGAAACGGTATATAATTTATTAAGAAAAAATTATATACCTGGACTTAAAAAATATAAAAACAAAAATTAATATGAGTACAGATACTAAAGTAATTCTTGGAGCTAAAAAACTTGTTTTTGTTGAGGGTCGTGATGGCAAAAACAACAACAAAGTGTACAATATGTACGAAAGAGGTGATGGTCAATTTGAAGCCCATTGGGGTAGGGCTGATCCCACCAAGCAAGACACTTTAGAAGAGACTTATCTAAAAATAACCGTTTATCCAATGTCTAAATGGGATTCCACGCTTAGATCTAAGGTGAAGAAAGGTTATGAAGATATGACCGAGCTGTTTCATGTGGAGAGTAAAGACCCATCGAAGCCAAAGGTTGAAAAAGATATTTTTAACATTGCCGATTCGGAGATTAAGAGAATTATGAAGCTTTTGAGCTCGTACTCTAACAAGTCGGTAAAAGAGAACTATGAAATTTCTTCTGAAAGCGTAACTGTAAAGATGGTTGATAGAGCTCAGGAGATTATCGATGAAATTGTAGGATTGATTAAAGTAGGCACGGATAAGGATGCTGTAAACGAAAAGCTTTTATCTCTTTATAAAGTAATTCCAAGAAAAATGGCTCACGTTGGAGATTACCTTTTAGAGGAAAACATTAACAAAGATACTATTAGTGTGGCTCAAGACTTATTGGGTAGTGAGCAAGATACTCTTGATGTAATGCGTGGCCAGGTAAAAATGAATGCGGCTCAAGATGAGGAGGAAGAGGAAGACGGAGACGATAAGCCTTCAGGTACTATTGTGGACCTTATGGGGCTAAAAATGGAAGCTGTAACTGATAAAGCTACTATTGACATGATTAAAAAGAAAATGGGCCCTGAATCTAACATGTTCAAGTCCGCTTTTAGAGTTAAGAATGAAAAGACATTTAATAAATTCGATAAATATAGAAACAGCGCCGATAACAAAACGGTAGAATTGTACTGGCATGGATCTAGGAATGAGAACTGGTTGTCTATCATGGAAGGTGGATTAGTGTTAAGACCCTCAAATGCTGTAATAACGGGAAAAATGTTTGGTCAATCGACGTATTTTTCAGATAAGTTTAAGAAATCTTTAGGTTACACCTCTCTTAGAGGGTCGTACTGGGCAAATGGAAGTAGTGACAAAGCGTTCTTAGCTTTGTATAGTGTTCACGTTGGTAATCAGTATCACATTAAGAAATGGGAGCACTCTCATTCTCAATTAACAGAAGAGCGTCTTAAAAGGCTAGGGGATTATGATTCAGTGTTTGCTCATGGTGGTGCTGATTTGAGAAATAATGAGTATATGGTTTACAATGAGAATCAAACTACTATAGAATATTTGGTGGAAGTAAGCTAGAATCTTTCTATATATTTAAATTTCCATCCGCTTTTAAGTGTTTTTTCACTTTTTGTGTATGTGCTTATTGTTCCCCTAGCTACTTTATATCCATATTCTTTAAGTAGGAAATCTGAAAGAGTAGAAGAGCTATCTTTCCATATAAATGTTTTTTTATTTGGAGGGGTAGCTTTAATAAATTTTTTAATCATAGCTTGCCTTCTTTTTTCTTTATGTTCTTTATTTTGTTTTTTTCCAGAAAAAAGTTTTCTAGCTCTTTCTGCATTAGCTTTTTTCAATTCTTCGGTGTGATGTTTTCCATAAAAAGGATTATCCTTGCCTTGCATTTTCCCTTTTCTCACCTGGCTTAATTTCTTCTTTGTTTCATCAGAGTGCTTTTTCCCTTTAAATGGAACTCCATCTCTAGCAACTCTTTTTTTGGCTGCTTCACTTAAATTTTTTCTCCACTCATCTGTAAAAACTGGAACATGACCCAGAGTACCGTCTCCACCATCTGTGAGATTGGATAATTTATATCCTTTATCTCTATACTTTTTAATAAGCGTTATTTCCATAGCATTTGCTTCTGATTCAGACAAGCCTTCGGATACAATATCTATTTTCAGTTTGTAATTATGATCCCTGATGAGTTTGGTTATCTTTCTATATACATATAGGTTAGCTTTCTTTTTTAAATCTTTTTTATGTTCTTGTTTACGTCTATGTAGATTGTTTGTTTTACCTACATAAAATGGTTCATTATTATGATCTAAGAATTGGTATATTAAACTTTTTGATGTATCTTTATTTTTCATATTTGTTAGGGTGTGGCACTTACCCTGCTTATGAATAGTAATAAGAATTGAAACAAAAAGAAAGTTTTTTCGTTATAATAATATGGGAAAAGATACAATAAAGCATATTAAAAATAAAATTAACATCATGCATCGAGCATGTTCGGCTATTAGGAACTTGCATGGAGCATTTGTTATGACAGCAGGCGAAATTCCAATTATTGCAATTGAACTTAACAATAGATGCCTTAGAGATAGCTGGTGCCCAGACACTGACTGGATGAAAGTTTACAGAGTGGAGGACATAGAGTTTTTAAACTGGAGAGATAATTCTTTTCGTATGAAAGGGTCTACTTCATGGAAAAGGTTAGATGAATTTACAGAAGAAGAATTAGTTAGGGTTAAAGAATATTTTGACCACATGATTCCCCATGATGTAATATAATTATGAGTAAAAGTTTTTATAAAACAATAAACATGAAATATACAATAATTGGATATCATTTTAGTACAATAACCTGTTCTTTTACAGGTGTAAAATTAAAACAGGTTAGCGATATTGAAACAATAGATGAACATATCAAAGATATGGGTCATTCTTGTTATGAAATTTTAGATGAAACCTTCAAAGTGGTATTATGGGGAGCTAAGGGTGATATTAAAAAGCCTATTGAAACTGATGAGGATAGAAAAGACTTTGTTTCTCGTAAAGAAAATTATAAATAAAATATTATGGCACAGAAAGAGAATATGTCAGAAGTAGTTTGTGAAACAGATTCAGAGGGTGTTAAAAATTGGCTATTAAACGGAAGAAGGCATAGGGAAGACGGGCCAGCTGTTGAATGCCCTGACGGGTCAATAGGGTGGTATATAAATGATAGGCCTCATAGAATAGATGGGCCAGCTATTGAATATGCCAGTGGATCTAAGTTTTGGTATATTGATGGAACTCCTCATAGAGAAGATGGTCCAGCTATTGAATATTCCGATGGAACTAAAGAATGGTAGATTAATGGTAAACTTCATCGAGAAGATGGTCCAGCTATTGAATATGTTAATGGGACTAAACATTGGTACCTTAATGGAAGTTTACATAGAGTAGATGGTCCATCTATTGAATATTCCGATGGATCTAAAGAATGGTGGATTAATGGTAATTATTATAAAGAAGAAAAATTTAAAGATTATGTCGCAGAAAGAAACAATAACATTCGATGATTTAATGAAGGTAGACGTACGCTTAGGCAACGTCACTGAGATTGAAAAAGTAGAAGGGGCCGATAGGCTATACAAGCTTGCGGTAGACTTCGGTGAAGAGATTGGGGTTAGAACTGTGGTTTCGGCTATAGCTAACCAAATGGAGCAAGATCAAGTGTTGGATAAGACATTTCCTTTTGTTTTAAATTTGGCTCCAAGAAAAATTAGAGGAATTGAATCTCAAGCTATGATTTTATTAGCTACAAATGCTAATGAAGATTTCATAGATTTTAGATACGCTTTAGAGGCGGATAAAGGAGCGGTGGTATTATGAGAAAGTTATTATTGTTTATCGCACTGATTGCACTGTGTTCTTACGACACGGTGCATTTTAACTACCTTCCAACTAGTAATGGCGAAGTTGTCTCCCATGCGTATTATACTATTTCATATATTGAAGAGTATGAGCAAGCTGAGTGGGTAGCTTATGAATTGGGAAGCTCAAACATGAACGGTTTGGTAAAGCGTATAAGTTATTTTACGCTCGATGGTTCAGTGAGCACTGGCAGCGCGTCTACTAATGACTATACAGGCTCTGGTTATGATCGAGGACACTTATGTCCAGCTGCAGATATGCAAATTAATGAAGCTTCTATTAAAGAGAGTTTCTTAATGTCTAATGTCTCACCTCAACACCCTTCATTTAATAGGGGTAAATGGAAACAGTTAGAAACAGACATTAGAGATTGGGCTCTGGATTGCAATCATTTGTATATAGTTACTGGTCCAGCATTTATAGATTCAATAGGGGTTATTGGTGAAAATGAAGTAGAGATACCAAGTCACTTTTATAAAGTGGTATTTGACTATACTGACCCTGGATACAAGATGATTGGGTTCTTAATGCCAAACGGGAAATATGATGAAACATATAAAGACTTTGTTGTTACAGTTGATTCAGTAGAGTCGGTTACCAATATTGATTTCTTCCATCATCTACCAGATGATTTGGAAGATGAATTAGAAAACTATACAAATTACGAATTATGGAACAAACAAAAATAAGTCCACTGGCACAAAAGATTTTAGACTCTAAAGAGTATGGAGATCCTATTTTCGAAGAGTTATTTGCAATGAAAGATTTGGAAGTAATTGAACATCTTAAAAGCATTTGTGGTGACGAAATTCCTGAAGGCATATTAACTCAATATGGAAAAGGGTGCTGGTTCACCAGAAAGATAATTAACGAAGCGCCTCAAGAGATGAAGATTGAGTTCTATGATAGCGTTATCATAAACTCTTTTGGTATACATCTTAAAAGGGAACATACGCCTGAGGCAACTTTAGTAAAATTTAACAAACACTTCAAATTATGATAGAAGGAATAAAGTATGCTGTAATGGCAATTATATTCAACAAGGAAGGTCAAGTGTTGATGGTTAGTCGAAAAAATGACCATAGTTCAATGGGGCTGCCTGGAGGCAAAGTTGACCCAGAAGACAATTCTTTGGAAGAGGCTTTGGCTAGAGAAGTTAAAGAGGAAACAGGGTTAGACATTTCAAATCCTCAGATTATATATGTGAAATTTAGAGATGGATACTTGGGGTATACATATCTTTGTGAATATTCTGGAGAGGTTAGCTATGACAAAGAGAAAGAGCCGCACGTTGTTAAGTGGGGCGAGTTCTCTGAAGTGGAGAGAGGGAGTTTTGGGTGGTGGAATACTCAAGTAGCTGAATCATTAGAGGGTATGGGTATTGAGTTTGTGAGAAACAATGCTCCAGATACTGTAAAAAAATAAACACCCTTTTTGGGGAAAATTAATCTTAATTAAATCAAAAAATATGTTTACAATATTAGTTTTCACAATATTAGTTGCGGTTCAGTTTGGTTTCCTTTATATGAAGTGGAGTGATATTCAAGACTATAGAGAATTGTATAATGGAGTTACTGATGCCACTGGTATTAGCGCTCATAAAAAGCACAAAGCTCTCATCGTTGTGATATCAAAAGTTTTATCAATATTTCAGAAATTAATAATAATTCCAATAGTTGTTTTGTTGGTGGCTGATTTAATAGTATCACTTATATTAGGTGGAATTTTAGCAATTATATTTTAAAGAAAATGAGTCAAATAAAAGATTTATCACCTAAGCCTGCGCCATCATCGATGGATGACAAGCATATTAAGTTTGCTCATTTTACTAGTGAGTTGTTAACCGCGTTTCACGGAGTAAATGTTGACATACCATTGTCGGTATTGTTACCATCTTCTTACTTCTCAGATGAAATTAGAGAGTATCCTATTAGGTATTCTATTGGCGGCTACGGGACTACAGCTAGCAAAGTGTATGAATTGATGTCTGATCCTGACTTTAAGGAATGGCACGCCTCTGAGGACTCACCACAGGTGATCACAGTGTTTTTACATGGTGATTCCCCCCTTGGAGATCCACATCAAGTTGACTCTGATAACTTTGGACCTTTTGGTCAAAGCTTGTTGACCGAACTTATGCCTTTCGTGGAAGAAAATGTAAGATTTACAGGTAATGATGAAGATCGATATCTTGACGGTTATTCAACTGGAGGGTGGGCATCGTTATTTATTTTGTTGAAGAACCCAGATAAATTTGGAGGTATATTTTCATATAGTCCAGACCCTATTAGTTTTAATAATTATTTGAATACTAACATCTACGAAGATGATAACATCTTTGAGAAAGATGGTGAGTTACTCCCATTAAACAGGTCCGATTTTGGCTCAGCTATGTCAATGAAAGAGGTGGTTGAGTATGAAAAGAGATTAGGTGGAGGGTCTTACGTGATTTCTAGAATGCAATTTGGTGCTCACTCTGCTGTATATGGTAAGAGAGATGAGGAGGGATTTCCAAAGCCATTATTCAATGATGAGACTGGAGTTATAGATAAAGAAGTGTCTGAGTCTTGGAAAAGATATGACATTTTGCTACATTTGAAAGAGAATTGGGATGAACTAGCTCCAAAAATAGATGGTAAAGTTTATTTATGGACTGGTAGCCAGGATGATTACTTTCTGAACCTTGCGGTTGAAGAAACAAAAGAGTTCATTGATAATGTGGATAACAAAATAGAATTTGTGATCGACATTACTGAGGGAGGAAGGCATTCAGAGAATTATTCCCACAAAGGAGTAATGGAAAAAATAGCTAAGAGATATGAATGAAGCTTTGTTAAAGGATTTAGGGTGGGAGATTGAATGTGAATCTCCTTTAGAGATTCGTCATGAGGATGGATCTTTTGCCAGCGGATACGCGGCTATAATATTATATGATCATCTTGAAGAAGAGAATAGTGAATCGTTTAAGGTAAGAGAACGATTAAGGGAAATAATCAACACGAACAGCTGGATAAAGGTTAAAAAGTTTGATGAAAGCCAAAGTAGATTTAGGAGATTCCCCCAAGTTGAGCTTGAAGAGTTTAAAAAACATCATATTAAAGAAACCGACTTTCTACTTGGGAAATGTCGAGAACTAGCAAAAGAATTATTAGAACATTATGAAGAAGAAGCATAGAGATATAACGGTTGATGGTGTAGAGTATGCTTGGACCGTATCGTCAGGTTTATACGGAAAAGTTGTAAGCATTTGGTTGAATAAGAAAGTGATACATAAATTCGAAACTTGTAGAAAATACTCAATAACCCCTAAAGACGTTCAAGAGGCAATAACAGAGCTAAACAAAGGAGTCAAAATATCTTCTTAATGAGTAATATAGTTACGATACCGATCACAATTGATTTGACTAATGAGTTCGCTTTAGAATTTATGGAAGTTGTCGAATGGGGTGATGTTCCAAAGGAAGCTTTGAAAAAACTTTCTCCAGAAGTGAATAGTGAAATAAATAACACAACATCTAAGGGGGGTTTTAGCGTTTATAATTATGAAAGATTTACGACCAGCAATGGTATGAATATGCTTAGGTGCAAACCTTTAAATTGGAACATTAGAAGTGTTTATGCTGACGGTACTGGTGGTGACATGTTTTTAATTAATGTAGGAGGAATGGGTGATATGGTTTCTTGTTTTTATAATCCAGGTGGTCGCATTTTAAGTATTGACGGTGTTGAGTTTGATTGTGAATCATTTGAAGAGGCTGGTAAGCAAGTTCTTAGCTTTAACAAAAGAAGAGGTGGTAGAGGGTTCGAAGAGACAATTTACGTAGATGAATAGAATTATGATAGAAGTAGAGGTGTCATATGTTTGCAATTTACCTATACAAGGTAATTGTCCAAGAGTTATGATTAAATCTGGACAAGATGATATTTATGACGTTGATTTTATTAACAATGACAATGGTAACGTAGTTTTTTCTGGAGAGTGTGAGACTGGCGATATGATCTTAGGGGCTAGGCAGTGGTTTACAAATTGGAAGATAAGAATTAACAACAAAGCTGGAAAAATAGTGTTTATAGATCATTTTAATGCAACAAATAAAATTGTTTCAATTAAAATAGATGCATTTGCTCTTGGGGATAATATAGCATGGATGCCATATATAGAAGAGTTTAGGAAAAAGCATAATTGCAAAGTAATATGTTCAACATTTTTTAATGGCATATTTAGCAGAGCTTATCCCGATATAGTTTTCGTAAAGCCTAATACGGAAATAGAAAATTTATATGCCCAATATTATGTTGGCGCTAATGAAGAAGGTAATTCTATTTATTCACCAGTAAATAGCTCAAAGGTTCCTTTACAAATGGTGGCTTCTAGTATTTTAGGTCTTGATTATAAAGAAATAAAAACTAAACTGAGCACATCGAGCAACAAAGATAAGGTAAAAGTCGTATGTATATCAGAGCATGCTAGTGATGCTAAGAAAGGTTGGAAAGAAGAAGGCGGTTGGCAAAAGGTTGTTGATCATATCCGCTCTCTTGGTTTTGAGGTAGCTGTTATTTCAAAAGAACCTACTGAATTGGAACGTGTTATTGATTTGACTGGCAACATAAGTTTGATAGATAGAATTAGTCAGATTGAAGAGTCTGTTTTGTTTATTGGTGTAAGTTCTGGATTGTCGTGGCTATCTTGGGCTTGTAATACTCATGTGATGTTAATTAGTGATGTAACACCGATGTGGCATGAGTTTCAACTTGGAGTTACCAGGTTAAGTAAAAACCCTAAGCAGTCGGTAGATTATACTCCAACGGAACCAACAAGTTTAGAAACGGTTAAAGAACATTTAGATAAACTATTAAAGCAATAATTATGGGATTAGGATTTAGTCATGGAGATGTTAGCTGGAGCTATGGAGGATTTCGTCACTTTAGAAGAAAGCTTGCAAGAGATATAGGTATCAACATCGATCAGATGGAAGGATTTACTCAAGAAGATGTTTTACTTCATAGCAAATCAGCTTTGCAGCAAGCACAAGACGCTGTGATTAAAATTTTGGAAGCGAAAGGCAGCTCTTTTGTAGGTGCCTATAAATATAAAAACATGTCTGAAATGGTTTGTCACAAACCTATGAGTTGGGATAAAATAAAAGATCCTATAAAGAATCTGTTATACCACTCTGATGCAGAAGATAGTCTAACAGTTATTCAATGTGTAGACACTGCTCCTAGATTAAGGGAGTTAGTTGCCGACTGGTCAGAAGATGATTTTGATAAAAAAAGAGCTTTATCTTTAGCTGATGCTATGGATGAAGCTGCTGAAGCAGGAGAAGAATTAGAATTTTGTTAATATGAAAGTAGGGGATAAAGTTATATGTATTGATGATGACTTCACCGATATGGTGGATGTTATGATAGCTCATTTTGATCAACTTCCAAGAAAGGGTCAGGAATACACTGTTCGTAGAGTGGAAAGTTGGGATAGTAGAGGTAGATTGTTATTAGTAGAAATTACTAACAAACCATTTACCGATGGAGTTCTTAAGGGTGTAGAGCCAGGGTTTTGTGCTTCTCGTTTTAGAAAGCCTGAAGTTATTAAACAAGTGGAAGAGATGGTGGAATCAATAGGGGAAACTGTGTTATGAAAAAAATTAAAACAAACTTCAAACAATTAGATAAGATTTTTTCAAGAGGCATTGAATCTAATAAAATAATAATATTTAAAGATAAATCAAGTAATGAAAGACCAATTACAAAAAGAATTAGATCAATTAAGGGTTGATCGACTTGATTTAGAGACCAGAGCCGCAGATCTAAGAAAGAAGATTGAAGAGAATGACTTTGAAGTTAGAAGCGGTAAGGTTTTTGAAAAGGATGATGACAGCTTAGTGTGGTCCGTAACATATCATTGGGTATTATTCGATAGATACGATAAAAACATTAGTAAGAACGTTTGCTCTAGATGGAGAGGGGCTAGAGAACTTTCTAATGAAGAGTATGATCAAATACTTAAAGGCGCAGAGGAAAAAGATGAAATAGAATTAGAGAACATTTATTATGATGGTCTTGTAGGAGGCCCAGATATAGATGTGCCATTCAATGATGGCGGGTTTATTGTTAATGGAGATGGTGAAATAACTTTTAGAGTTACGGCTGGAGACTATAGAGTTGGGCATTGTAGGAATGAATCAAATATACTGGTTAGAAAGATGAAAAGATCAAACATTGAGTCTATTGAAAACATTGAAAGAGAAGAGGTGTTTATGGAAAGATAAATTTGTCTTTTATTAGTTAAATGTTTAAGTTAATATAGTGAAAAAATTTATATTAACTTGTTTGTTGCTCATAGGAATTATGAGCATCGAAACTAAAGCTCAGAGCGGATTCTCATCAGGCAGTTATTACAGTCAACAATATAGTATTTCAGATAGGTGTAATGGATGCTTTTGTCAGAGAGCCTATTGGCACTCTGAATACGGTGGTCACTATGTTTATGTATGGAATGGTAACAGATGGGTTTATGTCTGGAGAAGCGGGTATCACTATTGGTATAATTGGTTAAATTATAATCGTTGTTATTAATAAACTATGAAATTGTTAAAAGAAGATAAAAAGGCTTTACAGTCAATTGGGTGGACCGTTGTTGGTGATGATCCAATTGAATTGAAACATAAAGACGGAAACACTGTTTTTGGAGATTTAACTTGTAGAACTATACTTAAGTCTGCTATCATGGAATATGAAAAGTTGAAGAAAGCTGAATCTACTAAAGATTTAGGTTTGAACAAATGATAATCGATTTAGAAAAAGTTTACACATACATGAAATAACATGACGATACCTTGTAAATGTATTAAGCCTAATGTTTCTTTTGAAAAAAACATAATCCCTTTCTGCAAAGAATGCGGAAGGATTGTGTGTAAATCTGAAATAGAACCAGAAACTATAAGTAAACAGGAAATTTTTGATGAAGCCGTATCTTTTGCAAATTGCAATAACAAAAGAGATTTTGAAGATACTAAAGCAACTTTCATTGGAGGAGCTGTATGGGCTATGGAGTTAATGAAGAAAAAGCTATCTTTAAATGATTCTAAAATTTGTTATGAGTTTGAAGGTGAAGGTGAAGAGTTTTGGGAAGAATGTCCAGGATTAATGACAATAGAGCATGGGGGAGTTAAGATTTGGACGGATATAGATAGTGAATTTCAGATTAAAGAAGGCGATAAGTATACCATTAAGATTTATAAAACGGAATAGATATGGAGGTAAGTGTAGCGCAAAGAAGATTTTATATTTGGAAACTAGAACTATGGTGGATTGCTTTTGATAGTCCACAATTTTATCCAGAAGATAGAAATCACATAAAAGGCAATTGGTTTTGGAGGTCTTAGTTTTTTCACACGATGAGTTTAGTGTTTGCTAATGATAGGTGCGTGGGTATTTTATTTAAAGTTTAAAACCGCAGAATTATGAACGATATAGAAAAAGAGCAGTTAAGAATGGAGATAAAGCACATCTTCGATAGTGGAGCAAATGAAATAAGAATTTTCGAAATGGTAAAAAGCTTCATTGAAAGCAGGGGCGTAGCAAATACATTACCTATGCATAATTTTAGCAGTTGCTCAAATGAACGTGCTGATAATTTAGAAGAGGAATTAAACAGAATTAAGGAATTTGTAGGATTTGACTCACTGAGTTAATGCTAATTATAAAAAATATAAGGCGTTTCGAAGCATGGCTTTATGTTTTGTGTTAGCATTATTACGGTATAATTAACAATAACAAAAAATTATGGGATTAGATACAACATTTGGATGTTTCAATGGACCTTATAGTACTTTCGCAAGATTTAGGAAGTCTTTATGTTTGCAAATAGATATAGATATAAACGAACTAAAAGAATACGGGGGGAATAAAGGGTTCGCTAAAGACTTAGATCACGACATAATGCCGTTAATTAATCATTCAGATTGTGATGGTAGACTCACAATAAAAGAGTGCAAGAGAATTGTGAAAGGACTAACCTCAATTAAAGAAAATTTTGATAACTCAAAGGGGCGTGATTTCGATTTCATTGAAATGATAGATAAATTCATTGATGGGTGCAATGATGCCATTAAAAAGCGAAAGATGGTTCATTTTGGATAATGTATTCGCTTTTTTAATTGAGTTTTGCATAGTGTTATAAACTTTAAATTATAATTATGATAAGAGTAATATTAGAAAGCCCATACGCTGGAGATATCGAAAGAAACATAAAGTACGCTAGGGAATGCGTAAGGGATAGCTTAAGCAAAGGGGAAGCGCCTATAGCAAGCCATTTACTTTATACCCAAGAAGGTATTTTAAATGATGATATACCTCACGAAAGAAAATGGGGTATTGATGCTGGTCTTATATGGAAAGAAGTAGCTGAAAAGCATATATTTTATATTGATTATGGATACAGCAAAGGGATGATTTACGCTAAAGAATACGCAACTAAAAACAATATACCAATTGAAGAACGTACGCTTTATTGTTTATGATGTTAAGTGTATAAGTATTTAGGCGCGCTTAGTTTCTCACACCAGTGCATTGGTAAGAGTAAGTTGAGATTAATAAACCCACGTAGTTTAACCGCCTAATTACTTTATAAACCTTGTTATAAAATGTGATATGGATATAAAAGAAATATGTAAACGTGAGGGTTTTGAATTTGTACCACACACAGACAAAAGAGCTAAGGCTTGGATTAAAAAAGTTGAGGTTAGAAAACGGTGGAGATTCTTTATAAGAATAAGAGATTGGTTTACGCTTAATTTTTTATAACGTATGGCAATATGGTTAAGCGATAGCGACCCGATAGGGTTAACTATATTACGTGTTGTAAGTAGTACGGATTTAATAACTAAAATAATATATATATGCACAATTTTAAATTAGGTGACAAGGTTTACCATAAAGCAGATGCATCCCCTTTTGAAGTGGTTGGAATCAGAAAAACAACCGTAGAAATACAAGGCGATTGGAGTGGTGGAACTCATAATATAAATCAAAAGGGGTGGGTAGACTATACCGAAATTAAACCTTATGACAAAACCAAAGTAAGGTATTATATAGATGGTAAACCGTTTATGAACGGAATAGCACTAACGTAGTATTACTTACAACGGTTTGGCTAAAATGCGTATCCCGTAGGGTATGCTTTTTAGGTGTTGTTGTGCTTTAGTATGGGCGGTTTGAACCGATAAACTACCTACGAAGCACGAACCTTTCCTCCTTATTTTTTAGAGTGTTGTAAAATAAATTTGGTGGTTACGAAACTTTATCGTAAGTTTGTCGTATAATTAATTGTAACACTAAAACAAAAAGACATGAATTTACTACAAGAACTTGCAACAATAAACACAGAAAGTAAAATAGACTTAACTGGATTATCATTATATGAACTGAATAAAGTGATTGCTGATGCTAATAGACTCATTCGTGAAAAAGAGCACCAAGCTAAATTAGAGCGAAAGGAAAAAGCAAGAACCGATTTAAAAGTTGGAGATATAGTTTCTGTTACTGCCGACAAATTTAATGGTGAAATATGGGAGGTTTTAAAGCTTAACCCTAAAAAAGTAAAATGTAAAAGAGAAAACGGTGAAGTTTGGAATATCGCATATTCATCTATAAAAATGATTGATTAATGAAACGAATTGAAATACACCTAACAGAAGATGAAACCGAAACACTTGACCAAATTGCAAGTGATGATGGTAGAAGCAGAAAGAACTTATGTGAAACTGAAATCCGTAAGTTAATTGAGCGTTGGCAAAAAAATAAGGCTCCCGAAAATGTTCCTACGAAGAACTGATGTAGCCCATATTAAGCACAATGGTTTGGCTATGTGTAGTGCCGACCTTGATAAATTACTACACTAACAAGTAAATACTAAAACAATGGATAAAGAACAGAATAACCAAAAAGGAAACAAGGCATTACATATAGGTGGTGTTATAGCCAGTTTTTTACCCTTTATTGGTATTATTTGGGCTTCTAACAAACAACTAAAAAACAAATTATATGGACTTTGGTATTGGTTTGTAACTATGGTTGGAGGCTCTATTGTATTTGTGAAAACTGCCATTTATTTTAATTGGCTATAACGGCTCGTGTATGGCACGTTGCCAACGATGACTTTAATTTGAAACACAAACTTTATAGATTATGGAAGACCTTAGATTGAAACGATTACAGCAATGTGCTATACATAATGTTATGGCACGTACTTCTGATGCGGATAATGCAACGATGGCAACAAGGATAGGTGAACTTAATTCATTGCACGTAGCAGCATCAATGGATATTGAAAAGACAACTGAAAGCCTAAAAGAAATATTGGCTTATAAAAAAGAAGTGGCAAAACAAATGCTGCGGTGTTCAGACGAAGAACAGATGAAGCATATAGCGGAAATAATCAAACACACTGACGATATGATTAGGCAGGTACTTGGTATGTATGTGCTATAACGAATTAGAATATGAATTTTTAAATTTTGGATTATGAAAACAAGAACTTTAATTGAAATTACAAACCCTCACGAAGTTGCGAGGTTGCTTAACTTAATAAGAGACGGTAAAAGAATATTACAAAAACAAGATAGAAATCAAAGGGGTATTGATGGCTATACACTAAGCGACCTCAATGCTTGGGAGGGTGAACTTGAAAAGCACACAAATATTAAATGTGAATTTGCAGACGGAAAAATTTAATTATTTATATTCTGTGTTGTGCTTAACGAAGTGGCGTTTTAATGAAGCACAACGGTCTGTGTAAGAACCGTTTTGAAACTGAACTAAATTAAAAATATAAATTAAATAATAACCAAACAAAGTTAATTAGAACCACGAACAAAATGGTTTTTACACTTTGTTATAAAACGTTTATTGTGGATAGAATTGAAAAAAATATTAAAAGTAAGTTGTTTGACTTATATAAAGAGAAAGAATGGTTAAGTGAATTTAATAATGGTAAGAAAGTGTGGATGAAATCAACTGGTGGTTTATCATTAAAAGAACTTACAACTAAAAATTATATAGAAATAGAAATATTAGAAAGTATGCTTCTCTAATGTTTTATAACG